CGCGGGTGTCTCCGAAGACGGTCTGTCCACCCAGATGCAGCGCTACCTGCAGGTCCTCCTGACCGACTTCCGGGGCAACCCGGCCGGGCAGAAGACCCTGGCCGACCGGATCGGCGAGGTCGGCGCAGGCATCACCGAGATCGAGCGGGTCCTGCTCGCGAAGAGCCTGATCGCCCTGACCGGCCGGGGCCGGATGCTCACCACCGACGGCATGCGCCGGGCTAGGGAACTGACCGGTCCGTGACACGCCACATCACACCGAACGAGGGAAGCACCCGATGACTCCGATCAGCCTGTTCGTCTGGTACCGGATCTCCTCCGGTGGTTCGTCCGACGCGCTGCCGATCACCCGGGACCGGATGAAGCAGCTGCTCATCGAGGCCGGCATCGACCCGGAGTTCCTGCCCGCCACCGCCCGAGGCGTGGACGCCTTCCGGTCGGCGACGACGTCGGCGACCGACGAGTACGACCGCCGGGGCACCATGGTCCGCCTGGTGGTCCGCGAGACCCGCCAGACCCCCGAGCACGTGATGCGGACGGTGTTCCGGCAGTGGACCGACGACGACGGCTACCTCTGCGAGGAGCGGACGGCCGACCTGCAGTTCTTCCGCCCGCACCGCACCAGCGCCGGCCGGGTGCCGGGCTCGCAGCGGCTGCGGTGCGTGGTCGACCAGCGGCTGCGTGGGGTGGACCGGACCCGCACCCAGCGCCTGATCGACCGGATCATCCAGGCGTATGAGTTGAACATGCAACTGCTGTCCCCGCACGCGGTCCGCTCGGTGGTGCGGGACCACCTGATCCGCCTGGGTGCGGTGGCCGTGGCCGAGTCCGGTGGTGGGGCCTACCTGCTGCCGCCGGAGCTGCGCGCCGAGGCCGAGGCGCTGCAGTCGATCCTGCGCCAGTGCGGGCCGGGCTGCCGGATGCGCCTCATCCCGATCCCTGACGAGCCGGACCTGCGGGAAATGGTCATCGAGTCGATCGACACCGACATCGAGGGCCGGGCGCAGGCCCTGGTCCGGGACATCGCGTCATGGGTCGAGGAGCACCCGAAGGAGGCGCCGACCACGGCACGGTGGACGTCCTGGCGTGGCGAGGGGCGCATCCTGCAAGATTGGTTGGTGGACTACAGCGATCGCTATGACACAACCTTCGCCGGGGCCGGCGCCGCCCTGGACACCCTCGTGGAGATGACCGACCAGATCGGCTTGAAGGTCGCGGCTGATCGACGCCGGGTCCGGATCTGATGCCGGCGCCCCGCCGGCGCTACCGCAAGACCACCATCGACCACCTGGCCGACGCCCTGGAGCAGATCGAGGCCGCCGAGGCCGCCCTGGGCCGGATTGCCGACGCCACCCTGAACGCAGCAGCCAAGGACGCCATCCAACGGCTGCGCGAGGCCGTGACGGCGGGCAAGGTGGCTTGCGCCGACGGCATCGAAGCCCTGCTGGTCAAGGCCCCCGAGCCCCCGACCTAACCTCTCGCGACCACCCGGTCGCCCGCTGTTCCAGTCGTACATCTCTCGGATCGGGCCGGCTGCGCGCCGAATCGGTCGGCATGGACCACGTGTACGGGAAGTGCCACGTCGCCCGCGTGATCGACGGCGACACGGTGGCGCTGGACGTCGACCTCGGGTTCGGGGTGTGGGTGCTCGGTCGGTCCTTCAGGTTGCTGGGTTGCAACGCCCGCGAGCACGACGCCCCCGGCGGCCCCGAGGCCACCGCGAACCTGGCTGCCCTGCTGCCGGTCGGGACGCAGGTGAGCGTCACCTCGGTCCACGACGACAAGTACGGGGGCCGCTACGACGCGTCGATCACCCTGCCGGACGGGCGGGACCTGACGTCGGTGCTGGTCAGCGAGCAGTGGGCGGCCCCCTGGGACGGGATCGGCCCCAAGCCGGTCCCGCCGTGGCCTCGTACGAACGGCGGCTGACCCCGATCTGAGCGCGTGGCGTAGGGTCGGGACGCCCCCACGCCCGAAGGAGTCCCCCGAATGCTGCGTGACGTGCAGGAATCCGCCGTCCGAGGGGCCATCGCCCTCAAGGAGAGCGCCTGCCGGCGGGGGCCGCGCGACATCAGGGCCTTCATCGACGTGTTCCGGGGCAACGACCTGGTCGCCATGGTGCTGCCGAGCCAGCATGACCGGGAGCTGATCCTGGCGATCTTCCGGGCCGCCGCGGGCGGGTTCGACGGCGACGCCCTGGGCCTGACCATCGAGAGCTACACCACCCCGCCCATGAACGTGGACGGCCCGGTCGCCGACGTGATCAACCCGTTGACCGGGCGTCCGTGGGAGCAAGGGGAGATGAACGACGCCGTCAAGCACCATGACGCCCTGGCCAAGGGATGGGTGGTCGAAGCCCTGTCGATCACCTGCGCCAACCGGGCCGGCGACTTGACCATGATGAGCTTGCCCTACCGCTACGCCGGTAGGCACCTGGTCTGGCTGGACCCGCAGGTCCTGCCGAGCGAGGGCCACGCCGAGGGCGTCATCCCCGACGCGATGATCGCCGCGATGAACGAGCCCAGCGTCAGCGTCATCGCGCCCCTGCTGCCCGTCGAGCGCTCACGCGAGGACCGCGACAGGCTCTGCGCCAAGGTGATGCTGGAGCACTTCCCGTGCTCGGTGGTCCTGATGTCCCAGATGCCCCCCGACCGGCAGCGGGACCGGGTGCGGTTGCTCCGCGCCGCCGGAGTCCCCTACTGCTGAGCGGGTTGAGCGGGCCTACCTACTCGCGGATGCCGTGGCGGCGCATGAAGGTCCGGGCGAAGTCGGCGGCCGGCTGGCCGAGGTTGGCCTGGATGTGGTCCACGGCACCGGCCACGGCCTGCTTGCGGATCTCCTTGTCGTCCGCCCTGAACAGCTCGTCGCCGCAGTCCATGCAGCACAGGTAGGCGCCCTCGTCGACGTAGCGCTCACCCTGGGGGCTGAGCCACGCCAGGTGACCGCAGTTGGCCTTCAGGACCCGGGACCCCGGGTAGTCGTTGATCTCCCAGTGGCCCCGGTAGACCGCCAGCAGCAGCCATGCGGCCTCCTGTTCGCCGTCCGCCTGGCCGCCTGTCGCTTCGTGCTGATGACTCATTCGAGCCACTGTGCCAGCTCACGCAGCAGCGCGGCCTTGGGCTTGGAGCCAGTCATCTGTTTGACCGGCTGCCCGTCCTTGAAGACGATCACGGTGGGCAGGGAGCCGACGCCGTACCGGGCGGTCACCACAGGATTCTCATCCGTGTTGACCTTGACGACGCGCACGCCGCTGTAGGTGCGGGCCACCTCCTCCAGTACCGGCGCGAGCTGGCGGCAGGGTGAGCACCAGGGCGCCCAGAAGTCCACGATCACAGGGATGTCGCTGGTCAGGACGTCGTTGAAGTCCTGGTCGGTGCGTACCTCGGCGCCCATGGCGGCATGGTCCTTCGCAGTGGAGGGCGGACGGATCCCACGATCTCTCGCGATCCGGGGGGCGGGATCCCACGTTCAGTGGAGACCGGCAGCGGTCACCCAGGACGCCGCACCTTCCCCCGTACAGTCGGCATCACAGACTCTGGGTCACCAGCCGTGCCCATAGAGTATCGTCGTGCGTGCGCAACAGCCGTGAAGTAGGAGCTTCGCGGCAGTTGACCGAAGGAGCCTAATGACCACGAAACTGGGCAACTGCAATCGCTGCTTCGATCCCCGTCCGGCCACCACCAGGGAGCGCATCACCTTCGGGTCGTCCAGCTACGACCTGGAGTTGTGCGACCCCCACGCCGACCTGCTCCGCCGCGACCTATACGGCTGGACCCGCTGCGGGACCCTCGTGGAGGAGTCCACGTTCCGGGGCCGGCGACGCGTCGAGGCCGACGAGCCGGCGACGACCCGGCGCGGCACGGTGGAAGCCTCGTACATCCACATCCCGATCGCCCGGGTGGCCGCTGTCGAGCCACCGGAGCGACCAGCTGGACCGCCAGCTGCACCTCCCCGGGGGCTGCGCCCCCCGGCGGAGTCCCTCCTGCCGCAGGGGTATGAGGAGTGGACCTTCACCGACCACGCCATGGATCGGCAAGGGACACGAGGCATCGGCAGGGAGGAAGCCCTCTGGTGCGCCCTGGCACCGGACATCGCCCGCCCCGGCACCCGCCCCGGCACGCTGATCCACATTCGGGGCCGGATTCAGGTCGTCATCAACCCGTTGCAGCGCAAGATCATCACTGTCATCGACCGCAGCCAGAACACCCTGGACCAGGAAGAGGAGCTGGCACATGCCGCCTCGCGTTAAGGCACCCAGTCCCAGTCGAAGCCCGCAGACCGAGGCGATGCTCACCGATCGGGGGTTCACCTGGGAGTTTCGGACCGGGATCCCGCTGGAGGAGTTCGACGAGGAGCGCTCCCTGCACAACCAGGCGCGGGTGGGGAAGCCTCTGGACCGGGGCACCGTCGACCGGTACGTGGCTGCCCTGGGCAACGGCGACGTGTTCCCCGCCATCCTGACCGCCGAGACGTCCCAGACGGCACCGCTGCTGATCGCCGACGGGAACCACCGGTTCCAGGCGCACAAGACCGCCGGCGCCAAGGAGCTGGACGCCTACGTCATCCTCGGCGCCCAACCGTCGGCCATCACCATGCTGACGTTCGAGGCGAACACCCGCCACGGCCTGCCTACGAACGAAACCGACCGGTTGCACCAGGCGCTGTACCTGCTGGACAACAACGTGTCCGCCGAGGAGGCCGCCCGCCGGCTCGGCCTGAAGGTCCACACCCTGCGCGCTGCCGCGAACCTGGCCAACGTGGACCGGCGCGCCGACGAAGCCGGCCTGCTGCGCACCCGGTGGGACAAGCTCCCGGCCGCGGTGAAGAACCGGCTCGGCCAGATCTCCACGGACGAGGGGTTCGCCGCGATGGCGAAACTCACCCTGGACGCCGGCTTGCGCACCGAGGACGTCTCCGCGGCCGTGGGCCAGTTGAACGCCCTGCGCAGCTCCGCCAAGCAGGTCCAGTACGTCACCGCCCTGCGCAACACCTACGCCGAGGACCTGCAGACCGGTGGGGTGAAGCAGGACACGAAGACCATCGGCCGCCAGACCCGCTCCCCCAAGACGGCCTACGGGATGACGCTGGGGCAGCTGGCTGTTCTCCCGGCCCCTTCGTCGATCACCCAGTTCATGACGGACGCGGACCGTCCCGAGTGGTTGCGGCGCACCGAGGAGGCGATCGCGCGCCTCACCGAGATCCGGGACGCCCTCAAGCAGTAAGGCCAACAGATCGTGAGTGCACCTATCGTCCGCCACCCGTGGGTGGAGCGGGCCGACGAGATCCTCGCTGACGGGGAATGGCACGACGGCCGGGAACTGATCCGGGAGATGGAGAAGAAGATCGCCCCGGGGGTCGCGCTGCGGCACGCCGAAGCCGACCGCAGGCGGTCGCTGCGGACCCGCCACGGCGAGGACCGCGACCCGGACGACGGACGTCCCGTCCCCGACCTGATCCGGGGCGGGAAGCGGGCCATCGTCCGGATCCTGGTCGCCAACCGGATCCGGGACCGGACATGGGAGGCCGACGTCTGGCCCGTCCCGGAGCTGGGCTGGTCGATCGGCGGGTGGAAGATCCGGGACCTGCGCCCGCGGCGCGGCAGCGTGGGTGCCCTGGCCACCCGGTTCGGGGTGCACCGCCACCGGATCCTCGACGCGATCGCCGCCGAACCACCGGTGACGACCGAGCAGGTCGGCAAGGTCACGTACATCTACGACCTGCCCGAGGTCGAGCGGCGTCTGTTCAGGCCCACGGCGGAGATGACGCTGGCGATCGAGGAAGCGGCCCGCGCCCGACTGGCCGCCCAACGCGAGGCGGTCCTCACCGCGGACCGGGTGAAGTTCTCCGACCTGGCGCTCTACTCCGGCATCGGAGCCGACACCGCGGCGAAGCTTCGCGACGAGCACCTCGACGACCTGGCATGGGAGACCCGGGGCAGGGTGATGTACCTGCCGGCCTCGGAGCTGCCCAAGTGGACGGCGATCGTCGAGGAGTTCCATGCGGGCAGCTACCAACGCCGCTCGGCAGCCAGCCTGGCCACCAACGAGCGGTTGCGGCGCGAAGGCCGGCGACCCCTGGGGCCCAAGAGCGCGGCCTACGTGGCCGAGCAGGTGCCGGAGTTCTCCGACTCGGCGCTGAACGACGCCTACCGCGCCTACCGCGGCGGCGACACCGGGCGCCGGAGCGAGGCGTACGACCACTTCCGACGCGCGTTCCACGCCGCCGACGAGCCCGAAACCGACGGCAGCGACGACGACAAGCCCGACGACAAGGGGGGGCCGTGAGCGGCGGCACGTGGGACTACGCGGACTTCCGGCTCAACGACCTGGCCGACGAGGTCCGGCGGGGCCACGCCCGCTGGCACGCCCACGGCGACCCTCCCCTACCGATGCCGGCGGCCCGCGGCGCCATGGCCGCGATGCTCGAAGTGATCGCCCGGCTGCTGCACGAGCTGGACTACGACTTCGCCGGCGACGCCATCATCCCCGACGAGCAGGCATGGCTGCTCGAAGCCCAGGCCCAGATCCGGGCCACCCTCGACACCTTCCTGGAGACCCCGCAGTGAGCGACGACGCCACCAACGGCAACGACGGCAACAACGACCACCCCACGGGCCCGCACTTCCACGGGATCGCGATCCCCGTCCCCGACGGGGTGTTCCCAGACCCCCGGCGGGCCAGGATGGCCGCGGACGAGCGGGAGGCCAGCGTGAACGACCTGCTGGACAGCCTGAACGTGCAGCAGCTGGTGGCCCTGCGGCGTCTGCTGAACATGGACCAGGAGTCGGCGATGAACAACTACGTGGACGGGCAGGTCGTGACCCTGCTGCGTCGCATCCACAACGTCGACCCGCACACCGGGATGACCGAGCAGGAGGCCATCGAGGCCGCCGCCCTGCGTCGGGGCTGAACGCTCATGCCCGGCAGCCTGTCCGTCTACACGATCTACCACCGGCCCGATGACTACCCGGAGGCCGAGTTCCTGGTCCGCGAGCACGTCGTGGGACCGGGCGGCCCCCACCCGGGGCGGATCCTGGCCGTCACCGATGACCTGGAGTCGGCGCGGGCGGCGATCCCGCCGCAGGCCGACACGCCCTTCCCCCGCGACCCGAGCGACCCGCCGGTCGTGGTGGAGAGCTGGCTATGAGCCCCACCCCGATCAGCCAGGAGTTCATCAACGAGGCCGCCGAGAAGATGATCTTTCGGGGTGAGCCCGCTGACTATGAGGTCGTCCTGCAGGGCATCCGCGACGGCCAGGTCGTGATCACGGTCACCGAGGAGGGGATGACCGTGCGCGCGACCCCGGCCCGCCCGCGGGAGGAGGTGGAGTGGACCAGCTGCGCCCACTGCGGGCGCAGCTTCAGCCCCGAGGATCTGGACGAGGCCGAGTGCCTGGAGTTCGACGACGGCACCGTCACCGGACCCTGGTGTCCGAGCTGTGGGCCGCGCAGCCACCGACGGCGGCGGCTGCGTCAGGAGGGGTACCCCGGAAGGTTGCACTAGCAGGAGCCATGCTGACCCGTTGCGCCCGTAAGGGTCAGCATGGCTCGCTACGATGGCGCCCCCGGGACGAGGAGGCAGCGGTGGAGGCCAGGCGGCTGATCTGGATCGTCACCGGCAAGGGTGCCTGGGTGCTGCACCGCGAGGGGTGCGCACACCTGAAGCGCGAAGACGTCGCGGCCGGCGCCGCCGGCCTGCTGGACGCCACAACGGTGGACGCGGCCGAGGCGGAGATCGCCGTCATGATGGGTGAGGACCAGCTGCCCGATGACGAGCGGTCCCGGATCGACGCCGCGCCCTGCGTCCGCAAGGCCACAGCCCGATAACCCGCCTTAACAGTCGACTCGAATCCGCCATTTTCATTTTTTGAAAAGGGGTTTCGGGGCCGCCCGGGTTCGGTAAACGGGAACATGGGGAGCGCATTCGGCGTGGGCCGGCGTCGAAACCTGGGGGCATGACCCTCTTCCACGGCAAGCTCGACCCGGACCCCACCAAGCCGGCGCTGCGCCTGGCCCCGCACCTGACCGGGGCGCCCACCACGCCGGAGCAGCGGGACTGGCTGTCGAAGGTCGGCTCGTGGCCGATGTACGGCAACGACCAGTACGGCGACTGCGTGTGGGCGGCGATCGGCCACGCGATCATCGCGTGGACCACCTACGCCGGGTCGCCGGTGGAGGTGAGCCTGGAGGCCCTGCTGCAGGGCTACGCCGACGTCACGGGCTTCAACCGCGACGACCCGGCCACCGACCAGGGCACGGTGATGCAGGACGCCCTGTCGTACTGGCGCAAGACCGGCGTCGCCGGGCACAGGATCCTGGCGTTCGCGAAGGTCGACCACACCGACCCGGCCGCGATGAAGGCAGCGATCGACGTGTTCGGGTCGCTGCAGGTGGGGATCAAGTTCCCGCGGGTCGCGATGACCCAGTTCAACGCCGGCAAGCCGTGGGCGCTGGTACGCAAGGACGGCGGCATCGAGGGCGGCCACGCCATCCACGCGGGTGCGTTCGATCCCCGCCAGTACCGCGCGACCACGTGGGGTCGGGTGCAGTCGATGCTCCCGGACTTCGCGGCCGTGTACATCGACGAGGCGTGGGCTGTGATCACGCCGGAGTGGTTGACGGCGGCCGGGACGACGCCGTCGGGGGTCGATCTGCACGGGCTCGGGGAGGAGCTGGCCGCGCTGACCGGTGAGCCCAACCCGTTTCCCGTCTCCCCCCTGCCCGTGCCGGTGCCTCCCGTGCCGGGTCCTGTGCCGGCGCCGGTGGGACCGGAGGCTGCGGCGCTGGCTGCGGTGCTGCGCGAGCAGGGCTGGGTGGATCGCCCGCACGCGGGCTACTCGGCTCGTCTGGCGGGCGCGGCGCGTGCGTGGCTGACGGCGGTCGGGCTGTGAGCGGGGTGAGGGCGTTCAACGAACGGGTTGCCCTGATCATCACCGAGGCGGTGGGCACGATGGCGTGCGCCTACGTGTTCGCCGGGTTGGCGTTGGTGTCGCTGCCGGCCGCGCTGGGCACCGGCAGCCTCATCATCATCGTGGCGTGGACCGCGCAGACGTTCCTGCAGCTGGTCCTGCTGTCGGTGATCCTGCTGGGCTCCAAGCTGGCCACGGCCCGGACCGAGGCGACGATCAACGCCACCCACGAGGAGACCGCCCAGGCCCTGGCTCACCTGTCCCACGTGGTGGCGGAGCTGACCGACGCGCAGAACGACCTGCACCACCTGCTCGCCGACATCGACACCTGCCAGGGGGACCTGCACCAGCTGGTCACCCAGATGAACGCCGTCGTGCGGGCCACCCACGCCGGTACCGCCCCGACGGGTCCGCGGATCGTCACGCCGCAGTAACCGCTCACCCCTGGTCGAGGTGGTCGGGGCGCCACCCGGCGTTCCACCAGCAGGCTGGGCAGGCAGATGGCTGGCAGGTACTGACGTGCAGGTGGGCGTAGGGGTTGGTGGGCGGGTCGATCCACCGTTCGTGGGCCTCGCACAGGCGCCGCACCCGGCACTTCGTGACGAGGTCGCCCAGGCACACCCAGGCATGGCGGCTGGTGTACCAGCGGACGGTGGAGGCGTTGGGCCGGCAGCACCAGTCCCTCGACCAGCCCCGCCACGGGCCAGTCATCCCCGCGCCCGGTCGTCGTAGGCCGCGCGCCAGTCCGCCCGGTAGTCCTCGGGGCTGCCGCCGCATGCCTCGATCAGGGCCCTGATGATGGGCCACTGGGGCAGGGCGTAACCGTTCAGGGCGCGGATCAGGGACGAATCGGAGACCTCGATCTCGGCGCTGATCTGGTCCACGGTCTTGCCCGCGGCCTCCCGCAGCTCGCGCAGCCGCTGTGCGAAGTCTGCTCGTGCCCCGCGCGGCAGGACCCGCAGGCTGACCGAGTGCTGTCGCACGGTCACCTCCACGGCGCCGGCGCGGATGGCTTCGGCGACCCGCGCGAACTCGGTGAGGTCCTCGTCCCCGACCAGCGCCAGGACGATGGCGTTCACCTCCTCCTGGGTGATGCGGGTCACGGGGCCTCCTTCCGGACGATGACCAGCTCATTGGGCGGGTCGGTGCCATCGGACCGGAAGTACAGCGGGCCCCCGTACATCTCCTCCAGGCCGGTGCACAGGACATCGAGGCCGCGAATGCCACACGGCAGGGACAGGCGGGCCACCACGACCTCGATCGTCTTCTTGGGCGGGCCGGCGAGCGGATCTGGCGGCTGGTCGGTCATGGTGCTCCCCGAGGTTCACGCGGCTCTGCGGCCGTGGACGTTGGCGGTGGACACGAAGTAGTCCTCGTCGGTCTCCAGGGCCAGTTTCTGGCCCAGCAGGATGTCCGCGAGGGGCAGGGACGCCGGGGGGTGGGCGCACAGGCAGACCCAGTGGTCCCCGCGGAACAGCTCGACGTTCCCCGAGATCCCCATCCGGCACTGGATCCGGTAGGGAGTCCCCTTGTTGGTCAGCCCATCGATCCATCCCTCCGCCCGGTAGGTGGCCCGCTGGTCGGCGCTGCACAGGGACAGCAGCAACTCCTCCGCCCGATCGAACGCCGCAGCCCTAGCCGCCCGCCGGACCAGGACCTCGTCCGGTGTCTCGACCAGGACCGGCTGCGGTGGGGGCACCCCGTTGCTGATCAGCATGGGCCACCCGGATTGCATGGTCCAGCTGTCCACGCGCCAGGCCCAGGTGCTCGTGGTGGTCCAGCTGGCCGCGGTGTCGGCGACGGGGTTCCACCCCATGGTGGAGATGCTCGTGCTGGTCACCGTCCACAGCTGGACGTAGGGGGCGGTCAAGGGGGTAGTGGGGTAGGCCAAGCCCTCGTCGAACCACGGCACGGTCAGCCGCCCTGCAGCGCCGGCACCAGGACGACGGTCTCCGCTTCGGGGTCGAAGGCGTGGATCTGGCTACCGCGAGCCTCGTCGCCGTCGGCGGTGTACGCGAGGTAGCCCCTGCGAATCAGGCGCAGGAACGCCTCGCGGGCGACCGCGACCTCGTCGGGGTTGTCGGCGTCCCAGCTGATCCGGGTGTCGCCTTCGTGGCTGAGCGTCTTCAGGGTGCCCATGATGCCTCCGTCGAACACGATGGGGTGACAAGCAGACACCATAGGGTAACGATGTCTAGGCTGTGTGGGTGTCCGAATCTCACCCCGAGGCCATCCTCACGGTCTCCCTGCTCACGGACGGGACCGTCGCAGTGTGGTCCGCCCACGGCCTAACCACCGAGCACCTGGCCGAGACGCTGCGGGGGATCGCCGAAGGCTTCGAGCGGGGGGCGACACGGCTGTCATGAGTCACGGTCTGCCCTACGACTGGCGCCCCCGCGGCGTCGTCTCCTGGTTCACGCGGCGCCCAGGTGCACCCGAGACCGACGAGTTCGCGATCGGCACCCTGATCCCCTGGGCGCACCGGGTGTACGAGCTGATCGAGATTCAGGAGATCCCCGAGGACGAGTGGACCGAGGACGAACGGGTCTTCGTGGCCCGCGCCCGGCTGGAGATCGCCGAGGCGAAGTCCCAGCTGCAGGGCAAGGACAGGCTGGCCCGCTGGTGGGACCAGCACCTGTTCGGCGGCCGGGGCCCGGCGATGTACTGGTTCGCGCCGCACCCGCGTCCCGTCGACCCGGTGAAGGCCCGCGACGTCGCCGAGCGCCAGGGCCTGGAGTTCCGGGGGTGGCTCTGGCACGGGAACCAGGGCTCGTTCGACTTCTACCCGAATGAGCACTACCCGGTGTGCCGGGCGTGCGGGGAGCCGTCGCCGTGCCGTGAGGAGGTGGAGGTGGAGCGCGCCAACGTGCAGATCGAGCAGATGGAGCGGTACGCCGACCCCACCAGGTGCCCGGCCTGCTTGGGGGTGGTGACGCCCCGTCAGGCCCGTGAGACGTTCACCTGGAACCTGTACGTGCCCGACGGGCCGCCGGTCACGTTCCACGCGAAGGCGTCGGGGCGGTGCGTGCACCAGCTGGTCAAGTACCGGAAAGAGATCAAGGCGGCGGGGTACTACACGCTGCGGGCCCTGGACCCGGACGGACCGCGATGAACGAGGCGACCATCGCGGCCCTGGAGGCCCTGTACGCGGAGCTGCCCACGATCCAGTGTCAGGGGCTGTGCTGGAGCGCGTGCGGGCCGATCAACATGTCCGAGGCGGAGCGTGAGCGGATCGAAGCGCGGGGCGTGCACATCGAGCCGTTCTCCTCGGTCCGGGCGCAGGCGTGGAACGCCGGCGCGCAGCTGCACTGTGCTGCCCTGGACCGGTGGGGGCGGTGCACCGTCTACGACGTGCGTCCGCTGATCTGCCGGGTGTGGGGCAACGGGCGGGGTGACCTGGCCTGCCAGTACGGGTGCGAGCGGACCGGGCCCCGGTTGAGCCTGGCTGAGGTGATGCGCCTGCTGGTCCGATCCATGACCATCGGGGGTGGGCAGGAGTTCGACCTGGAGGACGAGAGGGTCCTGGAGGATCCGCAGGTGATGCGCCTGCTGATCCAGTTCACGAGCAGCGGGAGCGAGGCGATCGCCGAGCAGTTGGTGGCGGCTGCCCTGCGCGCACGCCAGCGCCTGGAGGCACGATGACCCACCAACCCGACCAGCCGGGGATCCAGATCGCCCAGTTCAGCAACCGCGAGGTCTACCGGGCGTGGGTGGTCGACGGCCTGCCCTGCTGCCTGTACGTGTCCCCGTTCGGCAACCTGAACGGGTACGTGAGACTGCCGGTCGACCATCCAGACCTGCTCCTCGCCGAGGCGGCGGAGATGCTGCCCGGCCAGCCGTTCCTCTGGCCCGACGGCCGGCCCGGGATCAACTACGTCCGAGGCTACGACCACGTGGACGTCCCCGTCCCCGGGGGCTGGACCTACGGACCAGACCTGGAGGGATGGGTCGGCTTCGACACCGGACACGCCGGGGACCGCTGGTCGGCCGAAGACCGGATACGCCATGGGGAGAGGGCCGGATGCGTGCAGGACGTCATGCTGAAGCTGGAGTTCGACGAACTGCTGGATCGACTACCTCCCCTACCCGGTGACCGCGTCTGGACTGAGGAGGACGTCGTGACCGAAGTGGAGAAGGCGGCCAGGACCCTGGCCGAGCGGGCCCGGCTCGCTGTCGACGTGATCCGCTGGGCCCGCGGCATGGACGGGTGATGGGCCCGCCGGCGTGCGCGCACTGCGGCCGGCCGGTGCGCGGCACGGCGTTCGTGAACGATGATCCGCTGTGCCACCCCGACGACGGCATGGACTGCTACAGGCTGGCCACCGTGTACGGCCACCCGCTGCCCTGCCCGCCCTGCCGGGCCGGGCGCCCCGACGCCATGACCACGACTGCACCGTTTCGATGAGAGGTGAGGCATGGGCACACGCCTGGTCTACGAGGGCCCCCTGGGACCCGAGGACGTCAAGACGGAAGACGGCGGGATGGCCATCATCGCCGAATTCGATATGCAGGTAGAGGGCCCGCTGAATGACCCCACCAAGGAACGCGGCGTGTGGGTGGCGCTGCATTCCTGGGACCCCGACGGGCAGCACGAGCAGTGGGCCCTGCTCGCCGGCCGGCGGGTCCGCGTAACCGTGGAGGTGATCGACTGATGGCAGCTCATCGGTGGCAGGACTGCCGGCCCACCCTCATGCCGCTGGAAGATCCGGTCCATCTGATGGCCGCGTGGGACCGGTTGACGGATGACGAACGGCAACTGTTTCACCAGTTCACCTGCGAAAACGATCAATCATCCGCGGCGTTGAAGGTCATGACCATGCTCGCTGCCGCCGCCCGGATCGACATCGAGGATCAAGGATGAGCGAGCCGGCCGGGATGGTGGAAGTGACCATTTTTCTCGATGCAGAACGAATGCCGCAGAACCTCCTGGACAAGATCGAGAGCCTGATATGCCCACATCCCGAGGAGCCCGGCCATCAAGATCTCTGCCCGATCATCGCGATGGGCTCGCAACCGTTTTGAGGTTGTCGCTCACCCACAGTGAGCGCAGGCCACCGAGTTGCAGCGGTGGAACTACACCGTTGTAACTGTTAAGAGATCACCCGTTCGGCGGAGGAGAAGTTCACCCGCCGGGGCTAAGAATCGGCGCCAGTCGACGAACGCAGACACCCGCGAGTGTGGGCCTCGGGGTGGGGGGTCAACGCCGCAGCAGCCCGCACGTGACCGTTCAGCACCCTGTCGGGTATGTCCGAAGGTAGGATCAGGATGATGTATTTCGATCGCTCCGGGGACCCCATCGATCTTCTGACCTGGGCGGCGATGTTCGAGGACATGCCCTCTCGTGTGGTCAAGGTCACACAGGTGGGCGACGCCCAAGTCATCACGGCATGGGTGGGTTTCGACGAGTATGACCGTCGCCCCCCACTGATCTTCGGGTCGATCATCAGGACCAGCGGGGCCTACTCCCACGAGATACGCTCCGTCACCGAAGCTGACGCACTCGTTGCCCATGAGACCCTTGTCGGTATCGCCGAGCGACTGCAGAAGATCCGCGACGACAAGGCCCAGGCCGCCGCGACCATGGTCCAGATGCTGGAGCGGCGGGAGCAGGAGTGGCGCGAGCGGATCGGCGACGACGCCTGGGAGGAGGCGAAGGACTACTGGCGGGAGAAGTTCACCGCCGAGATCCTCGCCGCCCAGCAAGCTGAAGCAGCCGCCGCCGACCCCATAGGGTCTGCTCATGCCGAAGAAGAAGAGGGTTCGGAAGCCGGCTCGTAACCCCAGGCCGAGCCACCGCAACCGCCTTCTCGTCGAGAGCCCCGCGCGAATCCTGCGCCGCCTGGAGGAGATGGGCGCCGACGAGGAGTCCAAGCTCGCGATGATCCAGTGGCCGTACCGGGTGGAGGACGGGCCCCCGATCAGCATCAAGGTCATCTCCGACGAGCAGGGCATCCCGCCCCTGGAGGTGGCCGACGGCCTGGTCGCCATGGAGGACGCCAACCTGCTGCTCTGGCAGCCCCCCGAGCAGAAGTACTGGATGCTGCAGCCCGACCCGAACGCAGCCACGTGAAGCCCCCGGAGTCCCGCCCCGTGTGCACCTGCGGCTGCGGCTGCGAGCCCGACGGGGACTGGCACTGGAACGAACCGCGGTGCGTGTGCCGGTACATGGGCTGCGAGTGCGTCACCGACCGCAAGTCCACGATCAGCCCGGAGACCCGGGCCCGGTGGGCGAGAGCATGGGAGGCCACCCGCCGCGCCATGGCGCGGCGGGGCGACGACTGAACGGCTGCGGGAACTACGCGCCCGTAGAGGCTTGGCCCCACGTGTCGTACTGCGGTCGGCGTGGGGCGCGAAGCCACTCGAACGGGTGTTCTAGTCGTGGCACCATGGCGGGATGGCCGGAGGTCAGTACAACGGCGACGAGGCACGCACCACCGCGACCCGGCTCGGGTGGGACCGCCTGCCCGCCGGACAGCCCCGCCAGGAGCTGCCCACCCACTGCTGGGTGATGAACGCCCCCGACCTGCCCCCCGGCCGGCACGCCGGGCTCCTGCTGGCCTGGAAGCACACCGACGGCGTCTGGCTGGGCCAAGTGATGCTCGCCCTGCCCGGCCGGCACGGGCACGTGTCCATGACCGCGTGGATCGCCTCGGAGTACCTGCGGCCGGTCCTGCGGTAGGGGCACACAGAACGGGCGAGGGGCACACAGGAGGGGCACACAGAGCTGGTCACTCCGGCTGGTGCGGGTTCCCCAGATCGATCGCCGCGACGCTGTCGGCGTCCACGACCTCGTGGCCGATGCACAACATGCACAGCACGACCGGGGCCCGGCCGACCTTGCCTTCCTCGTCCAAGAACGCCCGCTGGCGGGGCCCCACCCACACTGCGATCCCGCACATCTCGCAGGCCATCTGCACGCTGTCCGGGTAGATGGTCGGGTTGCGGCCCGCCTCGGCGATCACCCGACGCCACAGGGCCTGCCGGACCGGGGTGTACTGGGCCGGGTCCACCGGCCGGGCCATGATGATCCGCTTCGCGTCATCCATGGCCGTCACTCTGCCACGGGGATGACCACCAGCCGCCCCAGTCGCAGGCCCACCCGCCCCAGGCCCCGCGCCGGCTTCTTCTTCCGCCGTCGGCGCCAGTTGTCCCACGCCTGCTGGGCCAGAATCAACCCGGAGACGGCGAACAGGCCGTCGACGCCCGCGTGGAAGGCTTGCCACACGCTGTGCGCCGGCAGCTCGGTGAACACCCGGAACAGGAAGTACAGCGACTCGAACGTGTAGTAGATCGCCGAGGCCAGCATCGCCCGAGACTGACCCGCCCACCGCAGCATGAGCCACGCGTAGACGGGGATCGAGGTCACGAAGACCAGCGGGCTCCAGTAGCGCAGCGCGGCCATCAGTTCAGCTTCGCAGCCGTGCAGCGGGGACACCGGATCCCCAGCAGACCCAGGTCATCCGGCGGCAGCGTCGGGACCATCACGCTACCGCTCCGCCCGCAGTCCGGGCACCTGGCCACCACTCGGTGCTGCTGCATCGCGACCACGACGGCGCCGCCGGTCAGCAGCGCCTCGATGATCTCGTCGCGGGTGATCCCGTCGTGCAGCAGCTCCTCGACGTCGATCTCCGAGATCGACCGTTCCATCCCGACCATGCACGGTTCGTCGAACCTGAACAGGAACTCCGTGACCCAACGGCCGTACTCCTCTACGCCCATAGACGTCACCCTATGGGGTCATGCGGCTGCCGTCAGTCGCCTTGCGGAGATCCGGTCACGCAGACGTGTTGTCCACCAGGACACCCAGGCCAGCCAGGCCCGCGATCAGGTTCGCCAGGGCCGTGTTGCCGCCCTTGGCGCCCGTCAGGGAGAACGCCGGCCCGATCCTCGGACCCGTCGCCCCCGTCGCCCCAGCAGGGCCCGTAGCCCCCGTCGGACCCGTCGGACCCGTCGCGCCGGCACCCGTGGCACCCACAGGGCCCGTCGCACCCGTGGCCCCCACCGGACCCGTCGCCCCGACCGACGCAGACACGAGCGCGCGGATGCCCGCGATCTCCTCGCTGGTCCGCAGCTCCTCGCTGATGGTGATGTTGTGCGTGCTGGTCACGGTCATCCTCCCGCTGGACGTTGACCCCGTGATCGACCAGCCGAAGGCGGAAACTCAGGGGCGACGTGCCGTGAAGAGCTGGAGGACCAGCAGCTGCTGCGCCGGCGTCAGCGGGGGCGCCGCGTCGACCAGGCTCTGCACGTAGGCGTCCTGCTCCTCCTGCTGCTTCGCCGTCAACGGCTTCGACTCCGCCACGATCAGCTCTCCTCCGTGAACTTCCAGCCCTCGATCACGTCCGTCAGCGCCGACTCCACCAGCGCAGCCAGGGACAAGAACACCAGGTAGGCCACCGACGACTGTAGCGACGTCGTGATGGCGATCGGGATCTGCACCACCCATGCCGCCAGCCGGTACGCCCCGAACCGCGGGCCCGTCACGAAGTCGTAGATCCATCTGCGCATCGGCATATATCGGCGCGATCACGCTGGGACGCCAACTAGCCTGACCGCCCTCGGGTCACGCCGAGTCTCGGCGGAGTGGTGCATGCAGCTCACGGCCGTGTCTGGAGAAGCGGCGCCCTCGGACGGTACCCCGGGGGCGCCGCGCCAGGTCACAACCAGCGGGCCAGCATCTGAGCCAACGTCGCCGTCCCCGTACCCAACGGCACGCTCACCTCGTCCAACACCCGCCACAGCTTCAGGTCCGCCTGGGAAGGCTCGATGCCCAGGTCGCGGCAGGCGTCCTGGTGGGCTGCGATCGCCAACGCCAACGTCCGCAGCGTCGAGCGCTGATCCTCCCTGCGGGACGCTTCGTTCGCCTCGTTGCGCTCCCGGCGCACCACCACCTCGGCGCGCTTCGTCTCCGCCAGGCGCGTCTCGACCAGCCGCTTGAAGCGGATCGCCTTGGCCCGCCACTCGTTGTACGGAGCCTGGGCCTCGAACCAACGGGCCTTGCCCGCCGGCCCTTGGGCGTGGCACTCCTGCTCCAGGACAGCCAGGTCCGAGGCGCGGGCCGACAACTCGCTCGTCACGTGGTTCAGCTCGGCGACCAGCAGCGACCGGATCCGCTCCGCCTGCTCCCCGTGCAGCAACGGCCCCCAGTCACCGACTCGAAGCCGCTCCTGCAGGTACAGCCATGTCGCCTCATCCGACAGGCCACTCAAGTCCACACGATCAAGACGTCCCGGCATGCATCACCATCTCTCTCCGCGTCGCCCATGGTCATGATGGGCAACGCGCTTGTGTCTCCCCGTCTACCCTGGCCGCGTGAGCCCCGCCCCGTACATCATCGAGTCGACGGGCCGACTCCTCGACCGCGCCACCCAGACCCCCATCGGACGAGTCTGGCGAGACGACCGCGGCTGGTGGGCCGAGAGCGGCCGGCAACAGTGGGGGCCCTGGCCGGTGAGGTGGGTCGTCGCCCGAGACGCCTGGGAAGCCTTCTCCCGGGCGTAGTTGTACGGTCGAATTCGATCAGGCCCACGCGTACGACTTACCCCTGGCTGCCCTCCGGGTCTGGCTGCCGGACGGCCGCATCTGCCCTCCGCAGGTCCACAATGCCGGACCCCCGGACATCCGAGATCCGGGGCCCCGGGGTCTCCGAAGCTCGGGGGTCCGGGGCCCCAGCAGGGATGATCGAAACGTCGATGATGAGCCGGCCATGCTCGCTGAGCGGAGTCAGCCTCACCTCGTCGCCGTCTGGCGTGTAGACGCTGAACGGCTGATGACCAGACATCCGAACCAAGGCGCTGTCATGAGGGAAGCCCAACGCGCCGGGCCTCACGTGCCTGAACCACGCCGTCGCGCTGCCCTCCGGGCGGAGCACGTCAGCCAGCCGGCTCGGATCCCTGGTGCTCGCCGCGTGCGCCTCCTGCAGCTGCCGGCGCGCCTCGGCAAGCTGGCGCTGGGTCTGCTGCAGGTCGGTGATCATGCTGGCTTCGCGGTCGTAGTAGTCGTCCAGGACGCGTCGCAGGTAGGCGACTTCCACCTCGCCGTGGGCCCACCAGGCGCGCGGCCTCCGCACGAACCGGTTGTAGGCGACCAGGCAAGCGGGGAGCAGGAGGGCCAGGAGGTACCCGCTGTAGGGCAGGCCGCCGACGAACGCGAAGGCGGACACGTTGAACAGGACGACGAAGCCGGCGAGCAGGCCCACGCGCCAGGCGTACAGGCGAGCCGCCTCCCTGGGGCCATGACCGAACGGAAGTGCAGTCATTCCGCCTTCCCTCCCCACAGTTCCTTCGCGAACGTCCAGATGTCGTACACCACGATGAGGCCGCACGTGGTGAGGGTGGCCACCTCACAGAAGACCCGGATCGTCCGGATCTCCATCTCGTGCATGCCTTCGGGCGCGTTCTGGGCCAGGAAGTGGTTCAAGTACTCGTTGCCCACGGCCATGACCCCGACGATGAGCAGGTCGATCGCCCACGTGAACAGCATCTCGATCTTGGCGCGCTCCGGGGATGGGCGCTTCTTCGCCGGCGCCTGCGCCTCGTGCAGGGGTCCGCCCAGCTCCATGTCCCTCAGGTCCACCATGGTGGGATCCTCGTCCGCCCCCCGCGGGGGGGGCCACCACGGGTGCGGATCGTCCTCGGGAACTCCCTGCGTCATGTGCTCATGGTGACCTACGGAGCGTGTCGGCGTCACCCATACGGGTCAGATGGTTGCGCTGAGGCACCGTGAGGTGGACCGCACCGACAGGTGACGATCGCTACTCATCCGCCAGCTGGGCGACGGCCGGGAGAGGCAGCGGCTCCTCCGCCGCGCTCGGCGGCAGCAAGATGTTCAGCTCGTGGATCATGCGAAGAACCCAGCCATCGCGATCTTGTCTCCAGATGGGCCGAAGCGCCTCACTCAAGGCGCGGAGCCGCTCTACATCGACGAGGTGGCCATCCAGCAGCGCTGCGTGCTCCTCTTCCCACTCGTCCGCCGACCCGAGCCTCCCCTCCCAGGCGTCCACCCTCAGCCGCTCCAGCTGCGTGATGACGGAGATCGGGATGCCGAGCAGCTCCTCGTAGCCCGGCCCCTGGGGCAGCTCCGCGGGTATGGTCATCTGGCGATTCTCGCCCACGACCAGACCCCTCGGACATCCCTCGACCAGCTGGGCTCTCGGCCAAGCGCCGGCGGGGCAGAACTGCGGGAGGGCCCCCTTCTGCGGGAGAGGTGATGCCGGGCCCCAGGGGTTTTACGCTGCCCGAAGCAACAACCTGGGGCCCGGCACCGAAGGGACCAGGCTACGCGGGCTCAGCGTCCATGCGGCGGAGGGCACTGCTCGTGCTTGACTCCCCCGCCCCGGACGGGGGGCTTGACGATGCAGTCGGGCGACACGCAGGTCTGTTCGATCCGGTCATTTCTCATGATCACGTTGTAGCACGGGGCCGGTCGTCTCCGGAAGGAGACCGCAGACGCGATCAGACAACTTATGCACGTCATCAGCAAGGTCGAAAAGCGTGCGATAGGACATGAACTTCCCCAGGCTGAACATGTCGAGATTCAGCGTGTACGACTCCTGCCTCCCCTTGCCTCGGTAGTCGCGATAACTCACCCTTACGCTGTACTGGGCCGGATAGTCCGTCCCATCCGCACGCTGCACCTTGACCCTGCTGTCGTATCGGGTAGTGAGTTGATCGAAAATCACACGATGAATCTGCCCTGGAGGAATTGCCGGTATCGGCGCATTCAGCCTCACCGCTCTCGTCGATCTCGCGGATGAAGACCCACTGCTCGCCGAGCGGGTTCTCGAAGTAGCTCACGTAGCGGCGCGGCCGATCGACCGTCAGCCCTCCCGCGACGCCCAGGTCTGGCGCCGGGAAGATGTGCTTGTTCCTGATGTTGAGGATGGGCTCCTCGGGCCGCTCGTCGGACACCCCACCACCCTGACGGACGCCACGGCCGACCATCCATCCACCGTGTGGGTGAGGTGCCCAGGGCGGACGGGCGTCTGAGCAGGCACGATGACAGCACGTAGTCCGGTACTAAAATGCATGTCGACCCCGGCGGACGTGCATTTATGTACAGTGGGATCGTGGCCGAGCAGCGAACCCTGGTGATCGACATCTACGCCCGCATCTCGAAGGCCAAGGACGGCAGGACGATCTCCGTCCAGGAGCAGGACGAGGACTGCCGGGCCGCCATCGAAGAGCATGATCGCGACGGCTGGGTCGTGGGCATGTCCTTCCTCGATCATGCCCTGTCCGGCTGGAGCCCGAAGGTCCGCCGCCCCGAGTGGGAGGCGCTGATGGAGCGCCTGGAGAGCGGGAAGTCGGATGGCGTGATGGTCTACGACCTCACCCGGTTCACCCGCAAGCCGATCGAGGGCGAACGCCTGATCGCGGTCGCCGAACGCGGATTGATCGTCTCCAGCCTGGAGAACACGTACAACCTCGCCGATCCGGACAGCAGAGCCCACTTCCGAACCGACATGACCCAGGCCGCCAAGGAGTCGGACAAAAACAGCCAGCGGACGACCCGCGGGAAGGCCAAGAAGGCGCGCCGGGGTCGAAGCAATGCAGGCCCTCGCGGATACGCGATGGAGGGGCCCGAGCCAAGGCCCGAGGGCTGGGAGCAGGGCGATCCCAGGCCACCCATGGTGGCGCTGGAGATCGTGAACGCCGAGCGGGCCATCGTCCAGGAAGCCGCCCGGAGACATCTTGGCGGCGACACGATCGACGAGATCGTCCGTGACTACAACCGCCGCGGACTGAAGTCGCTCTCCGGGCCTTGGACATCGAACACGATGCGCCAGCTGCTGAAGCGGCCGAGCCTGGCGGGACTGGTCGTCTACAAGGGGCAGATCGTCGAGGGCAAGACGCTTCCTGGCGAGCCGGTCTTGGACCGCGAGACCTGGGACCGGCTGCAGACGCTCTTCGCCTCCCGGAAGCGCGGTCGCTTGGCGACGACCTATCTTCTGAGCGGGCTCATGCATTGCGCCGAGTGCTACAGGGCGAGCGGCGGGCAGCGACTCCAGAGGATGTACGGCCGCCCGCGGCCCGCGCGCACTCCGTACCCAGACGGAGAGGTCGCCCGCGACTACTTCTGCCAGCCCCAGGCCTACGGTGGCGGCTGCGGGAGGGTGAACATTGATCAGCGCCTCGCGGACGAGATTGTGCGGAGGGCGGTGATCTTGAGGTTGAGCGACCCGCGGTTCAACGACGGGATCTCCCGCCGGGCCGCCGATGCACGAGCAGAGCGCGAGCCCTTGGACGCCCGGCTAGCAGAGCTTCAGACACAGGAGCAAGACCTGCTCAGCAAGGCGGGGTCGGACACCTGGACGCCCGACCGGATGGAGCGGTACCTCGCGGGGCTTGATGCCCAGAAGGCCAAGATCATAGAGAAGCTCAAGGCGCTGCAGGCATCCTCGGAGATGGAGGCGTCGCCGATTGAGGACGCCCAGCGCACCTGGGATGCAGCGCAGGCGTCCGGAGACCTAACTGCGATGCGCTCCATGGTGCGCTGGGCGTTCCCCCGCTTGATGTTGCTTCGCGCGGGAGGCGGTCCTGCGCAGCAGCGATTCATCTGGGACGCGGCAACCAGCGAACCCGGCGAGCAGTGATCTCGGCGACGAGGCTCTGGATCTCCTCATCCGAGAGCGGAGGTAGAGCAGCAACGGCGACCCGAATGTCTTCGAGAGCCTCGTCGTCGAGCTGGTAAGGGACAGGCACAGTCATGCGTCCGCCCCTTGCGGCTGCTCAGCGAAGATCAGCTTCATGCCGATGCCGATGCTGACGGCGTGGGGTGCGTTGGCGGCCCCGAGCTTCCGGTAGATCCTCTTCATCCGCCCCTTGATGGTGTCCATGGCCACGCCCTGCTGCTTGGCGACGTCGCTATAGGACATGCCGCGGGCGATCTGCTGGAGGGTGAGGACCTCGGGGCGGGTGAGCGGCGGCCAGGTGGGCACGCAGCTGCAGTCGGGGGCGTGCTCGGTCCAGGCGACGTCGACGGTCACAGTTCCACCACCGGTGCGTAGGTGGCATGGAATGCCTCGGGGGCGAACACGTCGTATGCGCCGGTCGGGGTGCGAACGATCCAGTCGCCGGACTCGGCGTAGGAGCCGACCAGGTCGTCATCGAGATCGGGCACGAACAGGATCACGTTCTCCCGGCCGAGGAGGACACTGGGGCGGACGATGTCGCCTCCGCACCAGTTGGCGATGGCTTCGAGGTCGGCGGGGTTGTCGCGGTCGATCTGGGCGGCTTCGACGGTGGTGGGGCGGTGGCGGTAGAGGCGGGGGGTCATGACTGGCTCCGGTGGATGGCGTCGCGTAGCTGGGCCAGCTCGGCTTCGTACTGGCGGCGCCTGGCGGCGTTCTCCAGCTGGACGAGGCCGAACAGGGCGATGATCACGACGGCGGCGATGAGGAGGAGGGCGAAGGTGAGGCCGCTCACCTGTCCTCCTCTGCCGTGGGCTCGGGCACGTTGGCCATGAGCGGCAGATCGGCGTGCTCGACGAGGAAGGCGAACACTTCGGCGCGCCGGTCGCGCAGGGCGAGGGCGGCGAGGGCGTCGAGGATGAGGGCCACTTCGGCGTCGTTGAGGGTGAGGGTGATGATGCCCACGTGCGGCGTCCTTGTCGGTCTGGACGGCGCAAACGCGTGAAGGGCCCCAGGGTGAGTTCACCTGGAGCCTCGCTCGCGTCGGGATGTCTCGCCTTGGGACCCTTCACGGCCCGCGGCCGTCGGTCCTGTATCTCTCCCTCGGAGAGACACCCGGTTGTGCTGCTGGGTCGACCCTAGCGAGTGGAGCTGGCCTGCTCCCACCGGTGAACGGCTGACTTCGCCTGGCCGTTCGGACGATATCGACGGCACCTGGTCGGGGAAGGCGCGAAGGCGGCCAGGTGACTGAAGGGCCCCCGCAGAGCTGTCGGGGGCCCTTCGCTGTCACGGGGTGGGCGGCGGCGGGTCCACCAGGGGTGGCGTGGAGGTGGCCGGCGGGGTGACGTAGTAGGCCAGCAGGGAGGTGAGCCCGGCGGCGAGTGCGGCGATAGCGACGTGGTCCCAGTCGACGGTGATGAGCTGGCCGAGGTCGAGGGGGATGAAGCCGAGGGCGGTGCCGGCCATGGCGGCGACGACGCGGTCGAGTAGGCGCCAGGCGAGGGCGTCGTCGGGGCCGGCGGTGATGCCGGCGAGGGTCTTGAGGACGGAGACGCCGACGGCGACGCCGATGGCGAGGGCGACAGCGGGGATGTCGAGGCTGTGGGTGGTGCCGGCTGCGAGGACGATGGGGAGGGCGACCTGGGCGGCTTGGCGGCCGAGGCGTTCGAGGAGGTCGCGCCAGAAGGGGCCGGCACCGACGGGTGACGTGGTCTTGCGGTGCAGTCCGGTCACGGACCGGTGATCGGTCCCGTCGGGGGGCTAACGCAGTCGCCGAGCGGGTCGCGGGTACCGTCGGGGCGGACCCACCAGCCGGTGAGGCTGGCTTCTTCGGCGAGCTGTCCGCAGTGGCTGGCGCCGTGGGACCAGCCGGTGCAGAGCCGGCTGCGGCAGGGCTGGTTGGGGCAGGGCATGGTGAAGGCGGCGACCCGGATGATGCTGCCGCGTGCGGCGTAGTCCTGGCATTCGGCGACCATGTCGCCGTTGCGGATGTAGCCGGCGAGGCCGCGGGGGTGGTGGCGCCAGTCGGCGGGGCGGTCGAGGACGATCCAGTCCCAGGAGCGGGCGAGGTCGCGGGCGATGCGGTCGGCGCCTCGTGAGCAGTCGCCGTGCATGATGGCTCGCTGCTTGCCGGGGGCGTCGGTGGCGGTGTCGGCGAGGTCGTGGAGGGCGTCGGCGAGCAGGTGCTTGTCGGTCCAGTTCCGCGATCCGGTGACGAGGATCAGGGTCACTCTGGCTCGGGCTCGGGTTCGGGCTCGGGGTGCCAGGTGCCGGTGACGGTGACGGTCTCGCACCAGCTGCGGGTGCGGTCGGTGGCCAGCCACTCTTGGCGGTGGTCGCAGAAGGGCCACTCCGCCTTTTTCCCGCAGGTCCTGCAGACTTCGATGATCCAGCTGCCGCGTCGGGATGCGGTCACGTGGTCTCCTTGGCTGCGTAGGCGGCGCCGCAGTTGCCGCAGACGAGGTGGGGCCATTCGTAGGCGCTGACCTTCATCTGGGCTCCGGCGAGGCTGTAGGTGCCGATGGGGCGGGCGACGAGGCGGGTCTTGATGGAGAACGCTTTGGCGCCGCATTCGGGGCAGGGGACGTCAGCGATCTTGGCCTTGGTGTAGCCGTCGTCGTCGGGGTCTTGCGCGCTCATGATCCGATCACGGGGACGTAGGTGAGGCCGAGGCTGGGGGTGCCGAGGATCTCCTCGGACTTGTACATCTGCGGCATGCCCTCCCTCTGGCCCATCCACACGGTGAGCCACCACAGGTCGTCGCCTTCGGCGGGTCCCATGACCTCGGCCATGCAGACCAGGGGTAGGTGGCCGTTGATCTCGCCGCTGATGACGGCGGTGCGGACCATGACCTTCAGGCCGGGCTCGAACAGGGGGGGCTCGTTGACGGTGGCGGTCACGGTTCAAGTCCTTCGTGGTAGCGGCGGATGAAGCGCTGCGCCGGGCCGGCGACGCGGTGGGCGGCGGCCTCTAGGGCTTCGGCGCGGGTGGGCTTGCGGCGTTGGAGGCCGACGCCGGTGAAGACGACGATCTTGTTGCAGTCGGCGCAGACGGAGAAGTCGCCGGCTCGGGGCATGGTCGAGTCGTGGCCGAGGGGGGTGACGGCGTCCTGCTGGGCGCCGCACCACGGGCAGGGGGTGGTCGCGTCGGAGCGGAAGAACGGCACGCCGTTGTGTTCGGGCACGCACTGAGGGTAACGCGGGGGAAGCACCCTTGCGGGTGATTGTGATGACCTGTCGCGGTGAGGGGTCGGCATGCGACCCTGGGTGACATGGACGAGATGTCGGGTGTGCCGGAGTCTCCGGCGCCGAAGCGTGATGCGCTGCTGGAGCTGTTCCGCAGCGGGTTCGGCCACCTCACGCAGGAGGAGGTGGACCGGATCCTGTCCAAGGTGGTGGAGGACGAGCCGGGCGGGTGCTGACTACCGGTTGATGGCCCAGACGCGGACCTCGTCGATGTCCCAGTGCCTGGCCCTCGTGCCGTTCTTCGCCTTGCGGACGGCCACGTGCTCGGGGAAGCCGTTGCCGGTCCGGCGCCGGTACATGGCTCGGACCCGTTCGATGGTCTCGCCCAGCTCGCGGGCGACGTCGGAGGTGGTGCCGAGGCGGATCTCTTGGCCGTCCGGGTCCTTCTCAATGATCACTTGTCGCCTCCGTGGGCGGTCTTCCAGCGCAGCAGCTGCAGGGCGGTCAGCCCTGGCCGGTTGACGACCTCCAGCAGCACGGGCTGGAAGCGCAGCTTCTCTCGATGTACCCGGTCATGGCAGTTCCCACCCCACATCCAGCAGACCGTGACGATCTCGCTGACCTCGTGGACGCGCCGCCCGCCCATCCCCCGGGCGTCTCCCCCGAAGATCGTATGGTGCAGGGCGCGCTGCTCGCCGACGAACCGGCCGCAGACCCGGCAGTACTGCCCGTCGCGTTCGTCGACGGCGGCCCGGACGGCCGCGGGGATGGCGAGGGTCTCGCTGGCGGACCGCCCGGCGCCCGGGGGCAGGCGGCTCATCAGTGGTCGGCTTCCCACTGGGCGCGGCCCTTGGGGGTGAGCGTCCACACCAGGGCGGAGGTGTTGGAGCGGGTGCGCCGGCGGATGGGTCGCCCCTGCTCGTCGCGGGCCTCTTCGAGCCAGCCGTCCAGGACCAGGCCGCGCCGGCGGGCGGAGACGGTCTGGTGGGACAGGCCGGTGGCGGCTTCGATCTCGTCGTCGGTGCGCCCGGCCTGCTGGTGGGGGGCGGACACGATGTAGGCGACGACCTGGCTGCGGTGGTTGCCGGAGCGGCCGATGGTGAGGCGGGCGGCTTCACGGGAGGTGTCCTGGGCGTCGCGGGCGACGGCGGCTTCCCGGCGGTGGAGCGGCAGGGGCCGGGCGGGGGTCCAGGAGGTCATGAGTCGGTCTCCTCTCGGTCTCGTTCGAGCGCGGCGTTGACCGCGTCGGTGATCTGTTCGCGGAGCATCTGTTCGATCACGGGCCAGGCGCCGGCGAGGATCTCCCGGATGTCGCAGGTCTGGCAGCCGTCGTAGGGGGCGACGGAGGGGCTGTCGTCGCCGTCTTCCTCCGCCTGGAAGATCGCTTCGAGGTGGGCTTCGGCAGCCTCGTGGGCCAGGCGGCCCCAGTCCTTGGTCATGTCGGCTCGCAGTCGCACAGGGGCTCGGGCGGGCGGACGCGGGCATCCCAGTCGACGATGGCGCCGCACGCGCAGGGGGCGGTGAACAGGCGGTTCCACGCGGTGCGGTGCTTGGTGGTGACGTCCATCCCGTTCCACGTGCCGTAGAAGCGGATCCAGTCCCAGCCCCCGACGGGCGCTTCGGGTTCAGTCGTCGTCATCGGTGTCGTCCGGGTCGGTGTCGTCGGTGTCGTCGAGGCGGGGCAGGGTGAACGGGGCCATCGTGGGGAAGTCTTCGAGGACGTCGGCGAGCAGCGCCTGGACGGCGTCGGTGACGGCGTCGATCTCGTCGTCGTACTGGTCCTCGCGGGGGACGGACAGCAGGTGGTTCAGGACGACACCGTTGTCACGGACGTCCTGGGCGGGCACGCAGTACTCGATGACGGCGGCACCGTCGTCGTCGAAGACGATGGAGCGGACGATGGGGCGGGTCAGGTCGGTCATCAGGGGACCTCGACCGCGTCGACGATCTTGAAGGTTTCGACGCGGATCAGCTTCCCGGAGCGCTGGTCGACGACGTGGTCGACGCGGGTGACGCGGCCGGTGACCAGCAGGCGAGCGGTCTGGTCGAGGCGGTGGTGCTCGTCGCTCAGTTCGAGGCTGCCCGTGGAGATCAGCTTGGCGCGCAGACCCTGGATCGGTTCGCCCTCGAACGTCGGGGCATCCTCCTCGTCCGGTGCGTAGCTGCCGTTCACGATGGCCAACGTCATGTCCTGATCTCCTTCTCGGTGGGCTTGAACGGGTGGGTCCTCGCGCAGGTCGGGCAGATGTGCCAGTTGCTGCGGCCGGCGAGGTCGTAGAGGGTGCGCTCGGCCTTGGTGACCAGCCGGGAGGCCAGGCAGCAGGTCCGCGGGGCCCGTCCGTGGATGAGCAGCTCGGAGGGCTTGCCGCCCAGGCAGGCCGGGCACAGGTCGTCTTCGCCGCGGTCCTTGCAGGTGTCCTGGTAGCGGGTGCGGCACTGGCGGCAGCCGTGGGCGTGCAGTTCCCTCTTGGTGGGGGTGCGAGCCATCAACTGGCCTGGGTCGTGCGTACGGGGGCGGTGGCCTGCTTGGCGTCGCGGCGGCGCAGGCGGCGGCGTTCCTCGGCGGTGGTGCCGGCCCAGACCCCGACCAGGGTGGGGTCGGCGAGGGCGTGCAGGAGGCAGTCGGCCTGGACGGGGCAGGACAGGCACAGGCGGCGCAGGTAGTTGGAGACGGCGCCCTCGACGAAGAACATCTCCGGGTCGCAGCTGGTGCAGATCGCGTTGGCCTGCCAGGCGAGGTGGGAGGTGTCGATGTCGATGGGCTGCGGCTCCCTGGACGTGCCGACCCGGCGTGCGCTGTGGCGGATCCGGCGGCGGATGGCGAACGGCTTCTGATCCGAGACGGGCGGGGTGGTCACGCCGTCCAGGAGAGTGAGGGTGGTGCGGTCAGCGGCCACGGCCGGCCTCCGACCACTCGATCAGGACGTCGGCCTGGCCGGGGCCGGCGCAGCGGACGAGGCGGTGGATCCAGCGCAGGGACTCGGTGTCGTCACGGTCCTGCTCCCAGGCGATGGCGTCGGCGATGGCCAGGGCTGCGTCGCTGGGTGTGGGGGCGGTGTAGGCGAGGGCGAGGGCGTCGCCGATGCGGTGCAGGAGACCGGAGGGGCTGGAGATGGGGATCCGCTTGCGTCGGGAGTATTCCAACGCCAGGGCCAGATGTTCGATGGTGATCTCTTCGCTGCTTGCACTGATGGCCCGCTTCAGCTTTCCGATCTCGGCGCTGCGGGCCTTCCACATGGGTACTCCTGGTTTAGGTTGCCACCCCAGGTAGTTTTCGCATCCGACAACAATCTCCATGAGCGTTGCAGTCACTGCTCCCCCTTCGGTGAATTGTTCGACTGGCACAAGCAGGGCCCGGACTTCAGGGCGGACAGGGCGAACACGTGGACGCCGCGGTCGGGCAGGCACGTGGGCGGAGTGGGGGACGCGGCGATCAGCTGGTGGTAGAAGGCCAGCTGCGCCGCCTGCCGTGCGGCCTCGTCGGCGGGGGCACCACCGCGGATCGCCTCGGACGGCAGGTCTTCGACACCCAGAGGCAGCTGCACAGGCACTTCAGGCATGGCGCACCTCACGGTCCCGTAGGAGATCGAGATACCGCTGCTTGGCCAGCGCGAGGGGCCGGGCCTCCTGCAACGACAGGGCTGCTTCGTCCGCGGTCGCACCCAGATGCACGAAGAGGCTGGCGACCACGAGTTCGGCGAAATCACACGCCGGGGACTGGACAAGCACACTCCGGTCGGCTTGCCAACGGGCCTGAAGCCACGCGATGGCCTCGTCGATCACGGTGTGGATCTCGTCGTCGTCGTCCGGGAGTGGCATCCACCGGTGGCGCAATCCCTCATCCGTAGGAGGGGGGTCGGGGCTGAAGGTGAGGACGGCGTCGAACTCTGCGCGAAACGGGCGCAGGGTCTCCCCGAACCACAGGCCGGCGGCGGCCTTGTTCCAGGGGTTCATGATGCGCCGCCCAGCATCGGAGTCTTGGTGTCGAACAGGGTGTGGATCAGCTTGTGGATGAGGTTCATCAGGCACCGCCCTTCAGGAAGAGCTGTTCGGGACGGGTCTCGGCGGCGCGCAGCTCTTCCCACTTGTGGCCGCGCCAGGCGAGGAGGTTGTGTTCTTCGGCCCGCTTCGCATCCCGGGAACCGTCCTCGACGATCGCGAGGGTCAGCAGGTCCATCTGCAGGGACACCACCCGCCCGACCCCGCCGTGACGGGACTTCAGAACCGCGAGCTTGATCTTCCCGGTGGGCCGCACGTTGATGGCGTCGCCCTCGGTGAGGGCGTTGTCGGGCCGGTAGGCGGCCAGCACGAAATCGCCGGTCTCCTCGATGGCCCCGGAGTCGCGGGCGTCGTCCAGGTCGATCGGCTTGCCGTCCTTGGCGACCCGGTTGACCTGGGTGGGGCTGATGACGACCAGGCGGCCGGCCTTGGCGTCGGCTTTCAGTTGCATCGCCGCAGCGGTGACCTTCTCGTAGGGCGAAGAACCCTTCGCGCCGCGGGCGTAGTAGCCGAGGTAGTCGACCATCACCACGTCGGGGCGCTCGCCGGTCTCCACCCGGTACTCCGACACCAGGGCCTGGATGTCCTTCTCCCCCAGGCGGTTCTCGTCGCAGATCCAGATCCGATCGAGCGCGTACTCCAGCTCCTGGACGGTGGCGCGGGGGTGGTGGAACAGGTAGATGCGTTCGAGGCGGTGGTAGACCTCTTCGCGGGTCATCTCCAGGGAGATGAACAGGATCCGGTGCTCGCGCATCTGGTAGGCCAGGTTGCACAGCAGCAGCGTTTTCCCGGTGCCGGTCTTCGCCAGCAGGAACACGACCTGCCCCGGCAACAGGCCCGGGTGGGTCACCGCGTCCAGCTCCCGCCATCCCGTCTGCAGGCCGGCGTTCTGGTTGCGGTACTCCCGGAACGCCGCCCCGGACTCGGCGACGGAGTGGATCCGCTTCCCCGCGGCGGTGGACATGAGCCGCAGCACGTCGCCGGCGCCGTGTCCGGCGTAGGGGTGTTCCAGCTCCCAGCTGCGCCCGTCCTGCTTGGGCAGCAGGTACTCGCTCCAGTCGCACTTGCGGCCGTCGATGCTGGGCAGGACCAGGAGGCGGGCCCTGGCACCCCACCGGTCGACGAGCTTCTCCGCGGCGATGCGGCCGGGCTCGTCGCTGTCGAACCCCAGGTAGATCCGCTTGATCTCGGTGAGCCGGTCGTCCAGGTCCTCGGGGAAGGCGTTGGTGCCGGGCAGGCCCACGACGGCGATCTTCCGGACGCGTTCCTCGGTGGAGGCGCGCAGCACCTCGTGCAACCGGATCGCGTCGAACTCGCCTTCGGTGAGGATGACCTCCTCTGCGCCGTCCAGGCTGTCCAGGTTGTAGGCGCGCACCACCTCCCCCGGGCCGCTCAAGTACTTCCCGCCGCGCGACTCCCCCCAGACCCGGCCGCGGATCTGGATGACGTGACCCCGGCTGACGACCGGGATCAGCAAGTGCCTGTAGAAGTAGTCGTCGCCCTTGCGGTTGCCGTCCTTCCACACCAACCCGGTCGCGGCCAGCTGCTCGCGGGTGAACTCCGCCGGCAGGGACCCGGTCAGCGACCAGCCGTCGCCGACGAACCCGAGCTGGCGGTCCACGATGGTCTGCGGGTCCAGCCCCCGGTCGTTCATCAGGTACAACAACACGTCGTCGCGGTTGGCGAGCATTTCCGCGCCCACCCCTGCGGCCCAGTCGAGGATTCTGCGGCGCGTGAACGCATCGTCCGTGGAACCGGCGCGGGGGTCGTCCCCGAAATGCTTCTGCAGCGTGTACGAACCACCCGACGCACCGCAGACCTTGCAGTTGTAAACCCCTTCGTCCGGCGACACGTACAGTTTCCGCTTGCGGGAATCGGGGGGTTCCGCGCAGTCGAAGAAACACGGGTACGTCAGCTCCCGTCCCCCACTGGCGGGACGGCCGCGGTATCCCTTTCCCGCCAGGTAGGCCGGTACGTCGAGACTCATAGCGACTCCAGGGCATGGTGTTGAACCGCAGGTCGCGGCATGCAGAACGTGGAGTGGGGCGGCGGGAGTCGAACCCGCCCGGAGACCGTCGCCCCTGGTGCCTCAGTCGTCCGTCGCGACGCCCTTCTCGGTGAGCATCGCGAACTGGATGTCGACCAGCTGGAGCAGTTGCTGGTTGACTTCCGTCAGCTCGCGCCGGATGCCGCTCAGCTCGCTGCGGATCTCTCCCAGCTCGGACATCTCTAACCCGATCGGGTTAGAACGGGGGAGCCTCGGCCTCACCGGCCGGCAGCACTCCGACGACCTCCTCCCAGACCTTCAGCGGGTCCTTCTTGTCCGGGCGATGGCCGATCACGATCTCGGCCTCCAGGCCGATCAGGTCGTCCAGGTCCACGACCATGCCGATGGGGATGTCGCGCTGGAGGATGGCCTCGGACCACTCGCGGAACTTGTTCCCCGGCCGGTTGGTGATCTTCGGGCGGCATTCGCCCTTCACCCGGCGACCGATGTACTCGTCGTCCAGCCCCCCACCAGGGCGGGTGATCTCCCACCACCATTCCAGGTTCGACGCGGTTTTCTTGGTCCCGTCGTTCCGGTCGGTGAACTCGAAGGTGCGCTCCTTGATGTCCTCCAGGCGGGCACGGTGAATGCTGTCGATCGGAAGAGTGAGATCCTTCTCTTCCTCGGTGGTGAACTGGCGTCCCATGGTCTACTCCTTCAGTGGGTGAGGCTCAGCCGTTCTTGCGGGTCTGGTAATCGGATTCGCACAGCCGCTTCCGGTACTTGATCCACGCGAGTTTCACGTAGTCCTGTCGTTCTCCCGCGAGGTCCTTTCCGCAGTCCTCGCAGACGACGGTCGGCGCGGTGGATGCCGGCGCAGCTTTCGGCTCGGCGGGCTTGTCGACGGGCTGGGCGATGACCCGCCCGCCCAGCTCCTTCTGCACCGTCGCGATGGCGGCCTCGGTGTCGGGCTCGTCCAGCAGCTCCCCGGTGCGCTTGTCCACCAGGCCCTCGGTGACCCGCTCGATGTCAGGTGCGCTGTTCTGTCGGGGCACGGTGACCCGGCTGGGGTTGGCCGTGGGCGGTGCAGCAGCCGGCGTCTCGGTGTTCGCCTCCGCGGCGGGCTCCGCGGCGGGCTCCGCGGCGGGCTCCGCGGCGGGCTGAGGGGACTCGGCTGCGGGCTGGGCCTGGTGGTGCTCGATGGCGGCGATCAGCTCGGCCTTGAGGGTGTTGCCCTTGATCGGTGACCCGTCGGGCAGGGTGGTGACGCCGAGGTCGCGGGCCTTCTTCGCCAGGGCCGGCTTGTCCAGCTGGGCCAGGGGCAGCTCGGTCGGCTGCTGCGGGGGCAGGGCGCCGGAGGCGACCGCCTCGGGGCGCACGACGCCGGACGGGATGACGGCGTTGGGGTCGGCGGTGGGGATCTCCCCGACGGTCTGGGTGGGTGCCAGGTCGGCGAGGCGGTCGGTGATGCGGGTGAACAGCTGCTCGTAGTCGCTGTCGGCGAACCGGATCTCCATCCAGGTGGGCGTGACGTGCAGGCGGTCCTTGAGGAACGGCTTGTCCGGGGTGGGCTTGAACGTCAGGCCGCGCTTCTGGACGCGCTCGCCGGCCTCGGTCTCCCAGTAGGTGCCCATCCAGCCGACGAGGTCGAAGTCGTTGAACGCGGTGTCGGAGATCTCGCCCTGGAGCTGGAGCATCAGCTCGTGGGTTTCCTTGCCGCTGTCGTCGTCCTTGGTGGTCTTGTCCTTGTAGTGGACGTTGACGATGACGTTCATGTCGAGGTTCAGCAGCCTGGTCAACAGCAGGCTCATCTTCTGTCCGACGAATCCCCATGCCTCCCAGCCGGTGAAGGCGGGTGCCTTGTTGGTCTCCATCCATTCGTTCTTGAGCTTGCGCTGGTAGGCGTCCAGGGTGTCGATGACGACGGTGTCGTAGGTGCGCTTGTCCTTGGGCAGGCGGCATTCGAGCTTGAGGTGGGCGAGCAGGTCGAGCATGTCGCTGCTGGAGTTGACCGAGACGTAGGGGACGTTGCGGTCGGCGACGGAGGCGAGGCCGGCCTCGCAGTCGGCGTAGATGGGGCGGGGGAAGTAGGAGGCGAAGCGGGTCTTGCCGACGCCGGGGCCGCCGATGGTGAGCAGCTTGAGGCGTGCTTCCCCTCCGGGAGCGTACTGTTCCAGCCCGGTCGTTCGAATTACCAGAGCCAACGTCGTTCTCCTTTTGAGCCGATTTTGGGCATGGGGGTGGCCAGGAATCGATACGGAATGGTCGGCCTGGTGGGCTAGAGAACGACGCAGTTGTCGAGGTCGATGGCGCCGAGGTATTGGCCGGCGACCGTCCCGATGACGGTGATCTGCGCGCCCTTCTTGAGGGCGATGGACTGACTGAGACGTCCGAGGCGGCAGGCGATCCGCGTGGTGGTGGGGCTCTTGGTGGCGGTGGTTCCGAGGGTGAGCTGGGAGTCGGACACGTCGATGACGGTGGAGGTCAGCTCGATCCGCCGGCCGCCGTACTTGCGTCCAGCTGCGGCGGGGTCTCGACCGAACTCGTCGCCGAGGGTCTTGGTGTTCACGGCGATGAGCGGGGTGATCATGCTCGTGGTGCTGATGCCGGGTCGGTCATCGCTTCTGTTCGCCGCGAACAGGATGATGACGGCCAGGACTATCAGGGTGATGCCGAAGGCGATGTGGGCTCGGGGCTTGGTGTACCAGGGGCGCGGTGGCGGCTCGAATCTCTCGAACTGTGGCGGCATGACGGTTCCGATCTGCGGGTTCGGTTCTGGTCAGCGAGTGGGCGCACCGTGTTCGGCGGCCGGGACGCCGACGCCGACACAGATGTCGCGGTAGGTGCAGAAGGAGCAGTTCTCCCCCGACAGGGACATCGGGTAGATCTCCGCCTTCATGGAGGCGATGACCTGCTCGGCGGCCAGGGCGAAGCGGGCGTAGTCGTCGGGTCCGCGCCAGCCGGCGTCCATCACCTTCTTGGTCTTCAGCGCGATCCACGAGCCCCGCCGCGGGAGGGTCTTGAAGCGCTCGAAGAGGGCTTCGCCGCGGTCGCCGAACCCGTCCTCGCCCCGCCACCCGGTCCAGAACTCCCGCCGCGTGGTCGCCATCAGGTAGGCGGAGAACTGCAGGTTCTGACGCAGGTAGGGGTAGTCCTTGCCGGTCTTGTAGTCCCCGCAGGTCAGGGTCGGGACGCCCTTGAAGTAGGTCACGGTCAGCCGGTCGATGGTGCCGCCGAGGATGTGGGGCTCGTTCAGGTCGTAGTCCCAGGTGCCTTCGATGGGGACCTGGAAGCCGAACTCGGTGGCCAGCAGTTCCTCGTCCGCGTCGCGCGAGTATTCGGCGAACCACTTGATGGCGTCCACGCCGGTGCGGGCCAGGCCCGCGTAGGACTGGCGGGGCAGCCACAGTTCCACGGGGGTGGTGATGGCCTCGATGTGCATGGGGTGCCAGTAGTGGCGGAACGTCTCGACGGCCTGGTCGCGGGCGCCGGCCCAGGTGGTGTTGCCGCTGCGCCATTCGCCTTCGAAGACTTCGAGGGCGTAGTGCATGACGGTGCCGAAGCTGAGGGCGCTGGTCTGGATCTGACGGTGGCCTTGCTGTGACAGGAATGTTGCCTGTGGACACCGCGTCCAGGACGAGAGGGTGGATTGGTGGATCAGCACGTTCAGTTCCTCATGTCAGCTCTGTGGGCGCACGAAAAAGGGCCGACCATCCGCCTGCGCCCTGAGCGCCTGGCTCCGTACCGCCCCGTGGGCGATGCGGTGGATGGTCGGCCCTTGCGACCCCTCGGGTCTGGACCTCGGGTGGCGGCCTCGCCGCTATCCCGTACCTGGAGAACGGTATTTCTGTGCTTCGGGGAGCTGCAAGCTACGTGGCCTCAGCCGTTCAGCTGAACTGGATTCCCGCGATCTTGATGCCTTCGGAGACGTAGGCGACTTCGGGGACGTCGCGCTTGGACACGGTGGACTCGGCCATGACCAGCAGGGTGCCCCCGAGCTTCAGCGTGATCATGCGGGCGCCGTGCACGAGCTGGGCTCGGCTCGCGGCTCTGCAGTGATCGAAGATGTGCTCGCAGGCCGCGAGGAACAGGGCCTTGTCGGCCTGGTTGTCTGCGGGCATGCGGGGGCTCGGCAGCGTCATGGGGGGAGGTCCTCTCGTGCGAAGTCGCGGCGCGCGCGACCCGGTGTTCCCGTCGTGAGGTCAGCCGCACGACGTGTCCGAAAATTAGCACTCCGTTATGTGTGGGGGCAGTAGATGGGTGCTCCGTCGAACAGATGAACCCGCAGCCGTTGGTGATGTTCGATGGGTACGTGTCGGACATTCCCGGGTGTTTCAGGGTCTGAATCTCACGGTGGGTGATCGGCCGCCGGGTGGACGGCGTGTCACCGTTCGAAGCGCTGCCGGTCGCTGCGCGGGGTGCCGTCCAGGACGTAGCCGAGCCGGTAGACCCCGAGCCGAGCAGCCTGCACGAGGGCGACGGATGCCCCGAGCGGTTCGTAGGACTCGGTGCCGGCGAGGATCAGGCGGGAGGTGGAGACGTCGAACCGCAACGACAGGTCATTGATCCACAGGTAGTCCTTCGTGGAGCCGTTGCGATCCCCCTTGCTCCACGTGCTCGCGACGATGTTGCCGGTGCTCTGGTCGTACTGGGTGAGCAGGACCCAGTTGTCGTTGGAGCCGGCGTCGAAGAACTGTCGGGCCACCACGAGGGCGCCGTTGCGAGCGATGGAGGTGGAGCCAGAGGTGATCCGGACGTAGTAGTTGGCGTTGCGAGGTGAGTAGTCGGGGGGCTTGGTGCCTGCGGTGAGCTGGACGATCGGCAGGGTGGTGATGGTGAAGCTGCCGGCGTGCCAGGTGAGCCCGAGGCGGGCCAGGGTGAGGGGTTCGCTGCTGTTCGCCTTGACCAGCAGCTCGGCCTGGAAGTTGAGGCCCGGCACGAGGGTGGCGTCATCGGCGGGCGGGTAGCCGACGACCGGCTGGGTGCTGACGGTGAGGGTGGTGCCGGCGACCACGACGTGGACGAGCAGGATCTCGTCGGGGGTGGAGAGCAGGCTGATCGCTTCGGTGGCGTTCAGCGGGATGATCGCGTGGGGTGGGTAGGCGTGGGTGCCGACGGGGCCCACGGCGGCGGTGGCGATGACGTCGACGTGGGTGCCGGTGACCTGGAGCAGGTCCAGGAGGTTCATGCCGGGGTCGGGGTAGGACCGCCAGGCCCAGAACCGGTTGGTGCCGGGGATGCGGGCCATGGCATCGGGTTCGGTGGCGCAGCGGCCCCAGGCGTCCAGGTCCCCTCCGGGGGCGAGGGCGACGGGGGCGGTGGCGATGGTCTTGGTGGTCGGGTTGACGTCCAGGACGGTGTATCCGGTGGCGGTGACCGTGGTGGTGACGGGGTAGGCGTCGCGCCAGTAGTCGAAGGAGAACCACACCGGGAGGACACCGGGACCGGTGTGCAGGTCGCCATCCACGAAGGTGCCGAGCGATGCCAGGACGCCCCCCGCGGGCGTGGAAGCGTTCGTGTCGCTGGTCAGCTCCCAGAAGCCTTCGTCGGAACCGCCGGCCGCGGTGAGGTCGAGGAGCAGGACGTAGTAGCGGCGGCTGGGCTGCAGGAAGACCGGCTCGGAGAAGGTGAGCTGGTAGGTCGTGGAGCCGGGGACCAGCAGGTGGGTGGCCTCCGCGATGGGCAGGAGGCTGCCGCTGACGTCCCAGCAGATCCTGGCTCGGATGGTGGCTGCGCCGGAGACGTTCGTGCCGTCCAGGACGCCGACGTGAACGGCGGTGACCTGCAGGGGTCCGGGGCCGGTGTAGTCCAGGAGTTGGCCGAGGGTCTGGGTCAGTGGGTGGGTGCGCGTCGGGCTCATGTCCCGGCTGGGGCCGGTCGTCTCGGAGGCGGCCGGGGCGTAGGTGACGGTCTCCACGGTGGCCTCGCCCTGGGTGAGGACGTTGCCGTCCAGGGTGGCGGCGCTGGCGCGGGCGTTGATGCAGTCGACGGTCAGGGCGGTGGGGTCGCCGCGAGTCCAGCCGGTGGCGGTCTGGGTGTAGAGGCGGGCCTGGGGGCCGGCGGGTGCGTCGTCGCTGGAGACCATCCGCAAGGACATGCCGTCGGGGCCGCCGCCGCTGGTGTGCTTGTCGGTGATGGCGACGAAGGTGCCGTTGTCGAGGCTGACCGGGGTGTGCATCTGCCACAGGCCCGCGGTGGAGTCGGTGTACTCGTCGCGGATCGGGACGATCGCCATGTCAGCCCTTCCCGTCGTCCGCGACGGTGCCGATGACCATGTCGAGGAGGTGAGTGGGCAGGTCCTTGATGGCCTTGCCCTCGAACACCAGGTTGTGGTGGATCACGTAGTTCGGTTCGGTGCCGAGTAGGGACCCGGGGCCGGTGGTGTCGACGCAGAAGAAGAGGAAGGCGCCGACGTAGAAGTCGGAGCTGTCGCGGTGCCACTCGGTGACGCCGGTGTGAGCGCGGGGGTAGTGCCCGGACACCAGGGGGGTGGAGTGGTCCAGGACCATCCCGGAGGTGAAGACGGGCTCCTCGACGAACCGGGTCTTCAGGTCCAGGTAGACGCCGGTGAACAGCTCCCCGATACCGGTGGTGGTGTACGTGATGGCGCTGCGGGCGGTGCGGGCGGTGTTCTCCCGCGCGGCGTCCAGTCGGGCCCGGTCCTGCAGGAGCAGCCCGTAGGCGCTGTCGTTGTACATGTCACTGCCCCAATCCGGTGGGGAGGGGCCGGTTGGCCTTGAGCAGGTCCAGGAACATGGCCGTCTCGGTGCTCACCTGCGAGATGTCGACCCCCCAGGCTTGCAGCGGGTCCTTGCCGAGCCAATGGGTGTCCAAGTCGTAGGTCCACTCCCCCGACTCCAGGTCGTTCTTGGACTTGATGCCCTTGACGTACTGGACGAACTCCTCGCCGGTGATCCGCTCCCAGACGCGTACCTGGTCGTCGATCTGGATGGCGGGATTGGCGACGATGGTGATGGTGTCGGTCCGGTAGGTGACCTGCTGCTGGATGGTGATCATCTCGGCCATGCGCTGGGCCTCCGCGGTGGAGGCGAAGTTCTGGTCGGTCCAACCCCCGACGCGGCGGAAGCCCATGGGCTCGTTGGTGGGGTGGAAGCCCTTGGCGACGGCGCCGTACTGGCCGTTGGTGTTGGCGACGAAGATGGACTCGCGGATGTTCTTCGAGCTGATCTTCGCGCGGAGCCCGACCAGCGTCTGTCGCTCGTCGATCGTGATGATCGGGTGGATCGTCGGGACGACGATGTGCTCTCCGATGGCGAGGGCGCCTCCGCCGCGGGTGGCGTTGAGCGCGAGCAGGGCGGCTTCGGTGATGCCGAACTGGGCCGCCACAGTGATCCAGTTGTCGCCGGCCCGGACGGTGTAGGACGCCGTGTCGGAGGTCGGCAGGGCGGGAACGACCAGCGCCTCCCCGGGGCGCAGCGGACTGGACCCGCGCAGCGAGTTCGCGTCGCGCAGGACCGCCTCCGTGACACCGGCGTGGGCCGCGGCGGTCGCCCACGTGTCGGGCGCGGGCAGGGCCAGGTGCTCCCCGGGGGTGAGGGCCCCGGAGCCGCGGGCCGAGTTCGCCGCGTGCAGTTCCGTCTCGGTGACGGCCAGCTTGACCGCGACCGTGGCCCACGTGTCGCCCGCCAGGACGGTGTAGGTGTAGGACCCGTTCAGCGGAATGACCAGGGCCTCGCCGACGACGAGGGCACCGCCACCGCGTGCGGCGTTGGCGGTGAGCAGTTCGGCTTCGGTGACGCCCAGCTTCACCGCGACCGTGATCCAGTTGTCGCCGGCGACGACGGGATACTTGCCGCCCTCTTGGACGATGTAGTTGCGAAGCCCGGTGGGGTCGGCGAGGTAGCCGGCGTTGGCGGCGAGGTCGCCGACCCAGTTGCCGAGGGAGAACCAGTTGGGCAGCCGGAACACGGCGCCGCCGGTCTCGTCGATGAAGAACACGAAACCGAGCAGGTCGCGAATGTAGGCGATCCCGTCCATGAGTGGTTTCTTGTCCCAGTCGCTGCCGAGCCTGCCAACGTCGCCGTACACGTAGATGGCTGTGGTGCCGCTCATCTCCAGGTCACCCCAGACGCGCCCGGACTTCAGGAACGAGTCGTCGGTGGGCGGCGACAGGACGACCTTCGTACCGTCGGAGAGCGTCTCGAATGCCATCGCGGTGCGCGGCCAGTGGAATCCTCCGCAGGCCAACAGGTATTTCACGATGTCGGTGTAGTCGTTGTAATCGCCGACGGTGTGGGTGCCGCCGGGAGTGGTGGTCTGGTGCTGGCTGGTGCACTGGATGTCACGCACGCCGGCGCGGTACCGCCAGGGACCGATCCCGGAGTTGCACAGGTCGGTGAAGGTGATGCGGATGGCGTCGACCTTGGCGACCGGCGTCTTCAGGGTGAAGGTGGTGTTCGTCTCCCGGCCGGCGGTGGCGACGAGGGAGTAGGTGATGTTCGACCCGTTGGGCGCGCTGACGGGGTTGTTCGGGTCGTAGGGGATGGTGGTGGTGCCGAGCCACTTGCCCTTGACCTTGATGGACAGGAAGGCGCGGTAGGGGCCGCCCCACGTCTTCACGGTGACAGAGGAGACCGTCTTGCCGCCGCAGTTGCCTTCGATGAACTCATACGCGTACCCGGCTTTCGGTTGGGCGTTCCCGACGCTGAGCCAGTACGTGGAGGTCGAGCGGTCGAACGCGTCGGAGGGCCGGTGGCCGTGGACCAGGCCGTTGCGCCCGAAGTAGGGCCGCCCGGAGTCGGTCCCGTAGGTGGGTCTCCAGCTGGGACCGACGGGCGACACGACGGGCGGATTGTCGACCTGGTGCGGGGGGTCCCACATCAGCGGGTAGGCGGCCGGGGGGATCACCGGGGGGAACATGATGTGGTCCAGCAGGAGTCTGCCGACGTCCCGGCAGGTGACGGTGATGAGGCCGTCGGTGCTGAACTCGACGTCGTCGATGAGCCAGGTCCCGGTCTGGACCAGGTGGGGGTCCTTCTCGGGTGCGACGGTGGAGTCGAATCCGTATCCCTCGTAGGTGCGGACGAGCCGGTCGGGGATGATGAAGTCGGTCCAGTCGTTCGCGACGGCCCCCCACCGGTTGGGTCCCCACTTGGTGGATCCGTAGTTGTAGGTGTAGAAGCCGGGCTGGTCGAAGTCGCCCGAGGGGACGGGCTGGGTTCCCAGCTGCAGTGCGGCGGTGTTGTACAGCACGATGGTGCACGTGGCGACGTCGGAGCCGGTGGAGCGGTCCCATTCGACGCTCTTCACGTTGGGCATCTCGCGGGGCTGGTCGCCCTGACCGAACATCATGCTGGCGAACAGGCGCTTCGGGTCGACGCTCTGCAGCTTGATCTGGATGCGCTGCATCGTGACCCGGGCCATCGGGCGACGGTCGCCGGTGAACTCCCCGCCCAGCCAGGTGTCGGTCAGGGTCGGGGGGACGATCCTCATACCGGGGTCACCGGGCCCTCGAAGATGAGGGCGCTCATCGACCATTCGTGGCACCAGGGGTGCACGACGTCACGGCGGGCCTGGGGGTCGAAGTGGGTGAGGTAGCACAGCCACGCGCGACCATAGTGATCGGTGATCCAGATACGGTTCCGCTTGCCCGTCCAGGCGACGAACGCGTCGTACTGCGCCTTGGTGAACAGCGTCCCGGAGAACTGCCAGTCCACGGGCGCGGACTGTCCCTCGAACGCCAGCTTGGCCCCGTTGATGCTGGTGGTCGCCAAGAAGGTGATCTTCTTGGGCGGGAACGGCGAGTTCATCTTGTTCGGGTTGATCGGGAAGTGGTACGTCTCGCCGGTCACCGGGTCCTGGAACACCCACTTCCGCACGCCGGTTCCCGGCTGGACACTCGGCGGCGGCGTGGTCACGGGCACTCCAATCGTTTGCGTTGTCGCCACGGCGGCCACGCTGAAATCGGCCGAAGCGGTCAGGGCCGTGGTCATGTCGGTGACGACGAGGCTGTAGGTGCCTTCGGCGACGACGTCGATGGGAACGGAGAGGCCGGCGACGGCTCCCGCGTCGTCGAAGGTGGTAGATATCGCCGGTGTGGAAATCGCTCCGTCCACGACGGTGAAGGCGCATTCCTCGTCGGGGGTGCCGTTCGCGACGAACACGGTGAGGCTGCCCGGGGAGATGTCCAGGGTGGTGTCGACGACGGTGAGGATCAGCCCGGCCGGCGTGGGCGCCGGCGGGGCGCCGAGGGCGAGGGCGGGGGCCTCGATGAACAGCTGGACCAGTGGGAGGTGGAAGCCGGCCTCCGGGCCGGCGACCAGCGCCGGGGCCCCGCCCCCGGACAGGAAGAGCACGACCGGGCGGGGTGAGTCGGTGCCAAGGTTCCCGCCCCCGGACAGGGTCAGCGTGGTGGTGGCCTGCCGGGTCCCGGTGGCGCTCTCCTGGTCCCCGCCGGACAGGGTGACGGTGGTGCTGCGGGTCGGGTTGGGGTTGACCCCGGTGGCGGTCAGCTGACCGCCACCGGGTAGACCGATGCCGGGCTGGACGCCCATGCCTCCGTAGGTGCCGAGCTGGAGGACGCCGATGTCGTAGAGGAAGCTCGCGTCGACGGTCATCGGTCAGGCCTTGCGCCAGCGGAAGACCGGGTAGGAGTTGGGCAGCTCGGTGGAGCGGGTGGCGTACAGCTGCAGGGGTGCGTCGCTGAGGGTCTGGGCGGACCCGAAGTCCACGGCGGTCAGGACGGTCCCGCCCGGCAGGGCCAGGACCACCCAGCGGAAGGTGACCGAGAGGGTCTCGTCGCTGGCCCAGCTGGTGTCGGGCAGGGACAGTTCCATGACGGCCGCGTCGGCGTCGAAGTACAGCGGCCACGCCCCGGCGGCCAGGCCCGTGGTGGCGTCGTAGCCGCCGCCGGTGGGCAGCAGGCCCGGCAGGTCCGAGACGTTGTCGTAGCCGTCCAGCAGCTCGGTGACGGTGGCGTCCAGGAGGTAGACGGTCACGGTGGCGGCGGTGTCGTCGTCGTCGTAGACGGCCTGCAGACCGGCCAGCGGGATGAACGAGGTGGCCATGGGGTCACGCCTTCCGCGTCGCGACGGTGACCCGGTTCCCGGCCCCGACGGCTTGCTTGACGATCGCTTCGACCTTCGAAAGATCGGCACCCTGGAAGGTGAAATTGTTCGTCGTCGTCGTGGCCTGGTTGGTGGTGGCGTTGATGGCCTGCCCGCCCAGCGAGTTCTGCAGGCTCCGGCGCACTTCGTAGACCGTCGGGACCTTGATGTCGCCGAGGTTGAACTGTCCCGACAGCGAACTGGCCGCCTGCTTGATCTTCAGGTCGGTGTCGATCAGCATCTGCGTCAGCTGGAAGTATCCGTTCGTGCCCTTCTGGGTGGCGTTCAGCTGGGTCTGGATGCGGTTGTGCTCGGCCTGCAGCATCCCCATGTACGCCGAGTGGCTGATCTTCCCGAGCTGTTCCAGGTTCTGGGCGTCGCTGATGCGCTGCTGGTGTCGGGTGGATTCCTCGGTGTTCTGCGCCTCGTGGACCGAGATCGTGTCCTTCTGGATCTGCTCGTCGCTGGCGCCCCTCGCCTTGTCGGAGGCGAGCTTGTCCCGGGCCGTGCGCAGGGCGTCCTGCGCGACGGTGAGGGGATTGGACAGATCGATGCTCCCCCGGCGCGCCGTGTCCGCAGCATCCAGCAGTCCATCGGCGAGCGCGTTCTCGGTCTCGAAGACGGCCTTGAGAGCGTTCTTGTAGGCCAGGGAGTCCTTGTTGACCGACTGGAGGATCAGGTCGGCCTGGGCCGCGTCGCGGGCGGCACGGAGCTGGCCGACGCTGTCGCGGGACTTGGTGGCGTTCGCTGCATCGAGCGCCGCCTTGATCTGCAGGTCGGTGCCGCCGTTGGGGTTGGATCGGCCCAGGGCGTTGTTGACGGCTGCCGCGTCCGCGTTGGCCTTGTCCAGGGCGGTGGAGTCGGGGGCCTTGACCTTGCCGGCGGCGGCGTCGGCGGCTTCCTTCTCCTGGCGGGCCTTGTCCAGGTCTGCGGCGGTGACCCCGGATCCGGGGAGATGGGCCTGTCGTTTCAGGTCCTCGAAGGCGGCATCGGCGGTTGCCTTCCGCTGCTGCGCTTCGTCGTAGACCTTCTTCTGGGCGTCGAAGTCGAGCTTCGCCTTCGCTGCTGCGTCGTCGGTGCGCTTCTTCAGTGCGTCGTTCTGTTCCTGGGTGGAGGAGTTCATCGCCCCGACGATGACGTCGACGTTGCCCGTGTTCGCCGCGACGTCCAGGTTGGTTCTGTTGAATCCGGCCGCGATCGACTGCGCTTGGGCGACCGTTGTGGCATGGGCCAGTTGCGTCTGGCGGACGCGCTCGTTGTCCGCGAGGAGGTTCTTGGCGTCCGCGGTGACCGCTTCGATCTTCGCGAGTTTCGCGTTGTCGAGGTCCACCTCCAGGAGGCGGATGGCGGCGTCGATCTCCCCGTTCTTGTTCTTGTCCGGCTGGGCTGCCTTGATTCGCTCCAGGAGGGGTTTGGCGAGGTCGAGGTTGCTCTGGGCGGTGTTCAGTCGAGCGTTCGCGCCGGCCGTCGCGGAGAGGTCCACCGGGTTGCCGCTCACGGCGGCGGCGAGCTTCGCGGCGGTGGTGGTCTCCTGGCCCACCGCTTGGCTGTTCGCCGGTGCCGCCTTCGCGAACTCCAGGAGCTTGGTGTCGTCCTGGGCCAGGGAGGTCCGCAGCGCCTCGGTGGCCTTGGCGAAGGCGGCGGCCTGGCCTCGGGCGATCGCTCGGGCGACCGGGGCAGGCAGCTTGGCCGATTCCAGGGTCGACTCGATGGCCTGGCGGTAGGCGTCGGCAGTGCCGGCCGAGTAGAGGTCCAGGCCGGGCGTGGTGAGGAACTTCTGGGTGGACGACTCGACGATCGCCTTGAGTCCGGCCACGCCGCCCTGCGCGTCGATGGCCTGTCGTCCCTGGTTGACCTCGGCGCGGGTGATCGTCTCTCCGCCGCCTCCGGTGCCGAGGGTGAAGACGTCGGAGCCGCCGACGAAGCCGCGGGGGCGCCGGCCGCCGACGAAGGTGGTCGGGGTGTCCGCGAAGGTGTTGAGCAGCCCTTGGACGTTGGTGACGCTCGACCCGACGGACGCGGCGATCGTCGTGGTGAGTGCACGGCGCCGAGCCTCGGTCAGGTCGCTGGTGGTGTGGGTTTCCTGGAGCTTCTGGTCGTCCTTGATGGACTGGGTCAGGGCCTGCATCACCGACGCGGCGCTGTACCCCGCGTCGACGAGGGCCTTCAGGCTGGCCGTGAGGGTGTCGATGCTGGTGAAGTCGAGGGACTTCACCAGCCCTTCGGTGCCTCCGGCGGCGGCACCCTGGGTGCGCAGCCGGTCCAGGGCGGCGGCGTCACGGCGGTTCTGGGCGGCCAGTGAGGTGAGCTGGTCGGCCTGGTCGGAGGCGGGGCCGTGGGTGATGCTGTTCCAGGTGGCCCTAGCGCCCTCGGTGAACTCCTGCAGGCCCTTGGCGACGTCCTGGAGGATGTTGAGCCGGTTGTCGACCGTCTTCTCCCCGGTCACCGGGTTGATCTTCACGTCGGAGGAGTTGGCCGCGGCGATGCCGCCGAAGAACCCGCCCGTGGACTCGCGCAGCGCGTTGGCTGCCGCCTCCTGGGAGTCGGCAGCCGAGCGCAGGGCCTCAGCGGAGGAGCCGTTGACCCTGGCCAGCTCCTCGGCCGCGGTCTTCTGCGCGGCCGCGACATCCGCGAACGCCGAGCGCAGGCCGTTGAGCGCCGCGGCGCCCGCGAGCGCGGCGATGACTCCGATACCGACGGGGCCGCCGACCAGGCCCGACAGGGCGCTGCCTCCGGCGCTGAGGGTCCGGCCGAGTCCGACGAAGGTGGGGACGCGGCTGCCTTCCTGGGCGGCCTGTCCGACCCTGCCGAGCAGGCCGCCGGTGGCGGTGTTGACGAAGTTGCCGACCCCGCTACGTCGGGCGGCGAGGGCGGCCCTGATTTCCAGGCCTTCCCGCTCCCGGTAGATGGCCGCCAGGCGGGCCTGGAACGCGGCCTCGGTGGTGACGAGGCGGTTGCGGACGGCCGCTTCCTGGGCGGCCAGGCGCTCCAGCTGGCGGGTGGACCCGCCGGCGGGGACGGCGTCGACGCGGGCCTGGATGCGTTCCAGGCGCCGCTGGCCCCGGGCGACTTCGTCGGCGTAGTCGGCCTGGGCCCTCTCGATGGCCCGGCTGGTGCGACCGGTGATCTCGGCTGCGGGTCGGGCTGCGCGCTCGGCGGCGGTGAGGCCGCCTGCGGCAGCGCCGACGTCGGTCCGGGCGCGGATGACGGAGGTGCGGGCCTGGGTGGCGACGGCGGCGGCGTAGGCGGAGGCGCCCTCGGCCTGGGAGATGGCGGCGGCGTCCTGGCTGGCGACAGCGGCGGCCATCGCGGTCGACGCGGCCTGCTGCTCGGTCGCCGCGGTGGCCAGGGCGGCTTCGGCGGCCTCCAGCTGGATGGCCGCCGCGTTGAGTCGGGTGGCTGCGGTGACGACGCCTTCGTCGACGGAGGTGCGCAGGGCCGTCTGTGCGCGCAGGCCGGCGGCGGTGGCGCCGACCGAGGGTGCCGCAGCGGCTGCTCCAGCCGTGGCCTCGGTCCCGACCCGCTCGGCAAGCTGAACGCGAGCCAGTGCGCTCGCTGGCGCGAAGCGACCTTCGGCGGCCAGCAGGGCTCCACCGATGCTGCCGGCGGAGCGGATTGCTGCCACGGCCTTGAGGGCCAGGCCGAGCGCCAGCAGGTCGACCACGATCGGACGCAGGGGGCCGAAGGCGCCGGTGAACCGGGCGATCTCCTGGGTGGCGCCCTTGAGGAGGCCGGTGAGGAATTTCACGGCTTCGACGAGGGCGACGAACGGGTCGGCCAGTCCGGACGCCGCCAGGTTGGTGACGAGCGCCTTCAGGTTGCCCTGGATGATCGTCAGCTGGGCTCGGACGTTCTCTAGGCGCTTCTCGAACTCCCGCAACCCGGCGTTGTCGAAGGTCTGGGTGTCGCCGGCCTTGGCGAGGATTCCCTGGGCGCCGCTCAGCTTGTCCAGCAGGACGAGGATTTCCCGTGCCTGGCCGGTGCCGCCCAGGCGGGAGGTGAGGACCTGGCGCTGGGCCTCGTTCATCTTCTGGAACATCTCGCTGAGCGCGAGGATCTGGTCGCGCGCGCTCGCGGTGGTGTCGACGGCGTCGGTACCGGCGGGGCGGGTCTGGTTGATCGCCTGGATGAACTGCTTCCCGGAGGATCCTTCGAGGATCTGGCCGAGGCGGGAGACGCGGGTGGCCAGCAGGGTGCCGGACTGGTCGGTCTCGGAGTTCAGCTGGGAGATGATGGTGGCGGCTTCGCGGAGGCTGAAGCCCATCTGCTTGAAGACGACCGCGGAGTTCGCGAGCCCCTGGTAGATCTGGGTCTCGTCGCCACCGCCGGCGAGCTTGGCGCCGGCGACGGCGTCGGTGACCTGCCGCAGCCCGGCCCCGCTGGTGGGCAGCTTGAAGCCCTTGCTGATGGCGGCGAGGTTGCCGGCGGAGTCGGTGAGGGTGGTGGTCGCCAGGACCGCCAGGCGTGAGGCTTCCTTGGCGTAGTCGTCGCCGAAAGCCCGCTGCCGGTCGGCGAGCGACTGTGTCTTGTCGCCGGTCTGGGCCAGGGCGGCGTCCGCGGCTTCCAGTTCGCCGCGGAAGGAGCGGATGCCCTTCGCGGCGACGTCCATGGCTTCGCCGACGTTGAATCCGCCGATGGCGGCGAAGTTCTGGAGCTTGTCGGTGAAGTCTGCGGTGATGTTGGCGCCACTCCCCATGGCGACTTCCAGCTCGGTGAGGGAGTCGTTCATGTCGAGGAACTCCTTGGCCGCTTCGCCAGCGACTCGTTGGAGATCCCCCATCACCGTGTAGAGGAGGTTGTACTTCACGGCCTGGCCGGCGGACCGGGCGAGGCCGTCGAACTGGCCGTTGAAGGCGGGCCCGCCACCGAATCCGGAGTTGGAGATGCCGGTCAGGAAGTTGTTGAGCAGGCCTCGCTTGGCCTGCTCCTTCATCGCCGCGGTCAGTTCGCGTTCGGCGGCGGCGTTCTCCGCTTCGGTGCGGGCGTTGAGGCGGCGCTGGGCGGTCTCCTCCCGCGTCGCGGCGGTCAGCTGGGCGGCGGCGAAGCGGGACCGGTCGACCTCGGGGTCCAGCTGGGTGGCTTGCCCCTGCCGGTTGATCTCTACGACGTGTCCGACGTCCCCGGTGGCCCGGGGGGCGATCGCGAACGTGCTGGGCCCGACCTGGGTGACGCCGTTGGTGGACTGCTGCCCCTGCGCGATCCGGCGCCGGGTCTCGGCGGCAGCCTCGTACAGCTCCTGGACGTAGCGGCGGTTGGCCAGGGCCAGTTCCTGGGTGGCCTGGCTGACGCGCTCCCGTTCGAGGTGTTCACGCTGGGCGTCGCCCTCGGCCTGGGCGATGGCCTTGCGCAGGTTGGCGGCGTACTCCTGCTCGATCCGGGCGATGGCGCCGCGGTCGGCCTCGTTGGCCGGGTCGAGGCGCCGGGCGCGCAGCTCGCCCTGCTGGGTGAAGGTCTTGAAGAACTCGGTGATGGGGCCGGTGGCGTCCCGGAAGGTGTTGGCGCCGACCTGGGTCAGCTGTCCGCCGGGCAGGGCGCCCTGCGCGGAGCGGGCCTGCTCGCGGGTGAGGGCCTCCTGCTGCAGCCGGGAGGCCAGCTGGCGCTGCTCGTCGGCGATCTGCTGGGCGCGGCTGGCGCGGTCGTACTGATCGCGGATGTTTAGCGCCTGCGCGGAGTCAGGCTCCAGCCGCTGACCGCGGGCGTTGTAGAAGGACGGCTCGGACGTGTTGGTGTTGATGAACCCGCTGCGCATCCGTTCGACACCGGATCCGAGGCGCTGCGACGCGGCCGTCAGGGTGTCGGCCATCTGTCGAGTGGCCTGCGTGATGCGCGCCTGGTCGGCTTCGTTCTGCTGGGCGCGGCTGGCGCGGTCGTACTGATCGCGGATGTTCTGCGCCTGCGCTGAACCGGGTTCCAGCCGGGCCCCGCTGGGGCTATAGAAGGACGGCTGAGCGGTGTTGGTGTTGATGAACCCGCTGCGCAGCCGCTGGACGCCGGAGCCGACGATCTGGGAGGCGGCAGTCAGCAGGTCGGCGATCTGGCGGGCGGCCTGGTCGACGACGGCCTGCCGGGCATTCCCGAGGATCTGCCTGTTGGCGGCCTCGTACTCACCGAACAGGCGAGGGTTGGCGCCCTCGCCTGTGGTGTTGCCGTTGAAGGGTCGAACGCCTCCAGACGAATCCGGCGCGAAGTAGCGCCGGCTCAGGTCGGCCTGGACTTCGGCGAAGCCGGTCTTGACGCGGTAGACCATCCCGGCGCCCAGCTCCTGGCCAGCCAGGGCGAGCGCCCTGGGGTCGACGAGGCGCGCGTTCAACGACGCGGCCAGCTCCCGCTGGCTCTGCAGCTGCGCTTCCCGGTTGGTCTCGACAACCCCTGACCTGACGGTGGGGGTGCGGGGCTGCTCGGGCGGCGGTGCCGCGGCGGGGGGCGCCGGGGGCGTGGTGGGGGGCTGGCCGGCCCCGCCGGCGGCTGCGGGGGTCTCGCTGCGGCGGCCCCTGGCCGCGGTTTCGGCGTTCGCGGCTTCGGCGGCGCGCCGGTCGGCTGCGGCGGCCTCGTTGGCGGCGCTGACTCGTCCGCTCAGGGCGGCGACGAGTCCCGAGATGGCCTGGCCGAGTTCTCCGTCGACGCGGGAGGCGCTGGGGAAGCTGAGGGCCCGACCGGGGTTGAACCCGGCGACGTTGTTCTCGGCGGCGGTGGTGCGCAGCTGGGTCTGGGCGGTGCGGGCCAGGGAGACGCCCAGCGCCTGCAGGCTGGCGACCAGGGCGCGGATCTGGGCTTCCTCGACGCCCGCGCCGCGCAGGTCCCGGGTGGTCGCCTGTGTGGCCTGGGTGATGACCTGCCGGGCGGCGGGCCCGAACTGCGTGGCCGGCTGGTTGCCGGCCTGCAGGGTCCGGGTCATCTCGACCTGCAGCTGCTGGATGCGCTGCTGGATGCGCTCGGCGCCCTGCTCGAACGCGGTCAAGGACCGGGTCATGCCCTCGGGGTTGATGCCCCCGAGCTGGCCCAGGACGGAGTTGATGCGCCCGACGGTGCCGGTGATGGTGGCTTCACCGGTCTGGAAGGCCTGAGTGATCTCGCTGAAGACCTGGGTGAAGTTCTGGGTCGCGGTGAACTGGGTGACTTCACCGCCGCCGCCGGTGGTCTCGCTCACGTCATCTCCTGAACTGGGCCGTCAGCTCGTTCTGCTGCAGCTCGGTGGTGGGTATGGACTGCCAGCCGTCCGATCCGCTGCTGTCGCTGCTGTACCGCTCGGTGACCGCCTCGAAATGGGCGGTGAGCGCCTTGTCGTCCAGCCAGATCCGTTCAGGGGGTCGATCGTCGTCGGGTAGCTCGAACCATCCGAGGACAGTCAGGGCGTGACTGATGGCTCCGGTGAGATACCAGGGGGTGGCGGCGGGGTCTCGCCGGATGTAGAGGGCGTCGATCCCTCCGCCTCGCTTGGCGTTGGAGACGAGCCGGAGGAACTCGTTGGATTGTCCGAGCCTTTTGGGTCCCGGCCCTCCATGGACAGCGCGGCGAGTTCCTTGGTGATGAGTGCGTGGAGGGCGTCGGGAATGGCTCGGGCGTCGGCCTTGGTGGCGAAGACGCGCTCGGGGTGGCCTTCGCACCGGTTGTGGTCCAGGACCCCGTCGGGGTTGGCGGTGGCTTCGCAGTAGCGGGTGGCGTACCACAGTTCGGTCAGGGCGTACTCGGCGGTGGCGACGTCGCTTCCACGCCGGTCCAGCCACAACTCCATGTAGTCGTCCAACAGTTCCTCGTCGGACATGCGGGAGTAGTTGCTGGCCTGCCAGGCCCGCTCGTTCTCCACCGCTTCGTTCAGGTGGGCGGTCCACTCGGCGAGGATCTTCTCGACGAGCAGGATTTCCGCGGGGTCGGCGGGCTTGGCGGACTGGGAGAAGTCGCTGCGCCGCAGGATCGCCAGCCGCTCGGTCCACTCGGGGTCGTCTTCGAGGGCGGCGAGGATCTCGGAGTACTTGTCGTCGACGCGTGCGGTGACGACGTCCTGCTCCATGGCTTCGCGGCCACGCTCGACGAGACGGCCCTCAATCTTGATGCGCTCGTTGCCGTTCTCCTTGAGCGCCAGGATGAGGCGGGCGCGGGCGACCTGGGCGTCGGACAGGCACTCGTCGCGCTCGTAGGCGTTGATGGCCTGGACCCACAGGTAGGTGCCGTCGGGCAGGGGTACTTCGCGGCCCTGGACGAACAGGTCGGTGAGTCGGCGAAACCGCGTGCTCATGGTGGTTGTCCCCAGTCGTTTTGATCCAGTTCCTGTGCCTGTCCCAGGGGTGGGATCGACGGGGGTGGGGTGGAAACTGACGTGCCCCCCGGCGGGCTGCCGGGGGGCACGTCGAGTGCAGGGGGTGGTACGTGGGTCAGCCGTTGGCGCCGGGCTTGGCGCCCTTGTAGACGGTCAGGTCGCCGGTGTCGGACGTCCAGTCGAACTGGACCTCCAGCTTGTTCTGGACCCGGCCGGAGAAGCCGGGCAGGTTGAACCGGGCGTCGGAGACGTAGAACGACTTGAGGACGGCGCCGCTGTCGGGGCTGTGCAGGGCGATGTATAGGGGCAGCGGGTCGGTGGTGAGGGCGCCGGCCACCTCGTTGACGGGGACGCCGGCGATGATGCAGACCTTCTTGTACAGCTCGGTGTAGTCGCGCGGCTTGAGGCCGATGTTGCCGGTGACGTCGGGGACGTCGAAGTCCTGGCCGACCAGGGCGGAGTTCCCGAACTCCTCGTCGCGCTGCAGGGTGACCTTGTAGTCCAGCTGGACCGACTGCACGCTGGTCCACCGGTCGACGAGGCTGACGCCGCCGACGCAGACGGTGATGTTCCGGCCGCGGATGGCCGCGGGGCGGGTGACCGTGGCGAGGGCGTGGCTGGCCTGCGGGTAGGTCTTGACCGCGTTCGAGGCGTAGGTGACCTTGATCTTGCTGGTGGTCGGGACCGCCGCGATGATCGTGAGGGTGACCGACCGGGTGCCGTCGGCGTTGCTGCCGGTGGCGGCCTCGGTGTAGTCGGCGCCGATCGACAGCCGCTCCCCCGTGGACAGCGACACCGACAGGGCGTACTTCGTGCCGGCGACGGTGTCACCGTTGTACGGGAACACCGGGTGCGCCAGGGCGATCGCCTGGTTGGCGCTGTTGGTGCCGGCGAACTCGTCGATGTAGACGCTGCCCGGGGTGTAGAACAGGCCGTCGCCCTTGAGCGTGGCCGTCTGCGCGGCGTTGTTGGTGATGCCGTACCGGTAGGAGAGGGACTCCAGCGCCAGGTAGGGGATCGCGACGCCGCCGAGGGTGTCGAACGGCGCCGAGGCGGTCTGGCCGGTCTTGAACTGGCTGGCCACGTCCAGCGGCAGGCTCTGGTTGAGGTGCATCGCGAAGCCGTCGGCCATCGCGATGCCGTCCGAGCCGACCACGGTGACGGCCGGGCTGGACCCGCCGGTCAGACCGCTGGCGTCGGTGGTGAGCAGCGCGACGGTGCCCGAGCTGACCAGGGAGCCGGAGAAGGTCACCGTGTAGGGGCCGCCGGCCGCACCGGAGACCGACAGGGTGCCGCTGGGGACGCTGGACAGGGCCCGCAGCGCGGTCTGCACCGCGGCGGCCGTCGCGTTCGGGGCGATGCCGGTGGCGGTGGTCTGCCCGGCGAACGTGACGTCGTAGGTCCCGCCCGTGGGCGAGCCGGTGATGGTGAGGGTCTGGACGCCGTTGGTGGCGTTGAAGACGTTCCCGGTGAGGGTCGCCTCCAGCTCCGCGGAGGCGTCGAACGACTCCAGCGAGAACGACAGATCCGGGATGTCCGTGACCGAACCGACGGCGAGGTAGTTGCCGAGTTCGTAGACCTTCTGCCTGTTGAGGTTGACAGTCCCGGGACCGGCGGTCTGCGCACGGTCGACCAGGATCTGGTTCGCGACATGGATGAGCTGGCCGGCCTTGATCGCCATGTGTCCTTCTCGCCTTTCTGCTGCTCGACAGCGCGTTACCGCGAGAGCCGCAAGCACTGGAAGGCTCACGCGCGGCCGGCGGCTTCTGACCAGATCTCGGCGGGGTTCTGCCTGGAACGAAGGAATGGACCATCCGGGTGACTCCCCCGTATGGCCGGGGTGGAGGGTCGGCCGGGCGGTCTACGGTGGGCCGATGCCACGCCATCGGCCGTTGACCATCCCGATGCGGGATGCGTGGCTGTTGACCGGCGAGGCGGTCGCCGCGGGGCTGATCCCGGCGGCTCGACTGCTGGCGGATGCCGCGGTGCAACGGTCGGGGTGGGAGCGGTACCGGGAGTCCACGCAGGTGTGCGGCATTCAGGTCCGCACCCTGGAGTTGATGCCCCGCGGGTGGGCGTATCACGCGAAATCTGGACGCGACCAGCTGCTGTTGATCCATCCCGAGGGCCGGGAGTTCATCACCGAGAGCTGGGCTTTCGGGGACATCATGGCCGCGGTGTACCGGGCGGGCGGCGGGTTGATCCGCATCGACGACGTGCTGGCCGAGGTGTTGTCGGCGTCGATGCGGGCCCCGGATTCCCCGAAGGGCCTCTAGCCGCGTCGGATCCCGACGGCGCGCAGCTCGTCGTAGGCGAACCGGTACCACATGCGGCCCTTGACGAACGCGGTGCGGGCCTCGTCGGCGTAGTGGTAGGCCAGCACGCCCTTGGTGATGGTGACCTGCCGGCCGCCGCGCCGGTAGGACGCGGGCCGGGCGGCCTGTCCCCCGACACCTCCGGATCCGTAGAACTGCAGGCGGATGGTCCGCCCCACCCAGTACGTCGAACCCCATTCCCGTCCGGGGACGCCCTCGATGACCCGGTAGTAGGCGGCTGCCCTGGCGGACAGGGCCGCGACGCGTTGGTCGATGAGGAAGTCGAACCCGGTGGTGGTGGCTCGGGAGGCGTCGGGATTGGCGACGATCTCGGCGAGGCTGACGGGGTTGCGGGCGTCCTTGTAGCGGTGGACCTTGTCGTCCAGGTTCTTCGCGGCCCGTTGGCCGAGCCATTCGATGCTGCGCTGGTTGGCGCGGCGGATGGCTCCCGACCCCTGCTGGAATCGGCCCCGCAGGTCCCGCAGCCGGTCCCGCAGGCCGGTGTCGTCGACCCGGAAGGACCATTCGCGGGACGCCACGGCTACCTCCTGGTGACCTGGACGTGGATGCGTTCGATGAGGTCGACGACGTGGTCGTTGCGCAGGCCGTCCTCGTCGGAGACCTTGATGACGTCGCGGCACAGGTCGTAGAAGACGCCGAGTGCGTCGATGACCCGCTGGCGGTAGGCGAGCTGTTCGTCCTTGGTGAGTCGGGGCCACCACGTGGAGGTCTCGGCCGCCCCGAGGATGCTGGCCAGGCAGCGTTTCCGCTGCTCGGTGACCACTCGTATGACTGCCCCGCTCACGCTTGCCTCCATGTCCCGATCCGGTGGTGGTGCGGTCGTGCTGGCGTGCTGGTCAGAGGTTGTTGGGGCGTCCGGGCCACGTGTACCAGGACATCCCGGTGAACGCGAAGTGCGCGGCGAGGAAGATGAGGCCCAGGTAGAGCATGTTGAGGCTGCCGAGGTCGACCTTGCAGAGGCCGAGAATGAAGACGATCATCGCGATCAGAGCAAGCATGGTGGACGCTCTCTCTCGTGTCGGTGCGTGGTGTGGTTCCGGTGGTTCATCTTCAGGGGACGTAGTAGAGGCGCACGCCCAGGCGCATCACGCGCCAGTAGCGCTTGAACTGTTCGGCGGCTCCGCTGGCTGCGGGTCGGTCCGGGCCGATCACTTCTTCGATCTCGATCTGCTGGTCGGTGTCGGTCTGGTCGATCTGGTTGACCAGGGGGAACACGCGGGTGTCGAAGATGTCGCGGATGTCATCGCAGACGGCGTCGGACAACGCTTGGGTGTCCATGTAGACGTCGATGAAGACGGGGTACCAGGCGGAGCGCAGGCCGGCGCCCATCTCTTCGTCGACGTCGTTGATGACGTCGCCGATGGACACGGCCACCGTGTTCGTTGTGATGATCTCGCCGCGTTCGTCGGGTTGGTAGTCCAGGACGACGATGGGGTCGGCGTTGAAGTTGATGGGCCCCAGATTCTTGTCGATCCACCCGAGGGTGGTCAGTTCGGCGACGGTCTTGTTCTTGATGGTGGCCCGCAGGTGTCGGCTGCGGTGTCGGATGGCCATGATTCCCTCACGACTCGTTCTCGGCGGCGTAGATGATCTGGTGCACGCCGACCGAGAACAGGCCGACCGATGGTGGTTCGTGGTGGCGCAGGTACCGGTCGCCGGAGATGACGACGAAATCGGCGTCCTTGACGACGGTGTAGTCCTCGTCGAGCAGGGTGACGCGCACCTTGCTGGGGACGATCGCACCGAACGGGGTGGGGTTTCCGGCGGCGTCGATGTATTCCACGGCGCACGGCTTGGAGACCGGGGTGCGGGGGGTGCGCACGACGGGGGCGGCGGGGTCGAAGGGGACGCCTTCGCCGTCTTTCACCGACGTGGTGGCGTTGGTGGGATTCCAGCAGAACGTCAAGGCGTCCGCGGCGACGGGCGGGGTTCCCATGGTCATGGCCGAGCGCATCGCGGCGCGGAACGCGCTGGCGTTGAAGGAGGAGTTCGTCCCGGCCATGCCCTGTCGTCGGCAGGTCAGGTGTCGGATCTCATCCTGTCCTGGGCGACGCGGAGGGCGTCGGTGAGGGGGTCCAGGGTGTGCGCGGTGATGATGTACCAGCGCTCCTGCTTCTCGTACTCGTCCAGGCTGACGACGTAGTGGCGCAGCTCGACGAACCCCGGGCCGCCCCCGGGGTCGTCGACGTACACGACGTGCAGCTCCAGGTCCGCATGGTCCAGCGGGATGCGAGCCAGGATGCCGGGAGGGAGGCCCGAGGTCATCCGGGCATCTTAGGACGACACGGTGTACCAGCCGTCGCCGTGGAGGGTGGACAGCTGCCGGATGACGGTGTCGTACATGCGGGCCCCGACGTCCAGGGTGTACCGGGCGGTGGCGTGGCGCAGGACCTCGCGCCGGTCCAGGGTGTCGATGCGCTCCACGGCGGTCATGAACTCGCCCAGGGTGCGGCAGCGGACCCCGGACACCCCGTGGTGGACGGTCTCGGTGAACCCGCCCCAGTCGGTGGCGATGACGGGGGTGCCGGACAGCATGGCCTCGACCGCGACGCCGCCGAAGGGTTCGAGGTAGGTGGTGGGGGCCAGCAGGGCGCGGGCGCCGGCGAGCAGCTGCGCCTTCTCGGAGCCGGTGACCAGCCCGACGTACTTCGTGCCGGGGATGTCGGCTCCCGGCTGCCCGGCGACCAGGACGGGCAAGTCAGTCCGGGCGGCGATCTCCGCGATGATCGGGAGGCCCTTCCGGGGCGTGGGCCGGCCCATGTAGAGCAGGTAGCCCGCATCCTGCATGGACGGGGTGAAGTCGGCCGGGTCGTAGCAGTTGGGGATCACCGAATCGAAGAAGGCGATGTCGTCCCGGTGGCGCAGGCCGGCGACGTGGTGGGCCCAGGCGTAGGACTCGAAGGTGTGGTGGGCCTCGGGCAGGATCCCGCTGTACCCGATGCCCCACTCCCAGACCAGCGGCTTCAGCCCGGCGGCCTGCAGCACCTGGACGACCAGCTGCTGTGCGGTGCCGGCGATGAGGCCGAGGATGTCCCCTGCCTGCCAGTGGGTGGCGATGGCGACCGCGGCGCGCATGTTCATCTCCCGCCAGTGCGGGGCGTCGCCGTCCCACTGGTCGAAGACCCGCGTCGAGTCCCACTGCGGGGCACCGAACCACTTCATCCGGTCCTCGGGCCCGACGATCGGCTCGTAGACGGTGCCCTCGGCGCACTCGTGCTCGTCGGGCCCGTAGACGACCGGGGTGTACCCGCGGGCAACGAGCATGGCGGTGAAGCGGCGCAGCTTCGCGGTGTAGGCACACCAGTCGTACTCTCTGGTGATCATGGTGTGAGGGAGGGCGACGAGGTGGATCTGCGGGCGGCCGGGTGCGCGCGGTTCGGCTGGGATGAGGTCCTGGTCCAAGTCCATGGGCTGCACGTCGTCGGCCCGCCCAGGGAAACGCAGACGACCCGATCGGGTCGTAGGCTGACGGGCATGGACCCCGAGCTGATGCGCCTGGTTCGCGCCAACAGCGACGCGCTGACCCAGCTAAGTCAGCACCTGGACCGGCACGACCGGGCCCTGGCCGAGCACGAGCGGCTGCTGCGCGAGGTGTTGGCCCAGCAGCTGGCCATGTCGCAGCTGCTGACCCGCATGGCCGGGGTGGACCCGGACGCGTCGTCGGACTAGCCTGACGTCGATTCCGCCCCGCCGTCCTCCGGGACTGGCGGGGATCTTTTTGCCCCGACTCAGTACATGGGGAGCCAGGCCGGCTGCATGGGCAGCCAGTAGGCCAGGGGGACGCCGTTGGGCGGGAACCGGAACGCGTTGGCGGTGTACTGGTCCTCCATGAAGAAGGCCATCCCGGCGCCCAGGGTGGTGAGCTTGGTGGTGACGGCGTCCTTCTGGACTTCCAGGGCCTTCATGATGTCGCGCAGCACGTTGGTGGCGTAGGTGGTCTCGGCGGAGACGGGCCCGGCGACGTACTTGCTGGAGGAGATGCGGTTCAGCAGCTCCGCACGGATCATCCGGATGCCGGCGTAGAGGACGACGAGCGCGATCTCACCGGACATCATCGCGGGACGGACCTGGGCGTTACTGTCCGCTTCGTAGCCGAGCAGCGTGGCTTCCATGTGGCATTCGGCGAGGGCGTCCTGCAGGAGTCCGACGAGCCCGTCGTCGGTGGTCTCGGGGAAGATCGTGTCGAACATGCCGGGGCGGGCCAGGATGTTGCGGACCGAGGTGGTGTAGGCGGCCAGGTCCGTCCAGTGGTCCCCGACCCCGCGTAGGGTCGCGGTCCCGCCGCCGGTGAGGTTGAGGATGCCCGCCATGGCTTACTCGTCGGCAGTCGAGGGGTGAGATCCGAGCGGGGCGTTCACGCGGCGACGACCGTCTGGACGGTCATGATGCGCGGGTAGTTGGGGTCGGAGCCGGCCCAGTTGAGGTTCCCGGAGCCGCTGTTGCGGCTGGCGTTGACCTGGACGGTGACGCTGGTGGTGGAGTCGGCGGTGTAGATGCCTTCGATGTGGACTCGGTGCCAGCCGGCGCCGGAGGTGATGGGTTCGAAGGACAGGCCGAGCAGGGCGTTGGTGGCCGCAACGCGCATGTAGATGCCGGCTTCCAGGGGCATCGATCCGGCGATGAGGATGCCGTCGAAGGTGATGTAGTAGCTGGTCCCGGTGGTGGCGGAGAAGGTGATGGACCCGCCGGACGTCTCGGCAGTGGTGAAGGAGGCGGAGTCGGTGGTGAACTTCGCGAACGCGGGGCTGCTGCCGCCCCCTCCCCCGCTACCTGCCGGGCCGGTCGCACCGGTGGCACCGACGGCCCCGGACGCGCCGGTGGCACCCGCAGGGCCGGTGGCACCGGTCGCGCCCACGCCGGTCGGGCCCGTCGCCCCGGTGGGTCCCGCGGGGCCGGTCGCGCCAGCGGGGCCGGTCGCCCCGGTCGGTCCAGCTGCCCCTGCAGGTCCGGTGGGTCCGGTGGCGCCCGAGCCGCCGCCGCTGCCGGACTGCAGGGCGGCCAGCCAGTCCGCGACGGTGGTGTGGCTGCCCTGGGGGTTGGTGCCCAGGGTGGCCTCGACGGCGGCGACGGCGTCCTGCAGGTCGTTGAAGAACTCGGCGTAGACGTACTGTCCGGCGCCGTCCACCTTGGTGGTGAACGTGTCGAGCCCGGTCGGGTAGGCGCTCATGCTCGATCCCCTACGGCTGGTAGTAGCTGACGGTCACCAGGCCGGCGCCCCCGGCGGCACCCGAGGTGGCGCCGACTCCGCCTCCGCCGCCGCCTGCGCCGGGGACCTGCCCGGCGGTGGCTGCGGCAGAGGTCGCGGTGGAGGTGGCCGTGGGAGGCAGCAGGTTGCCGCCGGCGCCGCCGTCGCCGCTGGTGGCGGTGTTGCCGGCGGCGCCGCCCGACGGGGTGGTCGAGGTGGTCGAGGTCAGGACAGCTGGCGCCACGGCGGAGAAGGCGGAGCGGGCAGCGGGCATCTTCCAGGTGTAGGTCGATGGGAGGGCCCCGGCGGAGGTGGCGGTCCAGGAGGTGGTGTCCAGGTAGCAGACCCGGGACCCGCCGCTGTCGGCGATGATGACGCGCCCGTCGGCGACCACGGGCGGGGTCCATGCGGTGGTAGGCGAGATCGGCAAGCTGATCGAGTTCCAGCTCGCCCCGTCGGCGGAGTACGCGGACGAAGTGCCGGTCACGGGCGTGACGATGAAGTTGGTGCCGTTGTGGACCGCATACCCGAGCGTGGAAGCAGGCAATGTCCGGGTCGTCGACACGTTGATGAACCCGTCGGTGCTGGTCCCGGCCGTGCTGGTTCCTTGAGCGGTGACGAGGTAGGTGCGGTTGCCGTAGGCGACGTCGGTCCACACGGCGTTGGCGGGCATGCCGACCGACGTCCAGGTGATGCCGTCAGGGGAGCTGGCGATCGTGGTGGCCGTGAGGCCCTGGAAGGCCCAGAAGTAGTCTCCGGCGAACCGGGCGTACTGCCAGTAGTTGCTGGCCCCCGGGTTGGGCAGGGTGCCGAAGACCCAGTTGATGCCGTCCGTCGAGGACATCACGTACACGGTCGCCGTGACGCCGGTGTAGCCCAGAACGAGCCACCGTCCGTTGCCGTACTGCACCGACGTGGAGCCCCACGAGGTGGTGGTGGGTGGGACGGGGAAGGAGCGGGCGGTCCAGGTGACGCCGTTGGGGGAGGTGGCATAACCGGTGCTGGAGGCGTCGGTGATGGCCAGGAAGAGCCCGTTGCCGTAGCCGATGGCGGGCCATGCGGTGGCGGACGGCATGGTCATGGAAGTCCAGGTGACGCCATCGGGGCTGGTGGCTCCGAGCGTGGTGCTTCCCCCGGCCATGACGTAGAGCCGACCGCCGTTGGGCAGGCCACCCGCCGACGACGTCGGCATCAGCGACGTCGCGGTCCTCGGGGCGGCGCTGATGGTGCCGCCCGTGCCGCCCGTCGCGGACAGGGCTCCGAAGGAGCTGGCGTTCCCGGCGCTGCCTGACGCCCCTTGGCCGCCCGCGCCACCAGCGGCACCAACGGTGACCGACACGGATCCGGTGACAGCCATCGTGGCGGCGAGGGATTGCCCGGCGTTGCCGCCGCCACCGCCGAAGAGGGACCCCGAGGGAGTGCCCCCGGCTCCCCCGCCGCCGCTGCCGGTGACGACGACATCGCACAGCAGCGGGTTGGTCGACGACGTGGCCGCCGGCGGGGTGAACGTACTGGAGCTGGTGAAGGTCTTCACCACGCGGGTGCCCGAGGGCACGCTGGCTGGCTGACTCCCGGTGCTCACTAGGCCCTCACTGAGTAGGAGACGATGACCAGACCTGCGCCGCCGGCAGCGCCAGCCGTCGAGCCGGCACCTCCCCCGCCACCGCCCGCCCCGAACGCCTGCCCCGCGGTGGCCGCCACCGACGCCGTGCCGGTGGCGGCGGCGGGCGGCCCGTAGTCCCCGCCAGCGCCGCCGTTGCCGGAGGCGACCGCACTCCCGCCGGCTCCGCCGCTGGGCGCGAGGATGGTGGCGGTGGCGAGCTTGGGCGCCCCCGCTGCTGCCGATGCCCGCCCGGTGGGGGCGGTCCAGACGCCGGTGGACGGCAGGGTGCGCGCGGTCCAGTTGACGCCGTCGGGGCTGGTCCACAGCTGGTTGGTGCTGGCCGCGGAGGTGGCGATGAACTGGCCGTCGACGAACGCCAGACCCGAGGCGCCGGAGGAGTGCGGCATAGTCCGCGTGGTCCACCCGGCCCCGACGGAGTAGGTGGCGTAGGTGCTGGAGGCCGTGGTGGACAGGGCGACGAACACGCCCGCGCCGTAGGCCAGGTAGGCCCAGTTGGACGTGGACGGCAGCGTCAGCGCGGTCCAAGCCCGGCCGACGGAGTACGCGGCGCTCGTGGAGCCGGAGGCGACGGCGACGAACACCCCGGCCGTGCTGGCCGCGACGGCTGACCAGTTCGCGCTGGCGGGGAGCGCGAACCGGGTCCAGGTGATCAGGTCCGTCGAGGAGTAAGCATCATTCCCGGCGTTGCTGAAGACGGCCACGTAGATGCCGTTGCCGTAGGTGATCGTCGCCGGGACGGACGAGCCGAGGTACAGCGAGGTGATCACTCGGGTCCACGTGATGCCGTCGGCGGAGGTGTAGAGCGCGCCGCTGGCGGCACCGAACGTGAGGAACTGGCCGTTCAAGAACACCAGGTTCGCGAGTCCGGTGGTCGGAGGAGTGCGGTTGGTCCAGTTGATGCCGTCCGGGCTGGTCGCCAGCGTGGAGTTGGCGGTGGACATGGCCACGAACGTGTTGTTCCCGTAGGCGGTGAGGGAGGCGCCGGTGTTGGAGTAGGTGCGGGCGGTCCAGGTGGACAGGTTGTCACTGCTGGCCGCCGCGGTCGTCGCGCTCACCACCAGGTCCCGCAGGCCGATGCCCGGGGAGCCGCCGGCGCTGGTGGCCGGCATTGCCGTCGGAGTGGCTGGGGTCGCCGAGGAACCGGCCGTGCCGGCAGCCGCGCCGAGCGCGGTGAGTGCGCCGAAGGAGGTGGTGCCGCCGCTGCCGCCTGCGCTTCCCGCTGATCCGGCGGATCCGGCTGCGCCGATGGTGACGGTGACGGCGGTGGTGGAGGTGATGCGGAACCCGTTGAACAGCAACGCTTGTCCGGCGCTGCCGCCCTGTCCACCGACGTTGTTCGTGGCGTGGTAGCCGTTGCCGCCTGCGCCGCCGCCGACGACCAGGACGTCGCAGATGAGCGGGTGGGTGCTGGCCGTGCCGGCGGGTGGGGTGAACGATCCCGAGCTGGTGAAGACCTTGACGACCCGCGTGCCGATGGTCGAGGACCCGGCGCGGACAACGCTCACGTGATCACCGTGCCGTAGAGGTGGAATGCCAGGGCATTGGCCGTGGCCGAGCGCACCGAGATGACGTCGGTGGTGGCCAGGGTGAGCCCGACCGTCAGGAAGACGGTGGCGTTGGGGTCGATGGACGCGCTGCGCATGAGGGCGTGGACGGCGGTGGTGGCGGCGCCAAGGGGTTTCACGTTGACGTCGCAGACGACCGAGCTGGAGGTGACGTTGCAGATGGCCAACGTCGATGCCACGACCGAGGTGGCGGCCGGGACGGTGTACATGGTCGTCTCGGTGGTAACGCCCGGGAGGACCTGGGCGATTACCTGGAAACTCTCAGCCACGTCAGCCGCCCATCATGTTGAAGGTGTGTGCCCACGTGGCACCGCCGGAAGAACTGGCACCGGTCGCGCCCACGGGTCCCGTCGCACCGGTCGCACCCGCCGGGCCCGTCGCACCGGTCGCGCCGACGCCCGTGGGGCCCGTGGCTCCGGTCGCGCCGATCGCTCCGTCGGCGCCCGCGGGCCCGGTGGCACCAACGGGTCCTGTTGCCCCTGCTGGGCCGGTGGCGCCGACGGCCCCAGCGGGCCCGGTGGCACCCGTCGGGCCCGCGGCGCCGGCCGGGCCGGTGACGCCGGTGGCGCCTGCGGGACCCGCCGAACCGTCAGCTCCGGCGGGTCCCGTGGCGCCCGCCGGGCCGGTCGCCCCCACCGCTCCCGAGGCGCCGGCGGGGCCCGTCGCGCCGGCAGGGCCGGTGGCCCCGATGGGTCCGGTGGCTCCGACAGGTCCGGTCGCCCCCACGGCGCCGTCTGCGCCTGCAGGGCCGGTGGCACCGATGGGCCCGGTTGCACCGGCCGGGCCTGTTACTCCTGCCGGACCGGTGGCACCGATGGGACCCGTGGAGCCGACCGGTCCGGTGGCGCCTGCAGGGCCGGTCGGGCCGACGATCTGGCCGATGTCGACGAACGTGAAGGTGGAGCCGGAGAAGACGTAGAGGTCACCGTTCTCGTCGACGATGTAGCCGTCGCCGATGCTGGCTCCGCTTTCAAGGGCGGTGAGGTCGGCGACGGTCGGGACGGATCCGACGATCTGCCAGGTCTGCCCGGCGACGCCCTGCGGACCGGTGGCGCCGGTGACGCCGGTGGCGCCGAGCGGTCCCGTTGCGCCGGTGGCGCCCGTGACGCCTGCCGGGCCCGTGGCCCCCGCGGGGCCGGTTGAACCGACCGGGCCGGTGGCGCCCGCGGGACCGGTGCTTCCTGTTGGGCCTGCGGCGCCGTCGGCCCCAGGTGCGCCGTCGGCCCCGGCGGGACCCGTCGCGCCTGTGGCGCCGGTCGCTCCGGCGGGTCCGGTGGCCCCGTCGAGTCCGTCAGCTCCGGCCGGGCCGGTGGCCCCGGTCGGTCCCGTCGCTCCGTCGGCACCGGCTGCGCCGTCGGTTCCTGCCGGGCCGGTCGCCCCGGTGGCACCTACGGGGCCGGTCGATCCGGCGGGGCCGGTCGGGCCGCTCGCGCCGGTAGGGCCGGTGACGCCGACGGGGCCGGTCGCCCCTGCGGGTCCGGTGGCGCCGGTGGGGCCGTCGCCGATCGCGAGGACGTCGGCTTCCAGGCCGGTGACGGTGCTCGACAGGGAGATGACGGTGTCGCCGAGTTCAGCGATGGTGGTGTCGATGTCGCCGACGTCGGTGACGAGCTGATCGACGGCGTCCTTGAGGGTGGGGAAGGCACCGGCGGGCTCGATACCGAGGGTGGTCTGGATCGCCTCGATCGCCGTGGTGATGTCGTTGACGTCCTTGGCGTACAGGTAGTTGCCGGGCCCTTCGGCCTTCACCGAGAAGACGTCGAGGGAGGCGGGGTACGTGCTCAAGGGCCCTCCCGGTCAGCGGCTACTGAGGGAGTCCTCGACTGGGCGGCGGGGGAAATAGACGCCCTGGCGGGGTGTCGGTGCGGGCTGGAGTGTTCAGCCGTTGTCGGGCCCGGGGGTGAACGTGGTGCCGTCCCAGGTCCAGCCGGCGCTGGGCCATGGGTCCATGTCGCTGACGTCCACGGCTTCGTCGTATCCGGAGGTCGGCAGCCATCCGTCGATGAATTCCTGATCGGCCAGGATGACATTTATGACCACGCCGTCGGTGATGCACGCGAACATGTCGACCATCTCTTCCGGATTCTGGACCGTTGTCGAGGATGCTTTCGACCGGTGGGTCCGGCGAACTCAGCCGATGGTGGGGCCGCCGCCGGCGTTGAGTTCCTTCTGGATGACGACCGTCAGATAGCTGCTAGCGGGGAAGGTCTGCTGGCGGGCTGAGGGCCAGGTGACCCGGAATTCGGCTTGGAACTCCCCGGTGGTGTCGGTGTCGCCGGGGGACCAGGCGTAGACGACGACGCCGAGAGTGTCGGGGTCGGTCTGGTCGAGGATCGTCATCGGGGCGTCGATGACGACGCCGGTGCGGCGGCTGCTCATCACCATGTGGACGCTGGTGGCGTTCGTGAGGTCGACGGGGGTGGCCTCGTCGAGCAGCCGCACCCGTAGATCTGGTTTCAGGTCGTGCTGCTTGAGGTGAAGGCTGACCGTCATGCCCCTGTTCTCGTCAGCGCGGCGACGCCAATGGACGCGACAGTCAGATCGAGTTCGGCGGCCAGGGACAGGGATTCCAGGGCGGTGAGGACGGTGAGAACCTCAATGGTTCCGCCGGTGGGATTGAGGACGACGGCGTTCCCGGTGCCTGTGAGGGCCTGGATTGCTCCACCGGTGTTGAGGAGTTCGATGCCCGGGGTGGTAGCCAGGGTGGTGACGCCGCCGGGCTGGGTGGGGTCGACGGCCGTGGGGGCGGCCAAGAAGGTGGCGTCGCCCTGGCCGGTCAGCAGGTCCACGGCGCTGGCCGTGGTGAGCAACTGGAGGGTGGGGGCGAACACCGTGGTCGGGTAGGCGCCCCACAGGCCGCCGCCTCCGGACAGGAGCAGGTCGACGCCGCCGTGATGGACGGCCCGCAGGAGCAGGGCGCCGCCGCCGGCCAGGGCAATCCGGGATCCGGCCCGCTTGGCCCCGCTGGCGGTGAGGATGCCTCCGCCGGTGAGGTCGGCGGGCTGGTGGACGGTCCTGTGGGCGGCCAGGGTGAACGCGTCGCCGGTGGTCAAGTCCAGCGGAGCCTGGTCGACGGCAGCCTTGCGGGTGCGCAGGGCGGGTGCGCCACCACCGCTGGTGGTGCCCAGGGAGGTCTGGGTGCGGCGGCTCTCGACCAGCTGGCCGGCGCCACTGCCGGTGACGGTGATGCCGGCGTGGGCGTGCTTGGCGGCGACGACGGCGAGGGATCCGCCACCGAGGAGTTGCCCGGTGGTGGCGGTGGCCTTGCGGCGTCCCGTGGCGGTCAGGGCGCCGCCGGTGGTGAGGTGGATGGCTGCAGCGCGGTCGAGGTGGCCGGCGCCGCCGCCGCTGACCTGCAGGGTGCCGCGTCCGCCCTTGGCGCCGCGGATGGTGGTGGCGCCGCCGCCGGTGGTGGTGGACAGACGGGTGGTGGCGTTCTTGCGGCCGGTGGCGAGCGGGCGTCCGCCGCCGGCGAGGGAGAAGGTGGTCTTCTCCCGGTGGGTGCCGGTGACGGTGACCGTTCCGCCGCCGGCGAGGGCGAGCGGGGCGCGTCGGCGGGCGCGACCGGTCGCCGCGGTGGCGCCGCCCCCGGTGACGGTGATCGGGGTGGTGACGTGGATCAGGCCGTAGATGATCCCGCCACCGGACAGGGCGACGGTGCCGGCGTGGTGTCCGGCCCAGGTGATAGCGAGGGTGCCGCCGCCGTGGACCGGGGGGAGGTTCGCCGATCGGTTGTCGTCCGCGTGGATGACGTGGATGGCGTGGAAGTGGTCGATGTCGCCGCCGCCGGACAGCAGCAGGTCGACGTGGGCGATGACGTGCGCGACACCGGTCGCGGTGAGAGTGCCGCCGCCGCTGAGGGAGGCGTCGCTCTGGCCGATCTTGAGGCCGGCGAGGGTGGTTGATCCGCCGCCGGGCAGGGTGGTGGCGGCCAGGGCCTGCTTGCGGCCGTCGAGGGTGGGGGTGCCGCCGTCGGCGGCGTCCAGGGTGGTGGTGGTGTTCTTGTGGGCGGTCAGGTCGGGGGTGCCGCCGCCGGACAGGGGTGGAAAGAGGTCACCGTGGTCGTTGGCGTTCCCGGTCAGGGCCAGGGAGCCGCCGGTGGTGACCTTCAGGTTGTAGTCAGGACCGAGGTAGGACTGGCCCAGCTGGAACTGGTCCAGTTCGACCGCGACTGATGCGAGGGCGTGCTTGGTGGCGGCGGTGTCGGCGTTGTCGCCGTCGGACTCGTCCAGCGCGGTGGTGGCCCGCTTGGAGCCGGCCACCTGCCCGGAGCCGCCCGCGGGGACGGCGAGGGCGTCGTAGGCGGTCTTGAGCCCGACGGCGGTGGGCGTCCCGTCCGTACTGGCGGCCACGTCTGCGGACGCGGCCTTGCTTCCGGCCGCGGTGGTGGTGCCGCCGCTGGAGATGTCCAGGCCGCCATGGCCGACCAGGACGCTGATGCCCACCAGGTCCCCGCCGCCGCTGACCGCTGGCAGCGCGCCGAGGGCCTCCTTGGCGTGGGTCGCGGCGGGAGTTCCGCCTTCCTGGTCGTCCAGGACGGTGAACCGCCCGGCCAGGACGGCCAGCAGCAGTTGGCCGTCGCTGGAGTCGCCCAGGTCTGCGTAGGCCTGCCTCGCCCCGGTGGCGGTGGACGTGTCACCGCCGGTGGCGGTGATCTCCCCGAGGTGGACGGCGAGCGTGGTGACGACGGTGTCGCCGCCGGCGGTCGCCGACAAACTCGAGTCCGCGATCTTGGTGGCGGTCTCGTCGAGGGTGCCGCCATCTACGGCGGTCAGGGTGGCCTGGGCGTGCCGGGTCGCCGTGAGGGTCTGATCGCCGCCGCCGGAGACGGGCGGGTAGAGCTGGCCCTCCTCGCGCGCCAGGCCGGTGATGGCGCCGGAGCCGTCTCCGGTGACAGTGAGGGTGCCGGCGCGGCGTCCGATCGCCTCGGCGGTCGCGGTGTCGCCGCCGGACAGTGGCAGGGCACCGAGGCGTCCGGTGGAGTGGTCGACGGTGGTGACGCCGTCACCCGTGTCGGCGAGGGTGGTCAGCGCGCCCTTGACGGCGGTGGCGGTGAGGGCGCCGTCGTCGGTGTCGGTGAGGTCGCTGCTGCGGTTGCCGCGGCCGGTGGCGCTGAGGGTGCCGTCGCCGGAGCAGGCGAGGGTGGTGGCGATGCGGATGGTGGCATCGGCGTTCAGGGATCCGCCGCTGCTGTCGTCCACGGTGCCGGCGGCCTGCTTGACGCCAGCAACAGTGGCGGCACCGCCGTCGGTGGTGGACAGCGCGGAGCGGGACCCCTTGAGGGCGCGGACGTCCTCGCTGCCACCGCCGGCCAGGGTCAGGTCGGTGGTGGCCTGCTTGACGCCCGTGGTGGCGCACTGTCCGCCGTCGGTCTCGGCGAGAGCGGTGTAGGCCTGCCGGCGGGTGTCGAGCAGGGTGTAGCCGCCGCCGGACAGCGGTGGGTACAGCCGCCCCTCGGGGCGGGCGACGCCGGTGGCGACCAGGTTGTCGCCGGTGGTGGCCGCGACCGATGCTGCGGCGTGCTTGGCGCCTAGCGCGGCGAGGGATCCGCCGCCGTCCAGGTCGACCGGTGACCCGGTGGCCTTGCTCGCCTGGGTGGCGCAGTCCCCGCCGTCGCTCGCGCTGACCTGCGCGAGCGCACGCTTCGCACCTGCCGCGGCTGTGTTGCCACCAGAGGTGTCGGTGAGCGTCGCGGTCGTCGACCGGGCCCCGGTTGCGGCGAGCGTGCCGCCCGCGGTGTCGTACAGGGCGCCCGAGCCGCTGGCGTGCCCGGTGACGGTGAGGGACCCGCCGGCCGTGTCGGCCAGGGCGCCCGCCGCCGTGTGCGCACCGGTGACGGTCGTTGCGCCACCGGTGGTGACGGTCAACGTGTAAGCGGGGCCGAGGTAGGAGGTGCCGAGCAGGAAGTCGACCAGCTCAACCGTGACTGAGGCGAGGGCGTGCTTGGTGCCCAGGTCGCTGCCGGTACCCGAGCCGGTCAGGCTCAGCTGGCCGCGGGCGGTCCGCTCCCCCGTGGCGGCACAGTCTCCACCGCCGTCGCCGGCCAACGAGCCGGTCGTGGCGCGGCGGGCGGTGATGCTGGTGGCGCCCCCGTCGGAGGCGGCGGCCTCGCCGTGTCCACCCTTGAGCCCGCTGGCGGTCGGGGTGCCGCCGCCGGACAGTGGGGGGAACAGGTCGCCGCGGTCGTTGGCGGACCCCCCCATGGCGAGGTCGTCACCGGTGGTCGCGGCGATAGGTGTGGTGGCGTGCTTGGCGGCGGCGACCGTACTGGTGTCGCCGGCGTGGTCGACGAGCTGGCCCGTGGTGGCCTTGAGCCCCTGCGCAGCGTCTGCGCCGCCGGCAGCTTGACTGGCGTCGCTGCGGGCTTGCTTGGATCCGCTGGCGGCCCCTTGGCCGCCCGCAGTGTCGGTGAGTGCGCTGTAGGCGCCGCGACCACCGGTGGTCGCGCCTGCCCCGCCTCCGGTGAGCAGCAGCGGGCTGGCGTCCACGACGCGCCGACCGGTGGCGGTGGTGGTGCCGCCGCTGGTGTCGGCCAGGGCGGTGTCGGCGCGCTTGGTGGCGGTGGTGGACTGGTCGCCGCCGTCGCTGGCGTGCAGTTGGCCCTGGGTAACGATGTGGCCGGTGGCGGTGAGGGCCCCACCTGAACTGATCGTGAGGGTGTAGGAGGGTCCCAGGTAGGAGGTGCCGAGGACGAAGTCGTCCAGCTCGATGGCGACCGAGGCAAGCGCATGCTTGACGGCCAGGTCGCTGGCGTTCCCGGAGCCGGTGAGGAGCAGGCCGCTGCTGGTGGTCCGCGTCGCCGTGACGTCACCGGAACCGCCATCGCTGGTCGCCACGTGGCCGGTAGCGGTGCGGGTGGCGGTGGCCGTGCTGGTGCCGCCGCCGGGCAGGTTGAGGGTCGACGCCGCGCCCTTGGCGGCGCTGGCTCCGGGGCCGCCTCCGCCGCTGTCGGCGGGGGCGTACAGGGCGCCCTTGGCGGCGATGAGGCTCGGCGTTCCGCCGCCGGTCAGGGGCGGGTACAGGCGTCCGTTGGCGCGGGCGAACCCGGTGAGTGCCAGGTTGTCGCCGCTCGTGCAGGTGATGGTGGTGCGGGCGGCCCGGGTGGCGGTGGCGGTGAGGGTCCCGCCGTCGGTGGCGGTCAGGGTGGTGGCGCGGTGGGCGACGGCGTCGATGGTGAGGTGGGTCGCGCCGCTGGTGAGGGTCAGGCTAGTGCTGGCGTCGTGCCGGCCGGTGGCGTCGGTGGTGCCGCCGCCGGATGCCTCGGCGGACGTCGAGGCGATCTTCCGGCCGGTGGTCAGCTGGGTGCCGCCGCCGGGCAGGGCCAGGGCTTCTCGTGCCGCGCGGGCGCCGCTGACTGCCAGTGTGCCGCCGCCGGTGAGGGGCGGGGCTAGTGGGCCGCTGGTGTGGATGGCTGCGGCGATGGTGGCGCTGTCGCCGCCGGCGAGGGTGATGGCAGTCGTGCGGGTGGTGGTGCCGGTGGCCTGGTCGATGTCGCCGCCGGTCAGGGCGGGCGAGGCGGCTGCCTGCTTGTGCCCGGCGACAACACTGTCGCCGCCGCCGGAGGCCGTGACGGCGCTGATGGCGGTCCGGTGGGTAGCCAGGTCGGTGGTGCCGCCGCTGCTGCACGCCAGGGTGGAGCCGGTGACGTGTCGGGTCGTGGCCGCGGTGAGGCTGCCGCCGGAGGAGTCGGCCAGGGCGGTGGCACGGAGGGTGGTCGCGGTGGCGGTGAGGGTGTCTCCGCCGGACAGGGTGGCGGTGCCCTGGCGGTGGGCGGTGCCAGCGGCTGTGGCGGTGCCGCCGGTGGTGGCGTGGACGTCGCTGAAGTCGGCGGCATGCCCGCCGATCGAGGTGGCGCCGCCTCCGGTGACGGTCAGCGTGTAGTCGGGGCCGAGGTAGGAGGTGCCCAGGAGGAAGTCGTCCAGCTCGACCGTGACCGAGGCCAGGGCGTGCTTGACGTCGAGGGTGGTCTGGTTTCCGCCGCCGTGCAGCGTGAAGGGACTGCACCGACGGGCCGTGGTGGCCGTGACGGCGTCGATGTCGCCGCCGGACAGAGCCGGGGCTATGTGGGCGTGCTTGGCCCCGAGGGCTGTGGTGGCTCCGCCGCCGGTGAGCGACAGGGAGGTCGTGGCCCGCTTGGCCGAACTCGCGGTGCCGGCGAACGGAGCTGCGCCGAAGGGAAGGCCGCCGTACATGGCCTCCCCCTTCTCCTCGTCTTACCGGTCGACCTGAACCCTCAGCTGTAAGTGATCTTCACGTTGCGGAAGGTGCACGGGTTTACCACGGGGCTACTCGACGACCAGTAGGCCTTGAACTGTGGAGAGACCGCGATATCTGTGCCGGAGGCGTTGTTGGCGCTGAAGACGCCGAGGATGGGGTGAGTGACAGACACCGTGTAGGCGGCGAAGCCGACGCCGGGCACGGCGGTCCAGGTCATCGACATCAAACACGAGAGCGCTGTCTGGTACCAGGCGCTGCCGTTACCCGACGTGTAGCTCGCGAGGGTCCCCGCCCAGGTCTGCGACGAGTAGTTGATCGTGAAGGCCGTCCCGAGGCCGCCGAAACTGATCCCGGGCCCGAAGGTGGCAGGGGAGTTTAGGAAGTACAGCGTGTTGTTGTTGTTGCCCTGGCTTTGGAGCCAGAGGTCCCACGTGATGGTGCAGGTCCCGTACGTCTTCCCCGGCCCGAACAGGGGGACTGGGGTGAACGTGAAAGACGAGCCGTTGACGGCGCCTGATGGGAACGTGTATCCCGGGAAGGCGTCGTTGGAATTGGGTGCACCGTAGTCGGCGCCGAGCTGCAGGTTCGGCGCGAACGGCTCATTGCGGTAGCCCCGCCACAGCCAGTAGTCGACGCCGTTCTGCGGGGTGCTCCGGGGCGGCCAGATGCTGGGGCTCATGTGATTTCAGCTCCGCTGATCCGCACATCGATCGTGGCCGAGGTGCCGGCGCTGCCGGTGATCGTGGTGGTAGTGGCCATGGCCTGGCGCAGGTCGCTCGGGCCGATCAGCCACGTTTCGTTCCCGTTCACGGTGGCGGCGGCGAACAGAGTGACTCCGTCGATGGCCATCGTGATGGTGGCGGCGGTGGCCGTCTTGTTGCAGATAGTCAGGCTGGTGATGACGGTGGTGGTGGAGGAGGGGGCGGTGTACAGCACGGTGCCCGCCGAGGTGGACAGGGTGCCGCCGTACAGCTTCTTCGCGGTCGCGGTCACAGGGCACCGACTTCGAGCAGGACGGTCGTGTCAGCCAGCAGGGTCTCGATGTCGGTCAACGTCTTCGCGGTGATGGTGGCGGCGATCTGGTCGGTCGCGATGACGGTGCGGGCCGTCGTCGACTCTTGGGCGCGGGTGATGGTCAGCGTGTCGGTGGCTCGGGCCGTCACGCGGACGATCTCAGCGTTGGTGGGGTCGGGTGAGAGGCCGGCGGGCCAGATGGTCGCGTTGAACGGGGCGGCCGGGAAGCGGCTGCCGGTCCCCGCGGTCACCGTGAGGCTGGTGCCGGTGGTCGCGGGGCTGGGCGGCGTGGCGACTGCCGTGATCGCCAGGTTCGCGTGGGCGTCCACCGGGGCCCCCTGTTCGGGCTCGACTCAGGCTGGCGCGGACGTCAGGCCGACGTGGTGGCGTTCAGGTCGAACGTGCCGGACGTGATCTGGTAGGTGCCCTGGGCGGCGAACGTCTCGTCGGTGACGTCGACGTAGCCGTAGTAGGTGCCCGCCGTGGCCGCGGACCAGATGCCCACGTGGGTGATGGTGGTGGCGGCGGGGACGTCGAAGGTGGGGGTGCTGCCGGAGTGCAGCGACATCGACCCGCCGGACGCGGCGTCCCAGGTGAGCGCCTTGCGGGCGTAGGCGGGGGTGCCGCCGGTGACCTCGTTGGCGCCGGTGGAGCCGGGGCTGGAGGTGTGCAGGCTCGCGTACGTCGCCTGCGAGGCCAGCTGGTCCAGCATGTAGTTCTTCGCAATGGCGCTGTACGGCATGGGATTCCTCCTGAGAGCCCTGATGTGCTCTCACTGCCTCGGCGCTGGCGAGGGGGAAACGAACAGCCCTCAGCGCCGTAGCGGTGAGGGCTGTTCGTTCGAGGAAGGGTCAGATGCGCCCGGCGCCGATGCGTTCGCCGGCTTCGAACATCTCCCGGACGGTCTTCTGGGTGCCGCCGATCGGGTAGCGGGCCTGAATGAGGTCGCGCAGCGCGTTGTTCTGGTTCACCGTGGCGTGGGCGTCGGCCAGGGCCGCGAGGCGGCGCAGGACGACTTCGCTGGTGATGTCGGCGAGGGCCTCGGCGAACAGGTCGGGGTCGCGGACCTCGAACATGGCGGTCAGCTCGTCGTCGGCGAAGTGGTTGCGGATGTCGAGGGACTCGTCGCGGTTGGCGGAGCCGAGCAGGCGCAGAGAGCCGTTGGTGAACGGATCCAGGCGCCTGTTCTCGTCGGGAATGAGTTCCTGGTTGTACTTGCGGTCGTCGCGGGTGATGTGCAGGCGCTTGGAGCCGGAGGTATTGCCGACCTGGACCTTCTTGTACGCGTCCTCGCGTCGGTCGTAGATCCACACCCAGACGGAGCCCGCGAAGGCGATCTCCCATGACTCGACGACAGCGTCTTCCTCGTTGACCAGGGGCCTGACCATGGCGACGTCCTTCCCGTTCCACGTTCGCTCGTGCTGACGGGGAGTAGTCGGCGCCCTGGTGGTCGAAAACGAGTGAGCAGCTCGCGGGGTCAGCTGTCGGTCACGGGTCGATGGGCTGGCGGGGTGGGGTTGGCGGGTTGTCGATGGTGCCGCCCATGCCGCGGATGAGGGTGACGGCGGTGGCGGCCCAGCGCATGATGTCGTCGGCCCAGGCGCGCAGTTCCAGTTCGCGGGCGCGGAGGTTCGCCAGCTCGTTGTCCTGTTGGTGGACCTTCACCTGGAGGCCTTCGACCTCGGATTCCAGGACGTCCAGCCGGGCGCGCAGCTCGGTGCGTTCGGTGCGCAGCTCGGTGCGTTCGGTCCGTAGGTCCTCGACGAGATCCTTGTTGGCGGTGAACAACAGGTCCAGGCGCTTGTCCGTGGAGTCCTTGTTCCGCGACAGGAAGGCGGCGATCGTCCCTCCGATGGCGACGGCGGCTGAGATCAGCGCGGTCAGGATCGCCCCGTCCATCAGTCGAACTCCTCGGGGGCTTGGAGGGTGACCTGCACGACCGGTTGCCGGTAGGCGACGAGCGAAAGCAGCATGAGGGCCACGGTGTTGATGGGGCCTTCGAAGATGAGCATCCCTGCGCGCCCGGAAGATATCGAATGGATGATGGCGGCCATGAACAGGCACAGTTGCAGCAGGTAGAGGCTGAAGGAGAACAGGAGGCCGGTGCTGGTGATGACGAAGCGGGTGTAGGCGCCGACGACAATCATCGCGGCGACGGTCCAGTGCATCACGGCAATGCCGGCCAGGCCAGGTCGGCCGCCGAAGTAGTGCCACAGCATGTTGTGGGGGCCGAACAGGGCCGCGGCGCCGAGACAGATGTGCAGGATCGTCATGCCGAGCAGGACGCCGTGGAAGTTCGGGAGAAGGACTCGCACGGGGGGTACGACGACTGCGTGGAAGGCCTTCCCAAGTCCGAAGGGCATACCGGGCGCTCCTCCGTGACGGGGGCGGTGGGCGGCCCGAGGCGGTCTGTTTCGGTCGGTCTCCGGTGCGGAGCTTCGCCCGTGTCCTCGACCGGTGACCTTGTGTAACTGACCGTCAGGTGGCGGTTTAGTGCAGTACCTGGTACTCGCGGCTGGAGGGGGTGGGTTGCCAGTAGACGGCCAGGGACAGCAGCGCGAGTCCCGCGGTGAAGATGGGCGTTTCCCAGGATAGGTCGATGACACCGGGCAGTAACCGGGACCTGATGACCGCCGCGGTGAACAGGCAGAACTTCAGCAGGTAGCACGTGATGGAGCAGAGCATCGCGGCGCGCACGAGAGCGTAGTGGCCCAGGTACATGCCGGCGAACATCACGGTGGCGATGATGACGTGGATGATCCCGAGCGCGTCCAGGCCGCGGTCTCCGCCGAAGTAGAACCACAGCGGCGTGTTGTGGGTCGCGAAGATGCTGACCAGGCCGAGGGCGACGTGCAGCAGGTTGAGGACGAGCAGGATGCCGTAGAAGGACGGGTGGGTCATCCGGGCCGGGGGCCAGGCGATGGCGTGCAGCACCTGTTTCGCCGACGGAGACATGTTTCTCCCCTGGGGGGTGTGCAGTGGGTGCGTGGGGGTGGCACGACGAAGCGGCCGACACCTCTGGGTGAGGTGCCGGCCGCTTTCGAGCGCTTCGAGCCCGGCCGTCAGGCCGTCTCGGAGGAGTCCACGATCCGGCGCAGCTGCTCCGGGTGGTGGATGAGGCCACCGATGTCCTTGCGGGCGCGGTAGTGCCTGTAGTCGACGGTGTTCTCGTCCCACGACTTGACCGTGAGGCCGCCGTAGAGCGCGAACTTGCCGGCGGTGCCGCCCATGATCCACAGCTCGTTGCCCGGGAGGAAGGCCGCGCCCTCCTCGTCCACGTAGTTGCGCACGACGATGACCTGCGCGCCCTTGTAGTGGCCCAGGAAGCCCTGCTGACGGATCTCCTCGATCGCCACCGGGGCGAACGTGGGCAGGAGGTCCGCGAGCTTGTCGATCATCGTGGCGCGGCCCAGGATGGTCACCGGGACAGCCCCGGTGCCGTCGGGCTTGACCGCGTCACGAACAGCGCGGACCGCGTGGTCGACCTCGGCCTTGGCCAGGCCGGTGGACGCCACGTAGTTCGCCGAGGTGTTCGGGATGGCCGACTGCGCGAGGTTCAGGATGCGCCGGTTGACCTCGGCCTCCAGGCGGGACTGCCCGAGCGAGGCCAGGTCGGCGATCGTCTCGGAGAAGTTCGCGCGGAGCTTGTCGATGTGCTCGGAGACGTGGAAGCCCATGGTGTCACGGGGCAGTTCCCACATCTCGTTCTTGATCTGCGACTCGTCGATGTAGCCGCCGCGGGAGGTGTAGAACACCTTCATGCCGCGCCGCTCGCGCAGGATCACGCGGTCGAACTCGCCGACGGTCTCGGTGTCGATGTACGAGGAGAACAGGTTCTCGAACACGAAACCGTAGTCGAGCGAGCTGGCCAGGTCGGCCGCGACCTGGCGGTGCCAGGCCTCGTTGTCCCAGTTCTCGCGGGCCTCGGCGTCGAGCTTGGCGGCCAGCTCCTTGGCGGCCTCCTGCGCGGACCGGTCGCGGCCCCAGGAGTCGAGCTTGCCGTTCGCGGCGATGAAGTCCTTCGCGGTGGTCTTCACTTCACCATCACCGCCTCGCACTTGCCGTTCGCCGCGTCCAGGTAGGTGACGACCATCCACTGCTCGGCCGCGACGGTGGTCTTGGCCCAGGCGGTGCCGTTCCAGCCGAGGTAGTCCCCGACGCCCACACCGGTGGTGACCCAGATGTTGACGGCGGGAATGACGCGGCCGTCGGCGCGGGTCGAGGATGCGGTGTTCTGCAGCCAGACCTTCGTGCCGGCACCGGAGGTGATGACGGACAGCCGGTTCAGCTTCGCCACGCCGAGGGCGTAGACGTCGACGACCTGCTGCTCGTAGATGCTCCGGAACATGATCTCTTCCTGCAGGAGCAGGCCAGAGAATCCGGGAACGAGCGGGGCCTGCGCGGAGCAGGCCTTCACGTACCCGGGAGTCGCGGAATCGATCTGGACGGCCGTCCCGATCAGGAGGGCGGGGCCAGACGCCGGGGTCTTGAATCGACCCTCGGCGACGCGGACGGTCTCGTCACTCCGGCGGAAGCCGAAGTTCAGACCGTAGCTGGATGCCATGTTTCGTTGCCCTCCCTTCAGGCAGCCGAACCCCGGCGCCGGGCGCCGAGGAGCTGGGCCAGGGCGGTCTCGCCCTGGATGGACGTGGCGGTCTGGCCGCCGGCGAAAGCAGCGCTCTCGCGGGCCAGCTCGGTGGCCGACGTGGTGTCGGTCGAGTCCGCCGGCTTGGCGGCAGCAGCCGCCTCGATCAGGTCGGCGACAAGGGCCTCGAAGCCCTCGTCGCTCATCTCGGCCCAGCGCTGGGCGCGCTCTGTGGTGAAGTAGTCCTCACCGAGCGAGGAGTTCGCGGCCTTGACTCGCTCGATGCGAGCGGTCCGCTTCTCGGCGACCTCGGCCGCACGGGCCAGTTCCGCCTTGAAGTCCGCGAGTTCCTTGGCGGCGGCGTCGGCGCGAGCCTCGGCGGCAGCCTTCTCGGCCTCGGCAACGTCGAGCCGGGACTTGGTGCCGGCGAGTTCGTCGGCCAGTGCGGCCTTCTCGCTCTCCAGCGTCCCCAGCTGCGTTTCGAGGGTCTCCTTCGCCTCGGACAGCTTCGCGGTCTCCCGCTCCACCGCCGACTCCAGAAGCGCGAAGTGCTGAGCCTCCGTGTAGACGTTCGCGGGTGCCGTGTCGGACACGCTGGCTCCTTCCTTCACTCTGGCGTGAGTGCCGGCGGTGCAGAGCGCGCATGTGTGACCAGCGGCGCTGACTTCTGGCATGGCCAGGAGCGCGTCGTGTGCCGTCTGAACGCTCGCGTTAACCGACATCGCGTTGAGGGCATCGATGGCGGGCGCGGCGGAATGAACAAATGCCTCAGCGGCGGGCCACCTGAATCGGGTGTGGCCCGCCGCGGGCGGTCATTCGGGGGTGGAGGCGTCCGGGCCGGTGGTCTCGCCGGTCTCTGCCGGCTCCTCGTCGTCCAGGGCCTGGCATACCCGCACGACCTCGTCGCCACAATGGCGCAGCAGCGTGGCGAGCAGTTCGGGGGTCCAGGCGCCGTCGAAGGTGATGTTCGCGACGATCTGGTCGACCTCGACCTGCAGTTTCACTGGGCGCCCTGAGCGAACGTCAGCACTCCGGCCATCATCTGGTCCCACGTGGCGGCGGGGATGTCGGGACGCCCGGCCTGTTCGTACGCCTTCTCGGCCATGGCGGCGGCCTGCTTCAGCACGGTGGCGTCGGCTTCGGCCCACCCGGGACGGGTCGGGGGGACGATGACGGCGCCGCCGAGGAATGTCGGGTTGACCAGTCGCCGGACCGAGGCGCGCTGCTGCAGGTGGTCGCACGCCTGACCGCGGGCGTACTCCAGGTAGGAGTAGGTCTGCTGACAGCCGCTGTCGCCTACGCACTGGATGGCCTCGGAGATGCATTCCATCGAGTAGGCGAGCACCTGGGCGTCGGAGGCCATCTGCACGATGGACGCCTCGTCGGGGTAGATCCACCGCCAGATCACCGACAGGGCGGCGATGTGCGGGTCCTGGCAGGCCGGGGCGCCGCCCATCCCGTCCATCGCGACCTGCAGGCCGCCGCCGCCGGGGGCGGGGACGAACTTGGCGTCGGCGATGGTGCCGATGACGTGCCGATCCTCGTGCAGCCAGTTCAGCGGCCCGTGGCTGACGGTCGCCTTGCCCATCTCCAGGTCGGCGGACGACCAGAGGGCGCCGTTCTTGTTGGGCCGGTCCCCGCCGACGAACCGGCCCTGCATCCACAGCATGTGTTTGTTCGGGTTCGGGGCGCCGGCCCACGCGGCCAGCTCGGGGCCGACGGTGGAGGTGGTGGCGGGGGCGGTGAGGAAGGTGCGGCCCCCGATGTCGGTGACCACGGCGTGCCAGGGCTCGGCCGGGACCGTGACGCTCGCTCCGGCGGCGGTCAGGGTCGGAATGGTCCACTCGTCCACCCGTTCGACCACCCGCTCGACCACCCGGGCGCGTTCGGCGACGTCGTCGACCTGGGGCGGGCCGGTGACGGCGGGGGCCGGGCCCATCGGGAAGTCCGTGCGCTGCCCGGCGTACACCACGGAGACGGTGGAGAAGACCAGCGGCAGCCGGGAGACCTCGGCGTCGCGGGCGTCGCCGTAGGCCAGGGTGATGTGCGGGGTGAACCCGTGGGTCGCCGAGACGGGCAGGCCCTCGCCGGTCAGCAGGCGGACCAGCTCCTGCCGGGCGGCGGGCAGGGCGGGGCAGTCGACGCTGGCGTAGGTGACGGTCTCGCCGGGGTTGGCGAAGACGCCGATCCCGGAGGTGTACCCGGTGATCGGTGGGGTGGTCGCGGCCCAGCCCTTCACGGTGGACAGCAGCGTGGGCAGCAGCGACTCGGGGACGTCGGCGCCGGCCGTGCCGAGGAAGACCAGGGTGAGGTGCAGCTCGTCGGCGTCCTCGGCGTCCACGCCGCCCTGGTCGTCCTTCTCCTCGGGGCCGTCCTCGTGACCGCCGACCGGGTCGTCGCCGGGGTCGACGGGCTCGCCCATGGTGACGCCGGCCTTGGGCATCAGCATGGGCCGTGAGCGCATCGGGATGCCCTTGGGCGTCGTCGCGGTCCCGCCGGGCATGTCCCGGGCCATCTCGCAGTCGGCGTCGGACAGGGCCAGGGCGGCGGCGGTCTCGGGGTCGGGGTAGAAGGCGACCATGACCCCGGTGGGCTGGTCGTCGTCCTTCTCCTCCTGTTCGTCCTGCTCGTCCCTGTCGTTGATCTGCTGCACCATGTCGGTCAGGAGGCTGACGGCGTCGCCGGCGCTGGTCCCGGTGCGGGGCAGGTCGGGGATGACGGCGTTGACCGCGTCACGCGCAGCCGTGAGCCGGTCGAGGGCGGCAGCGGCCTGATCCGGGTCGTAGCCGAGCGACGCCAGGTAGTCCACGGCACCCTGCGTCTGGACCCTGGCGGCGAGCCGGGGCGCGTAGGTCTGCAGGAGCCGCTCGCGGTCCAGGCTCACCATTACCTCTCCTTCGTCGACGGGTTGCCGTTGCTGGTCTTCGGCCGTGCCGTCGCCGCAGGCGATTTGGCGCTCGATCCGCCGCCGACGGGGCGTCCCCCGCGTCCGCCGGACACCTTGGGTGCCTCGGGGGTGCCGTTGGGGGTGGCGGTCTTCTTGGCCGGTGCGGCCGGGGCGGCCTTCTTCGCGGCGGGCTTGACGGTGGCTGAGGCGCCGGGGGCGCCGGGGCTGTCGTTGCGGCCGTTGGGGGTCTGGCCCTGCCCTGCGCCGCCGTTGGCGACACCGCCCATGCCGGGGGAGGCGAACGGGATCTGGGTCTTGAAGATGTCGTCGTACAGCTCGTCTTCCAGCTCCATGCGCTGGGCTTCGGTCGCTTCGTCCAGGCCGAGGTGTTCGAGGATGGTGTCGCGGCTGACTTCACGCTGGGTGCGCAGGGCCAGCAGGGCCTGCATGGTGGCGTCGTCGGTGCCGACGGACACGGTGCGGGGGGTGAAGACCAGGGAGGGCCGTCCGCCGGGGGCGAAGACGCCGGCGTTCTTGGGGTGGTTGACGACGGCGCGGGCGATCTCCTGCTCCAGCGTCCGGGCGATCATGTGGCGGCGGGACTGGACCGAGTTGCAGATCACGTCGTTCCAGGACGGGGCGTCCAGGGTGCGGACCTTGGGTGGCAGGAACGCCGACAGGGTCCGGGTGAGGATCTTCTGGTCCAGGACGTCGTACGCCTCGGGCTTGAGGACGAAGTCGAGCTTCGGAGCGATCACGTCAATCGTGAGGCGATGGTCGGTGATGATGACCGGGAGCTTGGCCAGGAAGTTGTAATTCTGCTTGAGGTGGTTCACCTCGTCCTGGGTGGCCGGGGTCTCCTTGTCGCCCTTGCGGATGAGCAGGATGTAGTTCGCGGCGCCGATGAGGGCGGCCCGGTCGCTGGCGCGCAGCTGCCGCTTCAGATCCAGCAGCGGGAACACCGACCGCAACCGCAGGTCGGGGAACTTCAGGTAGTCGGGCTTGGTGTGGCAGTGGCGGAACACCCAGGCGGGGTCCATCTCCAGGAGCCGGTCACCGTAGATGTGCCACTGCTGGAACTCGGTCCGCTCGGGGTCGGACGGGGTGTAGAGGCCCTTGAAGAACTGGACCATGAGCGGGTCGATGATGTCGCCGCGGCTGGCGGCGTCGAAGTTGACGATGTCGGCGGGGTTGGCGTTCCACGCCAGCCGGTCGGTGCGCAGCGGCCCGATGCCCAGGGGGACGACGTGCTCGCTGTTCAGCATGACCAGACGCTGGGGGCACCAGATCCGGTACTTCTTCTTCCGCTGGTTGCCCTTGGTGGTCTTCCCGCGGACGGTGTACTCGCTCCAGCCCCACAGCTTCGCGCACACGAACTGGTCGGTCGCGAACGCCTCGCGCCACATGGTGCGGATCTGGTCGTCGAGGTTCAGGTCGGCGGCCATCTGGTTGAACACGTCGGCGTCGTCGGGGTCGGGCGCTTCCCACTTCAGGCCGCCCCGGAAGGCGATGGCTTCGGTGGCTTCGGCGACGGTGCCGACGACGTCGTCTTCGATCAGCGCCATCTTGGCGGTGCGGATCTGGTCGTACGGGTTGTTGGGCGGGGTGTACGCCTGCCGGTCGAACATGCCGCCGTGGGCGGTGGGGCTGTTGCGGGACAGGTCGACCCAGCGGCTGATTTCGCGGGCGAGTCGCTGGACCTCCGGGTCGCCGGCGATTTCCCCGTTGCCGATGCTGGTGGTGTTCATCAGGCCGAGCGGTCGCCCGTCGGGCAGGGTCAGCTCGGAGGTGGCTTCGACTTCGAACACGGACGGCCTCTCATCGTGAGAGATCGATGTCCTGTTGCCGGACAGCAATCAGACGGCTGGCGAGCTTCCACTGCCGGTCCAGTTCCGCCAGGAGCCGTTCGACCTGCTGGGTGCGCACCTGTTTCCACTCCCTGCGGCCTTCGAGGCGGTGCAGGTGGACGCACAACTCGGTGCACCGGGCGCTCATCGCCTGGATCAGCTTGGCGACGGCGTCGGGCTCGAACTGCCAGAAGCCGCGGACGGTGCGGAGCATGAGGTCGATCTCTTCCTCGACGGCCTGGCGGCTGACAAGGGCTCCCCATGCCAGCTCTGCCGCGACTTCGGGCACCAGTCCGTCGACATAGCCGGCGTCCTGGGTGCCTTCCACCTCGAACTGCATGTGTCTGCTCCGTTCTGCTTCGGGATTCGGCGTTCTGGGTGGAGGAACCAAGGAATGCGGCGCAGCGACCGAGCCGGTGTGGCACGATGCGGCCATGAGCACCCTTGAGCAGCGCGTCGCCGACCTTGAGCGCCTGCTGCGCGAGCAGGTCGGACTGCGGGCGGCCCAGGACCGCGACCTGGGGTCGATCGAGCAGGCCCAGCGAGCGATGAGCCTGTCCCTGCAGGCCTTGGCGATCACTCAGAGCGAGCACAACCGCAAGATCGATGACCTGGCCGCCGTGGTGGCCGGGCACACGAACGACCTGGCCGAGATCAAGAGCGGCATCGCCGCCATCACCGGCCTGCTGACCACGCTGATCAACTCCAGGCCCGACGGCGCCTGACGTAGCGTCACGCGCCCATGAACACGTCGAAGACCTGTCCCTGGGCCGGCTTGGCATCCAGGAGGGCCTCCAGCGGCGGGATGTGCTTGGTCGCGACGGCGACCTTCGCGGCGTCCAGGGTGTGGAAGCTGCCGCCGGCGAACTGTCGGCGCATGCCGTAGGGGTCGCCGGTGTCGCGCATGACGGTGTACGTCTGCCCCTGGAACTCGATGAGGACCTCACGGTCGTAGGGCAGGCGGAACTTCTTGGCGTCCACGTAGTCGTTGCGCAGCCAGTCGGTGGACGCCTCGACCATGTTCCGCATCTTCGCCAGGTCCTTCATCGTCTCCCCGGCTTCCAGGTCGCGGTCCTCGATGGCGACGACCCGCTTCTCGCTGAAGCCGAACCCGTAGACCCGGTCGCCGAAGGACCGGCGGGTCAGCTGGTCCCACAGCGGGAACCCGACGCCGGTCTTGTCAATCCCGAAGCGCAATTTTTCGCCGTAGATCTCGAACATCCGCTGGACCACGAGCAGCTGGTCGTCGGTGTTGATGCGGTGCATCTGCACGCGGGTGAGCAGCTCCAGGAACTCGGTGCCGGTCCGCTGGCCGAAGATGAGGATCTCGCTGGGGTGGTTGGTGACGCCGACGTCCATGCCGCCCCAGTAGGCGGTGTAGCCGCGCGGGGACCCGACCTCGCGGTTGACGATGCGCTGGGAGTAGCCGGTGAAGTGTTCGCCGGGGATCTGGATCCAGCCGTGCATCATGGCGGCGCGCTCGTCGTCGGTCGCACCGGCCGGGAACCGCTCGTATTCGATCTTCGTGCAGGAGTAGACGTCGGTGTTGTAGATCGACCCTTCGTCCAGGTCCACGGTGGCCATCAGCTTGGCCAGGACGAAGACGGAGTTCGCGGCGTCGCCGTGCTCGCCGTAGATGTTGCGGCGGTAATCCACGGCCTGCCGGGACCCGCCGTACTCGACGATCTTGGAGTCCCTTTCCTCCTTCGCCCAGGAGGGCCGGTTCATCGCCATCGGGCGGTGGACCTTCCACCCCGAGCCCGGCTGGGACTTGTCGAAGAACGAGTCCCGCACTCCCCTGCTGACGCCGTGGCAGCGCCACATGGCGTCGGGGTCTCCGCGGTTCAGGGTCTCGACGACTTCCTTCCACCCGGCGGGCGGGTAGTCCTGCGCCTCGTCCAGCTCCAGGTTCACGACGTGCTGGTTGTGCTGGACGACGCCCTCGGCGACGTAGGAGTGGTCCTCCTCGACGGCCAGGTCGTGGAAGCTCGGGACCTCGACCCGGGTGACCGACGAGATCTTCCCCCAGGCATGCCCGTCATCGACGATCTTGTGGCCACGACGGACGGCGGTGACACGGTAGGACCTCTTCGCGGGGGCCTTCAGCTCGCGGCCGGCGATCTGCGTGACCTTCGGGTCGACCCAGGACAGGCCGGTGTCGTAGCCGAGACCGGCCGCCAGGAGCTTCAGGTCGCAGGCCAGGCGCCGGCTCGCGGTGCTGACGGTCCAGCGTTGACGCGCCGGTTCCCAGTGGCCGTCACCGGCGCAGTAGGCGTCCCAGAAGTCCCGCCGCAGCATCTCGGGTGCGCCGAGCAGCCACACGGGCAGATGCTTCGCGTCCGCGTGCTCGCCGAAGTGCTCCAGGACCCAGGCGGCCAGCTCGCGGGAGCAGATCTCCAGGTGGCCGGTCGTCTTGGGGTGGTCCGGGTGCGGGTACAGCCCTGGGTTGTAGCCCCCCATTCGGGCCATTGAGGCCAATCGCGCAAGGTCGTCCCACGAGTCGGTGAAGACCAGGCGTTCCGGCTTGTCGCCGCGTCGAGCGATGTGTCCGTCGGCGACGTAGGCGCCCGCGAGGGCCACGTCCACCCGAGGGGCATCGCCGTCCTTGTCGTCGGGCAACGAGGTGGGGGTGGCCCAGTACCAGCGGGTCAGCTCGGGGCTGACGGCGTCGACCCACATCGGGTCCGAGAGATTGCGGGTGCGCTGCGGGTTGGAGTTGCGTCGTCCGTAGAAGGCGTGCGAGTCGGAGACGACGAGCCCGCGGTGACCGGATCCCTTCACCTGCAGGCCTTCCCCGCCGTCGAACGCGAACGTCGCAGTGACCGGCCGCCAGCGGGTCTTGTGGGTAAGGACCTGGTCGCCGACGACGACCTCCTGCACAGGAATGTGGCCGCGACGGGTCATAACCAGCGTATTTGCAGCGATACAACCCTTGACGCCCTTGCCGTCCTTGTTCGGCAGACGGGACACGATGGTCGCGCCGTTCTTGAACCGGACCTGCCAGTGGGGTTGGCGGGCGATGCCGGCGCTCTTCCCGCCGGGCATCATCTCGCGCACGATCCGGGTGGACAGCAGCATCCGCTCGACCTCGTCGGTGAGGGGGCGCAGGTGGTTCAGCTCGGGCGCGGTCAGGAGCATGCCCTTGCCGGGGTGGTAGAACGGGAACGCGATACTTCTCAACTTAACTGACTCAGTTTTACCTGTGTTACGCCCGCCCTGCTCGATCTGCAGGACTTCCCGGTTCGCGAACCACGGCCACTGGTAGTCGTACAACCGGTAGCAGCCGTCGGCGTTGCGGGCGTCGTGGATGACGAATTCGGCGAGGTCGATCCCGTCCGGGGAATCGAGGATCGCCAGCAGGTATCTTTCCTCCTCGTCCGGCTCGACAAGGGCTACCAAGGTCCACCTCCGTGGGGAATGCGTGCGTGATGCGTGACGTCGCATCGGAACGTGGTGCGCGCGAGAGCAGTCAGCGGCGTGGCGCGGGGATCCCTCGGCGTCCGTCGCGCATGGCCCGCAGGGCGGTGATCGACAGGTGCGGGGACTCCACGAGCACTTCGGACAGCAGCGCGGCGATGTACGCGGCCCGCCATTCGGGGAAGTACCAGGGTTGGACTCCGGCCGCCTGGGCGAGGCATTCGAGCAGCTGCAGGTTCGGGGTTCGCTCCCCCGACAGGAGCCGGCACAGGTGGGACTGGGTGATGGGGACCCGCCGGGCGAACTGGCGTTGGGAGCGGCCGGCGATGAGGCGGGCCAGGGACACCGTCAGCGGGTCGTTGGTGAACTCCTGCGGCAGGACGACGTTCATGACCTCGTCGAGCGGGACGGCGGACCGCCCTGGGCGACGGCCGATGCGGCGCAGGCCGGCGTTGCGTTCCTCGGCTGAGCGGACCTCGTCGTAGATGTCGTAGAGGATCTTCCCCATGGCGCCGAGCCCGGCGGGGCTGTTGAAAAACGCCACCCAGTCGTCCACCCCCATCGCGCAGCTGGGGTAGAGGCGCTTGGCGGCTTCGAGGTCAGCCCTGACCATGGGTGCAGTCCGGGCAGACGCCTGCGTTGCCGTCGTAGACGGCCCCGCAGCGGGGGCACAGGGGCGGGCAGTCCCCGCAGTGGCTGATGTCGCCGTAGCTGGTCCAGCCGCGGGAGCGGGTGAGGTAGACCAGGCCCTCCTGGGGTGCCCAGATGGTGGCGTCGAACCAGGCGGTGGTGGCGCAGAAGTCGCAGTGGACCAGGTGGGCGTCCCCGATGCTCACCGGCCCACCCCGGCCTCGATCTGGTCGGCCAGCTTCAGCAGGAACTTCGCGCCCGTCACCAGGCCGGCGTCGTAGGAGTCCTGGTCGACCCAGGGCTCGGACCGCAGGTCCAGCTCGACCCCGGAGTCGTCGAACATGGCGCGGGCCGCGCTGCGCAGGGCCTGGCAGGAGATGAGCCGGATCGTCTCGTCGTTCATGGGGTCGCCCCGATCGTCTGCGGGACGCCGTCCCGGGCCAGCAGGAACGTGTCGTCGATGACGCCGCGGACTTCCGGGGGCAGCGCGGCCCACGCCTGCGCGGGGCCGGTGCGGGGCAGGGCGCGGTGCAGGATCTGTTCCCGGGCGGCCCAGGCGCCCGAGGGTCGCCGGGCGATGCCGCGGGGGAAGGAGAAGGACACCGATCCGTCGGACTCGATGACGCCGCCGAGGCGGGTCACGGTGTACTCGCGGTCGTCGTCCTCGCGGACGATCCACACCCCTGGTTCGAGCTTCACCTCCAGGCAGATGTCGATGTCGATGCGCGCGACGGCGGCCAGGTGCCCGACGTAGGTGAGCATCAGATGGACCTAATCCAGTAGCGCTGGTCCGAGTCCCTGAAATGCGCGTCCACCTCTTGGTACTCGGGAGTGAAGGTGGAGCGGATCCAGTCGACGATCTCCTTCTCGTTCTCGAAGCCGAGCTTCTGTCGTTCCTCGGTGTCCGAGCGGTCGAACGCGGACACGATGGAGATCAGCTCGTTCATCAGGACCAGGGCCTTGGACAGCTGATGCTCCCGGTGGATGCCGAAGACTTTCGCGCGCATCTTCAGCTCAGCTAACCAGGTGGCGAAGTCCCCCGAGTTCGCGGCGTCGTCGCGGGCCTTCTTCGTTAGCCCCATCGAGTCCTTGATCTTCGTGACCGCGTCGGAGTACTCCTTGATGTTCTTGCGGATCTTCTCCTCGTCGATCTCCATGCCGATGTAGTCCTGGCCGGCGGCGAGTTGCTGGGTCCACCGGAAGACCATCAGCTCCAGGACCAGGAGACGGTCCAGGTCACGCAGGTCCGTGGTCTCGGTGAAGTGCAGCTGTTCGAGGTAGGAATCACGGGTGGCGTTGAACCACCGTCCCTCGACGTCCCCCAGGACACGAACGACCTCGCCGGAGACCATCGAGACCTCGACGCGAGCGATGCCGTCGAAGAACTCGTCAGGGGAAAGACTCATGGATGCTCGCGGAGCGTTCCGAACACCCTCGCCCGTCCAGTCTCTCACGCATTGATGCGCGAACGAGCATCGCCGGCATCCTCCGAACCGGGGATCCTCGCGTCGACGGATTCCCGTGGACCTGCTGAACATCACCGTGCCCGGCGACCCCGTCCCGAAAGGTCGTCCACGCGCAGGAGGCGGCAGGATCTACACCCCCGCCAGGACCGTGGCCGCCGAGGCGAACGTCCGCGCGATCGCGCTGCACGCCTATCGCGGGGAACCCTGGACCGGCCCCGTCGGCATCGACGTGACGTTCTACTTCGCCACCCGGCGCCGCACCGACGGCGACAACACCCTCAAGCTCATCACCGACGCGTTGCAGTGCCGGCGTGACGGGACCCGCGGCGTCATCGCCGACGACTCGCAGATCGAGGACTGGCACTGCCGCATCCACCGGCGCGCACCGGGCGAGGAGCCGCGCTCACAGATCCGGCTCTACACCCTGGACGACGCGTGAAGCCCACCCCCCCAGGGGCAACACAAGGCCCCCCGTCGCTCGCCTAAAGGGCGGGGGGCCTTGTGCGGGCGCAGGTCCGGCTGGGCCGAGAGGGCCTTCATGACCGGCCTTCGGCGGGAGGTCGCAAGAGGACAGGCCAGAAGGCACCCGTCCCCCGGGTTGTCGCCGTTGACGCCCTTGCCTACAGCACGTCGACGACGTACTGACTCTTGTCGGCCTGGAAGTGCAGGATCACGACAGGCTCCATGCTGGTGATGTGCTGGCGCAGCAGCCACGCCTGCCCGGCCGGGATGGTGATCCGGTAGCCGCCCTCGTGTTCGTCGCCGAACTTCACCGCCAGCATCGCCACGAACAGTTCCAGCTCCCGGAAGTGGGAGAACACGCTCGCCAGGTGCTCTTCCATCGCTCCCTCGTTCAGAGCCACCGTTCCCCGGTCCAGTTCTCGTGGTACCGGCTGGACGTGGGCCCGACCTGATGCTGGTACTTGCCCTCGTACAGCTGCTTCACGTCGACACACGTATCGAACGCCACCTGCCCGATGCGCATCCCCGGGTACAGGATGACGCCTCGCGGGTGAACGCACGACAGCTCCAGGGTGACCTGGCCGGTGAATCCTGGGTCCAGGTAGCCCGCGGTGCTGTGGACGCTGAGCCCGAGCCGACCCAGACTCGACTTGCCCTCCAGCTGGCCGGTGAGCTGCGGGCCCATCTCGAACCGCTCCAGGGTGGAGCCGAGCGCGAAATCGCCCTGGCGCAGCAGGAATCCCTCCCGCTGGTCGATGTACACCTCCGTCCACTGGTCGGTGGTGTCCTGGCGGGGGTCCAGCGGCTCGTCGCCGGCCTTCAGGACCAGCAGCTGGGGGTGGAGGCGGATGTCGTAGGAGGAGGGCTGCAGCTGCTCGGGGTTGAACGCGCTGATGTGCAGGCCCTGCCAGCGGGTGGCGTGGCCGATCTGGCTGTCACTCAGCATCGGACCGACCCTCCGTCGTCATCTCGTCCGCCTTCTCGTCGGCCGGGTCGGGCGACGTATCGATGGGCTTCACCTCGTTGTCCGGATCCACGATCCGCAGCGTGGCGACGATGGTGCCGCCGGTCAGAATCAGGTAGTGGCAGGGGTTGAGCGGATTCGGTGTGATGCGCAGCTGCCCCGCCTCGGCCGCGTCCGACCAGCGGCGCACCGTCTCACAGATCGCGTCGGTCAGTCCCCCCGGACGAACGTCAATGAGGGTGAGCACGACGAGGCCTCCAGCCGGAGTGGGGGGTGCGCCGGGATCGTTCGGCACGTCCCGCAGCGTAGCTTTCAACGATGTCGTTCCACCGCTGGCGGATCCGACATCATGTGTTCGACCGAGGGCCCTGCACTCAATCGGGTCACGGCTGGACAGGGGGTAGGCTCAGTCCCGCAAACAGCGAAGGCCCGGGTCGGTAGGAGCCGTCCCGGGCCACAACACCACCGAAGTCAAGACCCGGTACCAGCCGGGGACCTCAAGGCCAGGTGTTGCTCGCTTCGACCATCTTAGCGCTTTCGAACGGAGCAGGACATGTCCCCCTAGCCCCCTTCTCGCCTCGCACCGGACGCATCCCCTACGGCGCACATGCCAGTACCAGCCCTGGTCGGGACTGGGAAGCGGGAAGCACCACACATCCGGGTGGTCATACGGAGCGCCCATCGTGAGCGATCACGGGGGGTAGGGGGGCTTACGCCCAAAAAGACTGGATTGCCGCGCCTGGTTCGTGAGCCTGCGAACGAACGACAGCAGATGCCCGAAAGCAGATGCCGAAGGCGCACAGCAACAGAATGCCGACAGCACATTCCAGCGCGCAGCTGGCTGCCCTATCCCATGAAACCGGGGCCGCCTGCGGCCCCGTGTGGGCGCTGGCCGAAGGCCCGCCCATGCAGTGGGTGTTGACCTGCCCGCGCAGCGGGCGCCAGCTCCGAGGTGGCCGCCGAGCCCCCGATGCCCAGCGACCACCGTCCGCTCAGGTCCCGCGCTCGCGGTCGGTGAACCAGGGGTTGGTCGGCGGCGCGAGGGCGGCCTTCTCCCAGGCGACGTGCCGGACGTCGAGCAGCTCGGAGCTGCACAGGGAGCAGTGCTCGCCGTCTCCCTCGAAGCGGTGCGGCAGGTCGGCCAGCTCGGTGGCCTTCTCCCGGCGCATCTCAGCCTCGCATCTGGACCGGCGTGGTGCCCCAGCCGTCGTCGTCCCACTGGGCCGGACTGAGCGGCCCGCGAGCAGCCTCGGTCGCGGGGGCAGTCGGCTCGGGCCGGCGGGCGGCAGGGCGGCCCTTGCGTGCGGGGGCGTCCGCGGGCTGGCCGTGGCCGGCCAGGAGGGCCCGCTCTTCGGGGGTCAGGTCGTCACTCATGAGGGTTCCTCCACAGTCGGCGGCGTGCGCCCGGGTCATCGACTCGGGCGCACGCTGAACGCAGGGTTCGGGTGGAGTCAGCCCATCCAGACCGGGGTGACCACGTCCTCCGCGGTGAGCTGGGGCCACATGTTCGGGATCGAGTTGGCGACCTTGCGGCGGAAATCGTCCATCGTGTCGCCGTACTCGACGGGCTCGGTGGAGAAGAAGTTCACGACTCCGGACGGCCAGTCGAATCCCTCCGGGACGATCATGTTGCCGTCGGTGTCGAGCAGGAGGCCGTCGACCATGATCGGCGCCCACGGCGGCTGGCCCTCGTAGTCGCTGCGCGCGAGCCCGAGGCGGGGGTTGGTCATGAAGCACTGGTACTCGGCCATGACGAAGCTCTCCTTCGATGGTGTTATCTGGCGGACGTCTGGATGACGTGGCCGGTCATGATGCTGCTGGCGGTGGCGGTGGCCCCGGACTGCGCACACCCAATCTTGACGAGGATGTCGGCGTTGGTGGCGATGGTGGTCGTGGTGGGAGTGCCGGCATTGCTCGCGAACGCCGTCAGGCTGGTCGTATTGGCGGTCGCCTGGGCGCTTGCAGGGCCCGTCTCCATCTTCGCCATCGTGACGAACGAACCGGTCGCGCCCGTCGACTTGAACTGCAGCATCCCTCGGTAGAGCCATTGGCGGTTCGTGAAGGCGATGCCGCCCGTGGTCAGCGTCGTGACTGCGTACTTGGTGCCGTTGAGCATGAGGAACGCAGTGAAGCTCACGCTTGTGGCGTTGTTCGTCATGAAGCCCATCAGCTCGAATTCGAGCTGGGAGTTCGCGACGATGGTGTTGGCGGGGATGGTGAACTGCAGGCCGTAGTTGTCAGCCGTGGAGGCAGTGACGGTGGCGATTGTGCCGACGGTGAGCGTATCGGTGAGGAAGTTGGGGAGGTTGTCCCGGATTCGCTTGCCACGGACGACGGTGCCGTTGTCGGTAAGGGCGGTGGTGTTGTCCTGGAAGTCGTTGTTGCTGATCTGGTAGGACTTGTAGGTTCCGGCGTTGATGATGAGGCCGGTGCCGTTATTCCCGAAGCCCGCGGTGCCGCCGACGGTGTTGCCGGTCAGGTTGAACTCGGTGACCGAGCCGGTGGAGGCGTTGGTCTCGATGCCGGCGGTGGTGTTCCCGGCGATGCGGGAGCCGGTGACGGTGAAGTCCTGGACGCCGTTGGCGTAGATGCCGCGGCTGGAGTTGCCGAAGATGTCGCAGTTCACCAGGTCGATCGCGGTCGGCAGGGTCGTCGCGGTGGAGGCGAACTCCAGGCCGGTGACGGAGCCGGAGAACCAGCAGTTCGTGAACTTGATCCGCTGGATGTTGCCGGTGCCAGTGAGCTTGACGGAGCTGGCGGAGGAGGTGTCGAAGAAGGTGTTGACGAAGTAGGCCGCGAACACCCCGTTCGGGCTCGTCGGGCTCATGACCAGGTTGTTCTGGGCCCGGATGAAGTCACAGTTGGTGACCAGCAGTGATCCGCACTGCAGGAGGGCGAGACCGGCGACCTGGACGCCGAGGGTGCCGTCCATGGTGATGTTCGTGAGGATCGTGTTGGCGTTGGTGCCGTCAATGACGATGCCGCGGCTGAGGGTGTTCGTGAAGTTGCAGTTGAAGACGTTGGCGAGGTTCCCGGCGTTGACGCCACCGGTGTAGACGATGCCGTCCCACATGCCGGCGAAGTCGCAGTCGAACACGTCGATGTGGACGTTGTTCCCACTGTTGATCGCTGCGCCGGCGGTGCGGGTCACCGAGGAGGTGAACTTCAGGCCGCGGAACTCCTGGTACCAGTCGCCGCAGGTGAAGATGTCCGCGGTGGCGCTGGTGGTGGTGATGATGGACTTCTGGTTGCCGCCGCCCTGGATGCGCAGGTGCTTGCCGGTGGGGATGTTGAGGGCAGCGTTGAAGTAGAACTGGTTGGGGCCGGGCGGGAAGTAGACCGTCCCGTTGTCCGCCACGGTGGTCATCAGGGTGTTCCACGCGGTGACGTTGGCGCCGGCGACGGCGGAGGATCCGGCGACGATCCCGTAGTCGGTGACGTTGTAGACGTGTGCGGGTCCGGTGGGACCGGTGACGCCGGTGGGCCCGGTCGAGCCCGTGGCACCCGTGGCGCCGACCGGGCCGGTGGCTCCTGTCGCGCCGACGGAGGCGACCAGGGCCCAGAACGCGCCGGTGGCCGGGGGGACGTTGAGGCTCGTCGCGGCGGCGGCCCAGGTGGATCCCTGGTAGCTGACCAGCTGCCCCACGGTGTAGGTGACCGAGGCGCTCCAGGCGCCCAGGAACGTCGGGGCGGGCCCGGTGACTCCGGTGGGACCGGTGGCCCCGACCGGGCCTGTCGCGCCGACGGGTCCGGTCGCTCCCACCGGACCGGTGACGCCGATCGGGCCGGTGACGCCGATGGGTCCCGTGACACCGACGGGACCGGTGGCTCCGATGGGCCCGGTGACGCCCGTAGGGCCGGTTTGGCCGGCTGCGGCCTCCACGGCCCAGTTGGTGGTCCAGCTCGCGCCGATCCCGGGCTGGGTGGTGGCGCCGGAGGTGTGGGCCAGGATGCACCGATAGGAGCTGCCGGACTGGGTGGTCTCGTCCAGGACGGCGTAGGCGGTGGCGGTCGTCCACGCACCGCGGTAGGTGATCGTCGGCCCGGTCGCGCCCGTGAGCCCGGTGGGACCGGTCACGCCGGTGGCGCCGACGGGTCCGGTGACCCCGACGGGCCCGGTGGCCCCGATCGGCCCGGTCGCTCCGGTGACGCCGGTGGGGCCGGTGACGCCCGTGGCGCCGGTGGCTCCCACGGAGGTGAACAGGGCCCACGTGGCGCCGGCGACGGGGGTGACGTTCGTGCTGGGCTGCAGGGCGATCCAGTTGGACCCGGCGGACTGGACGACGTCGTTGGCGACGTAGGCGGTGACCGCGGACCAGGCGCCGCGCCAGGTGTGCCCGGGGCCGGTGGGGCCCGTGACGCCCGTGGGGCCGGTCGGCCCGGTCGCCCCGGTCGCCCCGATGGGGCCGGTGACCCCGACCGGCCCGGTGGCGCCGACTCCCCCGGTGAGGCCGGTGGGCCCCGTGGCCCCGGTGACGCCGGTGGCTCCGACGACGCCCTGCACGCCCTGGGGTCCGGTGGGGCCGGTCGGGCCGGTGGCGCCGAGGAAGGAGCGCAGCACACCGGACTCGTCGACGTACTGGGGTTGGCCGCTGGCGTTGACGAACCAGTGGACGTACCCGGACGGCGGGGTGGCCGGCTGGGTGGCGGACTTGCGCTCGACGATCGACATCAGACCATTCCGATCAGGGTTCCGGTTCCGTTGATGGTCAGCACTCCGTCATTGGTGAACTTGTCGAAGTAGATGACCTGGCGGCCGTCGGGGACGATCGCCGCAATGGCGGGGTCGGGGAATCCGAGCTGGTTGAAGTCGACCCACTGGGTGCCGTCGTAATAGCGGGGCGCGTTGTCGGCCGAGTCGTAGTAGACCGCTCCCTGGGTCGCCCCGCCGGTGGGAGCGACGGATGAGACCAGAAGCCGCAGGGTCGCCAGCAGCTTCACGGATCAGCCGATGACCACGATGCGCAGGGTGCCGGTGGACGGGGCGGTGGCGTACTGGACGGTGACCGTGTTGGCGTCCGTGACGTACATGTCGGCCTCGACGATCTGACCGGTGGAGATGTCGCGGACGGCAACGACGACGTCGAGGCTGTTCAGGTTGTGGGTGACCGTGTCGGTGGTGGTACCACCGTTGTTGATCGCGTACTTGCCGGTGGCGCCGAGGTTGCCCCGGGCTCCGACCGCGGTGGTGGCGCCGGTGCCGCCGTTGGCGACGGCGATGGTGGTGCCGTTCCACACGCCGGTGGTGATGGTGCCCAGGGTGGTGATCGAGGACTGGCCGACGTAGGTGGAGGCGATGTCGATCGAGTCCGAGGCGACGGTGATGCGCCCGGTGGTGCCGACGACGTCCAGGACGTTGCCGGACTTGGTGAGGCCGGCGCCCGCCTGGATCTGCCCGGTGCCGGTGAACTGGGTGAACGCCAGCCCGGTGGTGCCGAGGGTGATCGGGTTGTCGGTGGTCAGCACCCAGCCGGAGTCGGCGTTGACGGTGCCTTCCTCGACGAAGGTGTACATGCCCGCGGTGACCTGCGCGGAGGTGGAGGCGTCGGCGGCGCGGGCCCAGGCGCCGGAGGCGACCACGTAGATGCCGTTGGCCGAGGCCGTTGACTGGTCCTTCAGCAGGACCCGGTCGCCAGCGACGAGAGTGACGCCGTCGATGGTCTGGACGCCAGAGATGGTGATGCTGGCGGTCGAGGCGGCGCGGACCGAAGACTTGACGTCCAGGCCCTGGGCCGTGGCGTCCACGTAGGCCTTGGTCGCCGCGTCCTGGGGGGCGGTGGGGTCGCCCAGTCCGGTGATCTTCTGCGAGTTCCAGCTCACCGCGGAGTTGGGGGCGACCAGCTCGTCCAGGCGGGTGGTGATGACCGCGGTGTGGAAGTCGCTGATCGTGGCGGCCAGCTGGGTGCCGGTGTGGTTGGCCCGCGCGAGCGGGTCGACGGCCAGCTTGCTGAGCGAGATGCCCGCCGAGGCGCTGATCTTGCTGTTGGTGATGGCTCCGGCCGCGACGGCGGGGTTGGGGTAGTTGCCGGTCAGGTCACCGCCGGCGGCGCCCTTGGCCGTCGGGCACCAGGCCGACCCGTCCCAGAAGTAGAGGATGTTGGCCGTCGAGTCGTAGTACAGCTGACCGGAGACCGGGGAGCTGGGCGCCGAGGCGAGGTTCTGCACTCGCGCGTTGCGCAGCTCGTTCTTCTGCAGGTCGATCGGGGCCAGGTACTTTGGCATCTTGTCCACCTCGTGCCGGGACGGGGAGCCCCGGACGTGGGGGCCGCTGACCTGGACGTCGTCGCCCCGCAGAGGGAAATGCAGGCGCTAGGAGAGCGCGGCTTCCCCGGCGAACGCGGAGGAGAACGTGATGGTGAGCTGGGAATCCGACAAGTAGTCGATCTCGCCTTCCACGACGGTTCCGGCCGAGTCGACGACGGTGACCGACGGGAACCGTCCCAGGGGATGGGTGATGGTCCAGACCAACGCCGGAGTGCCTTGGGTGAATCGGTAGAAGCTGTTCGGCGGACCGGGGGTGGCACTGAGCGTGGCGACCTCGGAGACGAGGTTCAGCTGGGTGGCCTGCAGGGTCGACAGGGTCGCGTTGAGTCCGTCCAGGGCGGCCTTGATGGACGGGTGGGCTCCGGCCGGGTTGGCACCCAGGGTCGCTTCGATCGCCAGGATGGACGCCGTGATGTCGTTGATGTTCTTGGCAAGCTGGCCCTCCTCCAACGCGATGAAGGCGTCCTGGGCGGCCGGGTAGGACGTCGAGCCGGCCGGCCAGGGAGCGACCGCTGAGAGGGCCGGCAGTTCGGTCACGCGGTCACCTCCGATCGTGGAGAAGCCAGCCCGTCGCGGGCTGCGCTACCGCCTCTTCGACGGCAGCGGGGCGGCAATGGACGCCCACGGCATCAGCAACTGGCGGGTGGCGGGCAGGCTGATGACCGGGGTGTGTGGCTGGCGCCGATGGACCGGGGGCGGTGGGGGGCGGGTGCCGAGCTGGGCGACATCAGGGCCCCACCAGCCGCAGTCGTCCCACCAGCGCAGCACCGTCCCGGACGGGGCGACCCGCCAGGAGCCGGCCACCGGGCCTCACTTCGATCCGTTCAGGAACCGTTGCAACGCGCGAACGGTCTCCGGGCCCCAGATGCCGTCCTGCTCCACACCAAGCATCCGTTGCAACGCACGGTGGGTGATCGGCCCCCAGAGGCCGTCCCCGCCGACGCCGAGGCGGCGTTGCAGCGCGACCCGGGTGGCCACGTCGATGACCCCGGTGGGGGTCAGGCCCAGCCACATCTGCAGCCGCCCGGTGGTCGCCGGTCCCCACACGCCGTCGACGATGAGTGGGACCGGGGGGCGGGGCCCGGGGTTGGGCACGGGCACCGGAGAGGTCTGCGGCAGGTACTTCGGGCGCCCGTAGCCGGCCACGACGCTGGTGTCTCGCCGGCGCCGGTAGCAGCCGCCCGGCCCGGACCCGATCGAGGTGTTGAACTCGATGGTGGTCAGCACCCCGGCGTTCGCGCTCTCCACGATGCCGACGTGTTCGGCCAGGCCGTGCCCGCCGGTCCAGTCGAAGAAGACGATGTCGCCCGGGTAAGGGGTCCGGTCCCAGGAAATCCACTGCCCGGCGTGCTGCCAGGCGGTCACCCAGTACGGGCAGTAGGCGTACCGGCCGAGCAGGATGTCGGTGGCGCCGGCCGCGGCCCCGCACCACGACAAGCCCATCGCGCAGTACGGCTCGTGGTTGGCGCCGTACCAGATCCCGTACTTCGTGTCGTTGTTCGGGCCTTCGACGAAGCCCAGCTGGGACCGGCAGACATTCAACATGCCGGTGGCGGTGGCGCTCACGCCGGAGCCTGCGCGGCAGGGTCGGCGCGGGCCAGGTCAGGGTCGAGGCAGTCCGCGTCTTCGTAGGAATGGTCCTGGTGGGGGATGTAGTCGACGTCGGGTGGGCCGGCGCCCGGGACCGCCGGCAGCCTGTACGAGTGATCGCCCACGGGTAGCCCCTCCGGATCCAGTCCGGCGCGTTCGCCGGCGGTTCCTGGATCGGGAGGGGCTCGTGGGGAGTGAACGTCAGGACGGGGGGTCCCGCAGCGGGAACACGTTCTGCACGTGGCGTTGCTCGACGGGTCCGTCGGGGCCCTCGACGGGCCAGACGCCGTCGAGGATGGAGTCGGCCGGCACGTAGCAGATGACCCGGTGGTCGTCGTCGGGGGCGGTGAAGACCGCCAGGCCGAGGCCGATCAGGGTGCCGGAGTCCATGTCGAGGATCTCGACCGTCTCGCCCCGGTCGTTCAGCAGGATCCGGTACTTGCGGGTGATGAGCATCAGCTCGGTGACGAAGCTCTCCAGCCGTTCCTTCTGGGAATCCACCGGGGCTGCTTCGACGTCCAGTTCGTCCATCCGACCATGCTCGACCCAAGCCCTCTTAGAACGGGGTCGCCCAGCGCGAGTATCGGCCGTATGGAGGGTTTCGGTCGACAGGATGCTCCCGCGCTGGGCGACCCAATCCAGTGTCGTCTCGCACAATCACCAGTGTCAACGCGATGCACGCCCATGCGGCATCTCCGTGCTGTAGCGTCGGTCACCATCCGGACACGAAACGTGTCTGCATAGCCTGTGACCTGCGGTTATCCGCTCAACGGAGGATGGACGAGTGAACCAAAGGGCCGAGGTGCTCGACGCAGCCAGGAGCGCAGTATTGGAGGACCGCAACAATAGCTACGGGCCACCGCACCAGGATTTCCAGCGGACCGCGGACGCCCTCACCGCCCTCGGATTCCGCGCCCCCGACGAGGGGCCGATCAGCGCACACCACGTCGCCATGATGATGATCATTCTGAAGTCTTCGCGGCTCACCTGGAACCCGCTGAAGATGGACAGCTGGATCGACATCGCCGGGTACGCCGCGTGCGGCTTCGAGGCCGCAGCCCTCACCGTGACCGCCACGACGCCCCCGGAGGCGTCGTGAACCCGATCGACGTCGAAGGCGCCCTGGTGTTCACCTCCGAGATGGTCGTCCGCCTGGTCGCGCACGAGGCGAGCGACACCAGCGTCGTGCAGGCCGCCCGCGTCTCCACCGTCGGGGACCGCAGCGCCCCCCGCACCGCGGAGGCCACCGCAGCGGACGCCGGGCTGATCCGCTACCTGATGCGGGCCCGGCACGGGTCGCCGTTCGAGCACAACGTGATGACCTTCATGATCTCCGCGCCGATCTTCGTGTGGAGGGAGTTCATGCGCCACCGGATCGCGACGAGCTACAACGAAGAGTCGGCCCGGTACAAGCAGCTAGACCCCAAGTTCTACGTGCCCGGCCCCGGCCGCAACCTGCAGCAGGCCGGGACGTCGGCGCACCCGCAGCTGGTGGCCGGCAGCGAGCACCAGTCGAACATCACCAACACCGGGATCCGGCGGGTGTCGCGCATCGCCTACACCACCTACCAGCAACTGTTGGCCGAAGGGATCGCCCGCGAGGTGGCCCGGATGGTGTTGCCGGTGAACATCATCTCCACGGCGTTCGTCACGATGAACGCCCGCGCGCTCATGAACTTCCTGTCGCTGCGCACCCACCGGCCCGAGGCGGCCTACCCGTCCGCACCGCAACGCGAGATCGAGATGGTCGCCGAGCAGATGGAGGCGCTGTGGCGCGAGCTGATGCCCCTGACCCACGCCGCGTTCGACGCCAGCGGTCGCGTCTGCCCGTAAGGCCGCACCAGTGACCACGCGCTCCCGCATCGTCCCCGGGGACGGGGACCCCAGGCACGGCACGGCCAACGGCTACGCCAACCTCGGCTGCCGGGGCCCGGACTGCCGTCGCGCCAACGCCGAGGCCGCTGCGGCACAGCGGGCGGCCCGCAAGGCCACGCCGGTGCCCGAGTGGGTGCACGGCACTATCGGGGGGTACACGAACTGGGGGTGCCGGTGCGGTCCCTGCAACGAGGCACGCCGCGCCGACGAGGCTCAACGCGACGGCCGCCCGTTGGCGCCGCGCGCCACCCCTTCGCCGTGCGGCACGAACGCCTCCTACGGGCGTGGGTGCCGCTGCGACGAGTGCCGCGGCGCCCATGCCGCCTACATGAGGCAGCGCAGGATAAAGCAGCGGCAGGCCAGTGGCTGACCGGGCCCGGCGTTCAGCTCTGGCTGGCCTGCCAGAACCAGCACAGCTTGTCCAGCTGCTGGGACACGTCGATCAGGATGTTCTGGGTGATCGGGTCCTCGGCCGCCTGGACGGACCGCTCGTGGTTGCGCCGGGCCAGGACCAGAAGGTTCGGCACGATCGCAGCCGGCACGGCGGCCGGGCTGATCGCCTCGGGCTCGAACGGACGCAGACCCGCACGGGCCGCGACCGTGGCCAGCCGGCCGTCCGGGAACTGCCCCAGCTGGATGATCCGCTCGGCGAGGGTGTCGTACTCGTCGCGGGCGAAGTCGACCAACTCGTCCATGAACCGGTGCACCGCCACGAAGGAGATGTGGCCCTGCATGCACCAGTGCCCCATCTTCGCCAGCAGCGACAGCTCGATCATCTCCGTCATCGCCGGCTGCAGCAGTGCCACCATCCGCGTCGCGGTGTCCGGGGGCATGGGCGGGATGATCGGCATGGCACTTCCTTCATCACGGGACGTCCAATGATCGATACGTCGGCGGACCCGAACCCCGAAAGAACCGGCTCGACCACCCCCCTGACCGACCGGGAGCTGGCGTGGTTCGCCGGCGTCGTGGACGTCATGGGATCCGTGCGACTGCGGGAGGTGCGCGGGGAGACACTGCTCCCCCTCCTTGAGATCAACTGCCCGAACCTGGCGCTCCTGGAGCGCCTCGCCGCCCTCACCGGGACCAGCGTCACGAAAGTGCGACGCGACTACCAGCGCAACGGCTGCACCGTGCACTGCCCCCAGGCGCACGTGCACATCCAGTCCTCCTCCGGACGGTGGAGCCTGTCCGGAGCCCGCGCGACCGTCGTCCTGGCCGCCCTGCTGCCCTTCCTGCAGCTGCAGCAAGAGACGGTGGCCGAGCTGGTCGCCGTGGGCCTGCGCGCACCCCGAAAGCCCGCCACCGTCGCGAAGATGGCCGCGCTCGGCTGGGCTGCCCCCGAGTTCCTCTCCGACCCCGTTCCCTGACTGAGATCAGCCCATCAGGAGGAGCCATGACCAACCGCCGCCAGGAGGTGGCCGCCGCACCGGAATCCGGTGACGAGCAGCCCTTCCGCCATGACGTGGACACCAGCCCCACCCATCGCCGCCGCTCGTCCTCGAAGAACACGCGCAGCTGGTGCAAGGGCAAGACCGGCCGCAAGCACACGCTGGTCATCGAGGTCCCCGCCAACGACTACCGGCGCCGGCCCTGCGGGTGGCGAAAGCTGGAGTACGTGAACCGCTGGGGCGAGGAGCCCTACTACGAATGCAGCCACGTCGAATTGTGCTCCACGTGCGGAAAGGTGTTCCGCCGCCACTACGGCTGGATGAAGGACTCTCCTCTGGCCGACAGGGAATGCCCGGACTACACGGATCCGACGCCCCCGCAGACCGGCGACAGGGTCCAGGCGCCGGACGAGCAGGCATACACGGGGGAACGCCGGTAGGTTTTAAGAACGAGCCCTCGCCCCCCGTCCATGGTGGGCGAGGGCTCGTCCATGTAAGGAGACGCGGCGGGTCGAGGTGCCACGCTCCGGACGGTGAATCTTCGTCTCGCGAGGGGAAGAACACGAAGCCGAGGGGCGCACGGCTTCCTGATCCCCTTTTCCCCGGTGGGGCGGTGGTTCCCGTCCCACACTTGGAAGGGTGCGGCCGGAACGAGAAATCGTCAAGTGTGAGTGCCGCTACACCGTCCGACGCGGCAACATCACCGACCGGGCGTCCAGGCGCTCGCAGCAGCGCCGGCACCGCACGACGCTTCGAGCCCGCGGACCGTGGCCGACGCGCACGTGCATCGGCGCATGCAGACCGATCGCGCACAGAATCCCGACCGCGAACCGGGGCGCCGCACAGTACCGCCACCAGCAGGCCAGGTGCGCCCGTCGCCCACCCGGTCGTGCACACCGCCAGATCGAATGATCGAGCAGGTGGATCCGGGACAGGTCCAGCCCAGATCGAGCGTTCATCGCCCTCGCCCCTTCCCCTCCCGGCCGGTATCCTTGCTGGGCGCGATGGTGCAGTTCGGCAGCACGTCGGGCTCATAACCCGAAGGCCGCGGGTTCGAATCCCGCTCGCGCAACTATTGCTCTCCGCCGACGATTTCATCAGGGCGGTCCCGGACCCAGCAGATCAGGGCGGTGCGCTCGGTGTCCGTCAACACCAGGCGGATCGGGTGGGTGCGCAGGATGTGCGGGAAGCCGCCGAACACGTAGCACAGCAGCCCGGGGCCGGCGGAGCAGATCGGGCACTCACGCTGGTCGACCAGGCGCCACAGGATCGCCACGCCCTGCTCGTCGCTGAGGGGCTTCTTCAGCCCCTCCGACAGCTGCTGGAGCATCAGGAGCACCGATTGCGGCCTGGACAACCAGGGTCCGTCGGGCTGGAACATGGGTGGGCCTCCCACGTAGAACCGCCTGCGGGCCGGGGGTCGACACTGGCCCGCAGGCGGGGGCTGATGATCCGCAACCCTCGATCGCGTAGTGCCGATTTAACCGCTGAAGACTCGACACGGTCAGGTGGATGACCAGAAGTCGTACATTCGGTGGAGTTACGTCCGTCCGGCTGCGGGAAACACTAATGGGACTGGCGCGCGCTGCTAGATTGCAGATGTCAGGGATCGGCTGGGCATCGGCGAGCCCAGCACTCTGTAAAAGTGTCGCTTCGGCTGTGCAGGTTCGACTCCTGCCCGATCCACCCCGGAGACAACCGTGACCCGCGACGAGCTGCAGATGACCTATCTGGTCCTCAACGAATACACCGACGAGTATCTCGACGCCGCCGTCACCGACCGCGAGGACCGGTGGGCCACCGCGATGCGCGAGCTGCGCACCGTCCCGGCCGACTGGCGACAGTCGATCATGGCGTCGGCCCACCACCAGGCGTACCGGCTCGTGGTCGGTGAGGGCGGCCTGCTGCAGGCCGCGACCACCGTCGACCTGTTCGACGCCGTCATCGACCGGGTGGCCACGTTCAAGATGGGCTGGCGCCCGCTGCGGGTGGAGTCGGTCCTGGTGTCCCCGTCCCCACTGATCCCCCGCCCCCGCGACGGCGAGGACGGCTGACCTACGCGCGCGAGGGTAACACTGCGCCACGGCCCGTAGTTGAAACAGGGCGTATGACGCAAATCAAGCGACCGACAGGTTGCCCCCGAAAGAGTGCGCCCTGGCAGCATGAATCAGGTCGGCACATCGCCGGCCACTCACCACGAGGGGGCCGGCCGTGGATTTCCTTGCCTTCATCGGAATGTTGCTCTGCCTACCGTTCTTCATCCTGGCCCTCAACACCCGGGCCCGCGGACTCCCGCTCGCACTGACGATCCTCGCCGCGATCGGACTGTTCGGCGCGCAGTACCTGTACGCCCGCCACTTCTTCCTCGCCGGCGCGACGGTGATGCTCTCCTCCATCGCCGTCCTGGCGTCGTCCCACTCCCTCACGCTGCTCAACCGCCGCCGCGCGGCCTCATCCCCGATCGGCCCTCGACCGAAGGCAGGTTCCCGATGACCAGCTGGCTGCAGACCTACGACTGGGTGCCCCTGGACACCAGCGGGCGCATCCTCGACGACGAGTTCCACGGCTCCCAGGAGGAGCTGGTCAGGCGCATCGTCCCCCGCCTGACCGACGGCTACCGGATCGTGATGCAGAACACGGTCCTGTTCGTGCAGGACGGCCCCGGATTCGGCGGCCCCATCGAGACCCTGTGCGTCACCTTCACCGGCGGGCCGCAGGGTCTCCAACACTGGATTCCGCGGCCCGCCCCCCGGGGCGTGTAAGGACCCGAGGACCTCAGCTGGTGGTCTCCGCCATGTAACGGTCCTTGATCTCCTGGCTGATCCGGCCCCGCGGGGACACCGGAATACCCTGCGACGTGGCCCACGCCCGCAGGGTCTGATTGTCCGGCACCAATCGGGTGCGGGTCACCGCCGGCTGCACGGTGCCGCGCCGCGCCACCACCTTGCCCCGACCACCCAGCCGGCGAGCGCAGGCCACGAACGGGTCCAAGGCCGTCCGTAAGGCTTCCGCGTGGGCGGCCGATAGGTCGATCTCGTATTGGACGCCGTCCAAGGCGAACGTGACCGTCTCGTCGGCGGTGCCGCCGTCCACGTCATCCACCAGCACCACGTGAACCTTCTGAGACATCCAAGACCTCCGAGTGGCTCGATCCGAAGAGGCCGAGGCTACCCGAAAGGGTGAGATGAAGATACCGCTCCACGGGGGTCACCAGAACACCCCGGAGTGACGCCAGGAGCCGTTCGCCGCGTACTCCGATGCCCAGTTCTGCGTGTAGTTGCACCCAGGGCACACCCATCCGTCGGTGGTGGCGACCAGGGCCCGGTCCTCGTCCTCGCCGTTACACCGGTCGCACGTGTACGGCGGGAACTCGATGTTCATCCACTGGAAGTCGTTGAGGTTGTCGACTTGGGCGCCGTCCCAGGGCGCCTCGGCTCGCTTCACGTTGGGGCCTTCGGCACATCACGCGGGGCAGTCCAGGACGCTGCGTCCATCCGTCGCGGACGGGCCCCTGGACGCCTTCACGGCGTACAGGACAGGACCGTCCAGGGTGAGGTCGAACGAGGAGGTCGGATACTGCTCGGGCGCCTGCATGTACACCGCCACGTGCGAGGTCCGCGGCGGGGTCACGTATTGGACGCTGACGATGGCCGGGTCATCGGTCGGGGTGAACGAGACGTCGCCCTCGGAGAGGTAGACGTACTTCTCGTCGAACGCCTCGATCCCCATGATGCCGTAGGTGTGGTTGAAGCGGCCCAGCACCCACACCTGGAACGTCAGCGACCAGCCGGCACCGACGCTGTGCCACGCCGTCGTCTTGAACAGCTCGATCTTCTCCCGGCCGGTGTCCTTCGCGGTCCCGGAGTAGACGACCCGCTGCCCGAGCGCACCGGGACTGACCCGCGACGGCACGGAGATGTAGTCCGGCCGCACGGCGGTGGAGTGCTCGTCGAACCAGCTGCTGAGCGGGATCTGCACCGCGCACGACGGGATCGCCCGCACCGGGGTCGGCGCCACCGACATCAGTGCCGGGCTCGGCGGCACCGTCCGGGCCGTGGACGGCGGCCCGGACGGTGCGCTGGTGGGGATGGTTCTGGCCACGCTGGTGGGCCGGTCGAAGACCGGGGTGCGGTCCAGGTAGAGGACGCTCACGACCGCCAGGAGGACCACGATCAGGCCCAGCGCGGAGCGCCTGGTGATCACGAGGAGGTCCGGGCGCCGACGGCCTGTCGGGCGCCGGCGGCGTGCCGGGCCAGGGCGGCCTGTTGGCGGGCGGCGGCCTCGCGCTCCCGCTTGCGGTGGGCGGGGAAGCGGGGTCGCAGGCGTGGGGTGTGGCGGCGGATGCGGATGAGGCCGGCGTTCTTGTCGGCGATGGCCATCTTCACGTAGTACACCAGGCCGATCGGGGTGAGCAGGAGGCTGGAGACGGCGGCGTAGAAGGGCATCAGCAGGATCAGCCAGTTCCATCGGCCGCGTTGCAGGTAGGACAGGATCGCCACGTAGAGCACGGGGATGGTGGGGAGGATCCAGCCGAGGTGGGCGATCCCGTACCAGCGCAGCGGGAGTCCGCCGAGGCTGATGAGGGCGCCGTAGGCCCAGAAGAACGGGTGCCGCAGCATGATCTGGGGGTTGGCGACGAAGAGGCGGACCTCTCCCCCGGCCCAGGCCAGGCGCTGGCGCAGCCAGGGTTTCAGGGTGGCCGGGACGGTGGTGGGGACGTCGAACGGGACGTGCCCGACCGTGTAGCCGAGGCGGTCGGCGAGCAGGCCGACCTCGATGTCGTTGCCCTGGAAGAAGAGGGAGTGCTTGGCCATGACGCGCTTGTGCACGTGGCGGCGGGCGGCGTGGCAGGCCCCGGACACCATCCAGGGCATGATGCGGCGCAGCAGCATGGCCATCGCGTACTCGTGGCCCTGCAGGCGCGCCAGCAGCGTGTCGGCGTTGGAGGGGACCAGGCGCACGGAGGCGAAGTCGACGTTCTGGCTGGCCATGGCGCCGACCAGGTGGCTGAGGGGCTGTTCGGTGACGGTGTCGGCGTCGATGCACACCACCCACGGGGCGGACAGCACCTCGTGGGCGTCGCGGACGACGCGGTCGCGCAGGGTCCCGGAGGTGGAGCGGGTTCCGTTCTGGGCCATGCTGCCGGCCTCGGCGCGGAAGACCCGGAACCCGTGGATGCGGGCCAGCTCGTCGACGGCGGCGTTGAACTCGGGGGTTTCGCTTGCCGTGGTACACAGCACGACCCGGGAGCCGTAGGCGGACAGGTAGTCGACGTTCTCCAGGTAGCGAATCGAGCCCCAGATCGGCACGAGGACCTCGAAGTCCTCCACGACGGTGCCGTCCCAGCCGAGGGTGCGCTTGTGCCGGGCTCGCAGGCCCCCGAACAGGTCCAGCAGCACCAGGACCAGCGGCAGGACCAGCATGCTGGCGATGGGCAGGGTGAGCGACAGCATCAGGCCGGCACCAGCTTCGCCCCGACGGTCTGCACGGAGACGGCGGGCATCCCGGCGCCGGCGGGCGCGGGGGTGGGCAGCAGGGCGAACAGGTCCTCGCGGACGTCCTCGGCTGCGGCGTCGGCGTCGACGTGGGCCAGGGCCAGGGCGCGGCGGATCGCGGCGGACGAGCCGAGCGGGTCCTGGGCGCGCACGCACCAGATCCGCGGATGCAGGGTCGGCTGGCGCAGCTCGAACGCGTCGTACAGCTCCTCGCGCATCTTCTCCCCCGGCCGCAGCCCGGTCAGGACGTACTGGGAGTCGGGGCGTCCCATGGCGCGCAGGTAGCGCTGGGCCAGGTCGAGGATGCGGACCGGCTCGCCCATGTCCAGCACGTAGGTCTCACCGGCCACGGCCATGGTGGAGGCTTCGACGACCAGGGACGCGGCCTCGGGGATGGTCATGAAGTAGCGGCTGACGGCGGGGTCGGTGATGGTGACCGGCAGGTCGCGGGCGACCTGGTAGGCCATGGAGCGCAGGAACGAGCCGTGGGAGCCCAGGACGTTCCCGAACCGCACCGACGCCACGGCCATCCCGGCGCCGGCGTGGGCTGCGACGACCATCTCGGCCAGGCGCTTGGTGACGCCCAGGACCGACGTGGGGCGGGCCGCCTTGTCGGTGGAGATGTTGACCAGGGCGCTGACGCCGGCGCCGAGCGCGGCGGCCACGACGTTGCGGGTGCCCAGGACGTTGGTGCGCACCCCTTCGGCGGGGAAGCGCTCCAGCAGGGGCAGGTGCTTGTGGGCGGCTGCGTGGAAGACGATGTCGGGGCGGACGGTGCGCATCACCCGGTCCATCACGGCGGCCTCGCGGATGTCGGCGAGGATGGTGGTGTCCGATTCCAGCAGGCCGTGGCCGTGCAGTTCCAGCTGGACGGCGTGCAGGGCGTTCTCGTCATGATCCACCAGGTAGACCTGCTCCGCGCCGAGGGCGTAGACCTGGCGGACGATCTCGCTGCCGATGGATCCTCCGGCGCCGGTGACCAGGACCTTGCTGCCGCGGATCTTCAGGCGGGCGGCTTCTCCGTGCACGATCGTGTCGGGCCGGTTGAGCAGCTGGGCCGGGGTGACACTCATTCCAGTTTCGACGAAGCTCACGGTTTCCCCTCGGGGCATGGTGGAGCGACCGAACGGCTCTCCGGTCGATCGGCGGTTCAGATGCGGGAAAGAGACCCGGCCTCGTGGATGGCGACGCCGGCGAAGGCGGGCAGACGGCTACCGCCCTGGTCGACCTGGCCGAAGCAGGCCTGGATGACGGTGGGGGCCTGGCCCCACATGCTGCTGCCGGGGTCGTCCGGGGACGGCTGCATGACGTTCACGCCGATCCAGGCGGGCTTGCCGGCGTCCGCGGCGGCGGTCATCTCCGGCTGGGAGATGGCCAGGGTCTTGGCGGCGCTGTCCTGGTAGGACATCAGCGTGATCGAGTCGGCGACCTGCAGGATGGCCCGGTCCGCGGTCAGGGCGGGGTCCAGGGTGGGGATCGTCCAGTACCAGGAGGGGATGTCGACGTCGACGGGCATCCCGGCGGACTCATGCTTGGCGGCCACGACGGCCTGGACGATCCCGCTGCTCAGGTCGGCGTGGGCCTCGGACCAGTTGGGCAGGGCGTGCGGCTCGATGTCGAGGTGGATCCGCTCGAACCGGCCGGACCCGGCGACCTCGTGGGCCCACATCCCGGCGATCGACGGCATCGTCGCCCAGGCGGGGTCTCCGCACAGCGCGTCGAGGGCGATCTTCCGCTGGTCGGCGGACAGGGCCAGGCGGTCCAGCCACAGGCCGGTCGCCTTGTCGCGGGTGAAGTTCGGGCTGACCCAGACCAGCAGCCGGCCCACGCGGTAGCGGGCGGCGAGCTTGACCAGGGCGTCGGCGTTGGTCTGCTGCCAGACCCACAGCTGGTTGCGGGGGGCCGGCTGGTTGACGCGGTCACTCACCACGACCACCCCGGCCAGCGCAGCGGCGGTGGAGATCAGGGCGGCTCTGCGACTGGGGCGCGTGGCTCATAGCCTTTCGGAACGGCACGTCAGCACCTTCTCTGCGGATTTCTGCACGACTGGAGCTAACCAGACGAGTGGCCGACGGGAGGTCGCGTTGATCCCGTATGGACCATTCACCTGATCAGTCGTCACGCCGTTCTCCCGAACGGATCCGCACCGGCCCGCACCAACAGTTCGCGCACGGCAGGAATCGACCCTCACGCGTGGTCGCGAGCACCCCGTGGGGTGTCGTTCCGGGGCCGGATCGGCCATTGAGCCGATGGTCGGTCTAGTTCGAACGCATGAGTCTCAACGACAATTAATGTGATCGTGCAACGAACAGATCCAACGAACTCGACAATGCGCGATCGTGTCGAGGACGCACAGAAGTGACCTCCAGCACCATCCGCTGCACATCCACCACGGCGCGGGTAGGTCATACTGATCCGGCAGCCGCCTGCGGGGGAGGCCAGCCGCAACGCCGAAGGCCCCGTCTCCGGACGGGGCCTTCGTGCTCGACCGTGGACAGCACGCAGCCCCTCGGCGCCGGCCGCGCCGAGGGGCTGCGTGGTTCATGGGGTAGCCCGCTCAGGCTACGAGAGGACGAACCAGCGCAGGCGGTTCTGGGCGCCCAGCGCGCAGACGAGCTTCACGCCCTGCGCGGAGACGGCCCGCTCGCCCTGGGCGCGGCACAGGCCGCCGAGGACCGCCGTCGGCAGGGTCCCGCCCAGCTTGGTGGTGCTCACCGGCGGCGTCGTGGAGCTGGTGGGCGGGGTGGTGGTCGGCGTGGTGGGCGCCGGGGTCGTCGGGGTGATGGTGGGCGTGGCCGTCACGGTGACGGTGACCGTGGGGGCGGGGCCGTGGCCGGGCTTGGCGCACAGCAGCACGTCGGTGCCGAGGATCTGCGTCCGGGTGGCCCGGTAGGGCGCGGGGCAGGCCAGGGTGGTGGGCGACGGGCCGATGGGCGTGGGGTCGGCGTAGCTGACCGCGGCGGTGGCGACGGCGGCGAGCACCACGCCTCCAGCCAGGACGGCGCCGGCGACGAGTGTTGGCTTGCGCATGGGACGTTCCTCTCCTGTGGGCCATTCTCCGTGCAGTGCTCAACCTACAGTCGCCAGTTCGGCACTCTCGGTGGTCGAGTCGAAGTCAGGTATTCGGCTGACCATTCGGCTGACCACGAACAGAACCCCCGCCGCGGGGGGCGCGACGGGGGTTCTGATTCGGGGGGTCGGCCCAGGTCAGGCCTGGTGCACCGGCTCGCCGGCGGTCAGGTTGATGAGCGCGACGGAGCCGGGGACGACGTCGACCGCGAGGGTCGCCGAGAGGGTCCCGTCGGTGACCGTCAGGACGGCCGAGCCGGGGTTGCCGGCCACGACGGTGAAGGTGCGGCCGTCCTCGCCGCTGGTGACCGTGGCGACCGACTCGTCGTCGATGGTGGCAGTGAAGGTGTCCGGGACGTCGAAGCCCTTGGAGTCCTTCGCCTCGACGCTCACGTCGAACTGCTCGTCGTCGTGGAGCTGTGCCATGGTGGCCTCTTTCCTGGACCCGAAGGTCCTGACGGTGGTGTTCTGACGACGCGCCGGCCCCACGTGCAGGGCCAACGCGACGGGATCTGCACCCTGCAAGAACCGGGCGAATTGCAGGGCCCGGTGCAGGATCGCCTCATCGGCGCCCCCGAGGGCGACCGACTGGACCAGTGCTGTCTCTCGAAGCGTCATGCGGCCTGACCTCCTGAAGACGCCCATACCTCCTGAGTTCGGCCGATAGTCGGGCGAAGAAGAGATGGGTGCGTGGGCGGGGAGGGACTCGAACCCTCCAGTTCCCGGGCGCCCGATGGTTATCCCCGTGACGGGGGTAGGACTCTCCATGGCCCGTATCGGCCCACGCCGGCGTTTTCAGCTCTCTGAATGAAGCAGACCGGGCACAGCTGGTCGGCGTCCTGGCCGCACAGCTCGCGCCAGTACCACTCCCCCGGGGTCCAGGTGACGTTCTTGCCGCCGCACCCGCCGCACGGGTCAGGTCGCAGGGACATCGGGGGTGCGATGCCGGGCGGGGATGATGATGCGGACCAGGTCGGTGGGGGCGCCGGCGTAGTAGAGGATCCGCTCGTCCCCGCACACGATGCTGATCTTGGTCTCGAGTTTCCAGGTGGGGTGACCGGGCTGCAGCACCCGGACGGTGATCGGTCGATGAATGGCCACGGCCCAGGGTTCGACCCGCCGGTCCCCCGATCGGTAGGCGACCTCCCACTCCACGGGGCACAGGACGAAGCCGGGGCGGATGTCGTCCAGGCGGGACAGGGTCATGCGTTCGGGGCCCCAGCGCAGGCCGGAGCCGAAGATGGGCACGGTGGACCTCCCGGCGGCAGTGTGGTCGGCCTGCACGTCGTGCGAGGCTCTAGGGGTGGCCAAGAAGTTGCCTCTCGTGGGCTTGACGGAGATCGCGATGCGGGCGGGGGTACAGAAACCGGCCGTGGCGATGTGGCGCACCCGGTACGCCGACACCGAGCACCCGTTCCCCGAGGAGGTCGCCGACCTGCACGCCGGGGTGGTGTTCTGGTGGCCGTCGGTGAAGACGTGGCTGATCGCGACCGGCCGACGCTGGGACGCCGGCTGGACGTTGGAGCAGGTCAACCCCCAGCGCTTGACCCGGAAGTTCCCGAAGGCTCATCCGACGGGCGGAAGCGACGAGTCGTCCACCCGTACCGTGGCTTGAACTTCTCGTCCAGGTCGGCCGACAGGTCCGGCTCGTAGTCCAGGACCAGCTCCCCGGTGTCGGAGTCCCAGTAGCCGCGGGCGTACCCGGGGTCGTCGCCGTCCAGGTAGTCCGACCCGTCCGCGCAGATCAGCTCGACCAGCTCCCCGACGGGCATCTTCGGCAGCGGGACGTGCTGGGGCGGTACGTGCCTCATGGTCATGCCGGCTTCCGTTCGTGTCGGGGAGGAAGGCCGCGGGGACGCCCGCGGACGGTGCGGTACAGGCCGACCGTGGCCAGCGCGGCGAACGCCCACGCCAGCGCCGCGGCACCGACCAACAGGAAGGCAGCCACCTTGATGACCCAGAACGTGACCCGGTAGGCGGCCACGGCCAGCGCCAGGCCCGCCCGGAGGATCCGACTGGTGGGCCGGCTCGGGGCGTTCATGCCCGGTCCCCCACGATCCGTCGCCGGCGCATGGCTCGGCGGGTCTCCAGGTCCGAGGTGAGGGCCAGGCCGGTGAGGAAGTCGTCGAACTCCTCGCGGTGCGCGGCGATCAGCGCGGCGATGGCGCGCAGCTCCGCGTCGATCCGGGGATGGGGCTGGCGGCTGGCCGACCAGGACGGCAGCTCGCGGCGCAGCACCTCCGAGGGGGCCTGGCTCCAGTCCTTCCACCGGGAGGCGGTCTGCCAGCAGGTCATGCACGTGGTCAGCGCCGAGCGGGTCTTGCCCTGCCGCTTGACCTTGTCCTCGAAGGCGGCCCGGGACAGGACCCTGGCCGCGGACATGTCGCTGAGGCCGCATTCGGTGATGGCGTCATCGCGCCAGGGCAGGCTGGGTCGTGCGACGTGGTCCAACGGTTCGCCGTTCACCGGTGATGCTGGGTGGCGTTGTCGTCGGCGCTGTCGCGCTGGCGGGGCAGGATGCCCAGGGCCTGGTCGACGTGGACGTCGAAGCCGTCGCGGGGGGCCAGGCCCCGGGCGACGTGCCGGTCGATCGCTTCGTTCACGTGCGTGTTGATGCGGCGCATCACCAGGGTCAGCGTCGCCGCGGTCAGGGCCGCTATTACCGCGACGACGAGGATCGCTGCTGCGGACATTCACAACACCTCCTTGTCTACCTTGACGGTCTGAATGCCACGACCGCCGAGTTGCTTGGATCTGCTGGGCGTTGACGTGTTACCTGTGAATGCCCTGCAGGCGGAGCAGTAACCGTGCTCGACATCGAGCCGGTTGTAGCTCACGACCCCGCAGTCGGGGCAGATGAAGGAAGGCTGGGCCGCAGCCCAGTCACGTCGTGCGCAATGAGGGCAAGTCATCGTCGTCTCCCGACACGTGGCGTTCCGCGCAACCGGCTTCGTGCAGGACGACCTTCGAGAAGAACTCGTCGACGGTCGCGCGCAGTCCGGGTAGCTCGATGAGCAGCACCGTGCCGCAGTGTCGGCAGTGGGCCACGGGGAACGACGACTCGACGGGGAGATCTTCTTCCGGCTCCGGCGCCGCACCCGTGCGAGTCATGGTGCCGACTGTACGGACGGTCATCCGTCATGCACAGACTGAATCCGTATCTCAGGCAAACAGTGGAGGGGACTTCAGTCCCATTCTTGTGGGCACAAAACAATGCGCCGACAGCACTTCACCGGTACAGCCCACGCAGGGGGCCCCGGTGCAGGTCAGCGCGAGGTGCAGGTCAGCGCGAGGAGCGGCAGGCGGTCTTCGCCGACAGGTACCGCGGCGCCAGCGCGTCCAGCTGGGCGGCCAGGTCGTTGACGTCGGCGCCGTGGCCGAGCGACGCCGCGTTCGCCTTCTCCTCGGCCAGGCTGAACCCGCGGTCGGCCAGGGTCAGCGCCGTCAGGCACGACGTCGGCGCCAGGTACACGCTGGTCTCCTGCGGGCGGTGGGCCGCCAGCGTCAGCAGCGCTCCGGCCGTGACGCACAGGGCGCCGGTCACCCAGGGGCGCAGCGCTCGAAGACGGACCGTCGGCATGAGCAGGGTCATGCCAGCAGATCGGCCGGCGCCGCGCGGAATCATGCCCTCCGCCGCCGCGAGGGGAACCCCTCGGGCCAGATCACAGCCTTGACGTGCACGCTGACGGGGACGGGGTAGCCCAGCAGGATCAGCTCCCGCCGAATGTGGATCTCAGCACCCGAGCGGCCGGTCGAGTAATCCCGCAGCGGCACCACCCGGAGCATGTCGGTCGCCAGGTCCGCGACGCGGTCCTCCAAGTCCTCGATGGACCCCTCGTCGCCCTCGCGCGGCTCGTCGTCCGGGCGCTCGTCGTCCAGGCGCTCCTCGGCGTCTTCTTCGGGGTCGGGCCGGAACGGCAGCTCGGGAGGGATGCGCTCGGTCGGCGCCGCTCCCGGTCCTCCGCGGACCACCACTTCCCCACGTCCACGCCGCGACGACTCGCTCAAAGATCATCCCTCCCAGGTCCTCGTGCAGCCTATGGAGGGCCCGACAGGCCCCGAGGGGTGAGCCGGGGGCGATCGTCCGAACTACCGACTACCCCTCGCCCATGATGGAGCGGCCCAGCTCGGCGATGGCGTCCAGCGGGGCCCAGGACTCCTCCTGCGGCAGGGTCAGCTCCGTGGCGAGGTCGCCGTACACGGGCGCTACGGCGTCCCAGCAGCGCAGCACCGCAACGGTGAGAGCGTGGTGGCCGTCCCGTGGCTGGGCGGCCGGGTGCGGCCGGCGCAGGACCAGGATCCGGTCCGCCGACGCGGCGCCCATCGACAGCTCCGCACCGATCAGGGCACGGGCCGTGACGTGCCCCTCGATGATCCACGGCCCGGTGCGGGACAGCCAAGTCCGGCGCACGTAGTCCGGGGCGCCCCGCCATCCGATCGTCTCCGGGAGGTACGTCACGTCCATGCGCGGGTTGCGGGTCGTCGACCGGGGGTCCCCGCAGAACACCGGGAACCCGGTCCGCTCGTGCAGCTGGGCAGCCAGCGTGGACTTGCCGGTCATCGGCCCGCCGACGATCAGGATGCGCTGGTCGCCCGGCTGCAGGGCGACGTCGTAGTCAGCCACTCAGGACACCGGACCCCGAGGCGTCGCCGGCGCGTGATGCACACCGGTGAAGTGGACGAAACCAAAGGCCCAGCCGACCAGGAGGAAGACCAGGAACGCGACGCTGAGCCAGAGCACCGCAGTGAGAGTGCGGTGCAACGCCCTGGAGGCGCGAGGAGACAGAGGCATCCCGGGAGCGTAGCCGCGCGGTCACAGCGTGGGGGCCCACCGCCGGGCCAGGCCGGCGCGGTCCATCGGCACGAACCGGGCCCGCACCCCCTTCGGCGACATCGTCCACAGCGTCGCGCCCGTGCCCAGGGCCGCCAGCTCGGCCAGCACGTTCACGTTGTTGTCGGTGTAGTCCGACAGGCCGAGCTTGTGGATGATGGCGCCCTTGCTGGCGGCCACCTGTTTCGCGTCCCGGCCGGTGGAGGCGTAGTAGCCCATGAAGTGGGCCTGCTTGTCGAGCAGCCACGTCATCGTCGCCTCGCGCTCAGCAGGGGTGGCCAGTCGGCGCCCGGAGATGACGACGAACGCCGACTTCGGCTCGTACATCATCGGCGCGTTCGCGAAGCGTTGCTCCGGCGTCTCCCCGTTGTGGTAGTCCATCCGAGCCAGCGTGTCGTCCAGGTCGTAACCCTCCATGAGGGCTACCTCGGTCAGTCAGGCGGCGAGATGGCGTCCGCAACCTGCGACAGGCCCTCGATCAAGGCGTTCCGCAGATCGCCCAGCTCCTCCCCCTGCTGACGCTGGACGTCGCACACCTCCTGCAGCAGCTGCTGCAGCTGCCTGCCCGTGGTCACCGTCTCCAGCTGCGCGGCACCCATGGACTGCAGCAGATCGATCACCGCGACCCGCTCCATAGCCACGGCGGGGTCCGGAGCGAGGGCAGCGAGCTGCGCCTCTATCCGTGACACCGCCACGGCCAGCTTGTCCACCCGGACCTGAAGCCGCCGGAACTCGTCGTCGCTGACCATCACTCGAAGGTGCTGCGCTCGTCGACCCAGCTCCACATGGCCCCGAAGTCCAGCGTGATGCCGCCGCTGGAGATGGCCCCGTCGCGGGTCTGGCTCTCCATCCACCCGGAGCCGTCAGGGTGCTTGCGGTGGACGGTGACGATGCGGCGGACGGTGTTCACGAAGAAGATCGCCTCGATCGACGGCAGCTGCTGGTAGGCGTAGAGCTTCGCCGTCTGCTCCGCGGGGCCATTGCTGGGCGACAGGACCTCGACGATCAGCCGGGCATCCTCCTCGTACAGCTGGTGGGCCGCCTTGCCGCAACGCACCAGCAGGTCGGGGTGGTAGCTGCGCTGGCTGGGAGTCTTGACCTGCCGGTTGTGCGCGAACACCACGCACCGCTCCGGCAGCACCCGGAACAGCTGCTCGATGAGCGCCATCACGACGAGGTCGTGCCGCTCGCTGCCGCCGGTCATCGCCCGCACGATCAGCCCGTTGTCCCAGTCCATCCGCTCGGGTCCCGTGTACGCCTGCTGGAACCGGAGGAACTCCTCCCAGCTGACCCGGACCTCGGCTGCCTCATCGAACGGCTGTGCGCTCATCCCGCCACACTAAAGGGTGTCCCTGGGGTGGTCCCGCTCGACCCGCACCAGGACCCGATGGGCCACGCGCGCCTGCCGCTCCGTCGCAGTCGGGATCTCCTCCACGATCTTCCCCACGAACTTGATGACGGTGCCGTAGATGAGCGGCGGATCGCGGAGCGGGTCCTCCAGGTCCTGCCCGTGCCAGACCGTCAACACCTCCACCAGGTCCGACACCTGGTCGTGCTGGACGATCCGCCTCTCGAACGGCGTCGCCAGCTCGCTCCAGGTCGCCTCGTCGATCGGCTGGCCCTCGCGGTCGTAGTAGCTCACAGCGTCAGCTCCTTCAGCGCCCTCTCCACCAGCCGGGCCGTGATCCGGTGATCGCGTACCCGGAGCAGCACCGCGGCGTCCCGCAGGACGAGTCGGGAGCGGGCCAGGTCGATCTCGGCCGCGCCGATGACCCGCCCCTCCGGTGCGCGCTCGTAGAGGTCGGTGTAGATCTCGTCAGCCATCTTGATCGCCCAGCGCCGGAGGTCCTCACGGCGCCCGTCTCTCGGCTCGGTCACCGATCGAGGCTACCCGGGGTCACGGGCATTGGTTGACCTTCACGGGCATTCTCTGACGATCAAGCTCTGACCTGCGGTTATGCGGAATCGATCTATCGGCATTCGCCGATGGTCGCGCGCATCCCCCAAGCCCCTGACCAGCGGAAATGCCGGACGCGCGCCACGACGGATGACAGTGACAACGCCGCGGTAGTACGACACTAAATCGAATCGTTGCCATCGTGAAATGGATGCAGCCGGGGATAGAAACACCCTGAATGTCCATTTGTTCTAGTAACGGGGGGGATGGCCTGGTTGGGTGTCAATCGGCTGAACGGGTGAGTCCGTTCGGGTGACTACTCTTGCGATCTTCGTGGTGTCTGATTAACACCCACATGCCCGAGAATCGACCACAACACCCCTCATGATTGGGCTTGTCCTGTCGACCGCCGAATGGGTGGTGGAATGGATCAACCCATTTTCAGGCATGATATGTCCGCTTATGTAGGGGCTTTCAGACCCTGAAACGGCCCACATTTCACCCGTTCACTGTCAGCCATATGGTCTACAGCGCAGTGTGCACTGCGCTTGCTACTCTTTAGGGGTCGGCAAGGGAGCCCAGCAGCCCCGCCAGGGGCGTGCCATGCCACAGGTGGGCCCTACTTAGGAGGTTTCCGTGCGCGTTTCCGTTCCCCCGGTTGTGCTCGCCACGACGGACAGCAGTAAGGCGAACGACCGGCGCACGGGCACCGCTCCCGCCTACACGCCGCGTGCTGGCAGCCTGCGCAAGATCGACCGTCGCAAGAACGACCGCCGTGCGGCCGGGCGCCGCAACTTCTGGCCTTCCGACGCGTCCACCATCTGACCCGCGCTCCACCCACTCACCCATCCCGCTCCACCCCCACACCGGAGGTTTCGCCATGAACGCCATGCTCACCGCCCCGATCCGCGACGTGACCGGCCGGGCGCACAACGCCACTCCCGAGAGCACCACGTTCACGGCCGCGAGTGCCGCCGCTCTGGTCAAGGCGTGCGACGTTGCCGACGTTGCCGCGCGGGACGCATTCGTTGCGTCCGCCACTGGCCTTCACCGCACCGTGCACTCCGGGGTCACGATCTCCGCCGTGCGCGCCGAGGTTCTGAAGCTGGGGGTGCGCAAGACCCGTACCTCTAACGCGTACCTCGGCTACCACGCGCTCACGGGCGCCGTGCTCGTGCTGCCCGTGTACGCCGGTACGGCGGACGCCGAGGACCGGGCATTCATGGCGGAGTACATCGACACGCCGAGCAAGATCCAGACAATCGTGGAACGGCTCTACAACAACGGCTGCACGAAGATCGCCCGCGCGACGATCGCGGGTGCCGCCTCCCAGATCGAGGCGATCCGTGGACTCATGGCGGACGACGTCGCCCGGATCGAGCGTGAGTCGGCCGTGATCGTTTCTGCCTCTGAAAAGTCCTCCGCCGTGGCGACCGGCGAGGGTGGCGAGGGTGGCGACGACGTCCCGGACGCGCCCGTCAGCGACACGGTGGACGTGGACGCCATGCTCCGGGCGATCACGGGCCCGATCGGCAAGCTGTCCGGCGCCACGGCCACGCAGGCGCAGGCCGACGCGGCCCGCGCGCTCATCGACTCCCTCTCGCGGTTCGCCGGTACGGCCGTGCAGTCGGGCGCGGTCGTGGGTGACTCCCCGGAGCGCGTGTCCGGTCAGATCGTCCGCCCGCGCGCGCCGCAGAGCTTCGGCCCGCTGATCATCGCCACGTCCGCCGCCTGATCTCCCTTCGATCGGGCCGTGTCCGTCCGGGGGGACGGACCGGCCCGGTAGTGGGGACCGCAGGAAGCGATCACCAGCACGCTCCCGCCATTGGCCGATGCACCACACCCGCACGGCGTCACAGGGTGCAGGCATTGCGAGCTAGGGACGCGCACGCACATAGGCGGCATTGTGCCGACCAACAATAAAAGAGGACGAGCGCACGAAACGTACACCATGCGCGCGGACAACCGGCCGACTGCCCTAGGGGAGACATGCCGCGCGTCCACACGGTTCTAGTTCGCATGGGACAACGCTAGGGAAACCGGCAATCGCTGAACCTCGATTGGCCGTGCAGACGGACGCGATATGAGGCGTCTAACCTAGCCCGCTACCCGCGAGGGGTTGAGCGGCTGACGATTTCTGACCCTGAAAAGGTCGGTGATCGCAGAGGAGGCAAGCGTGCCGCCGGAGAGATCCGGTAAATGAGAGATGTACGCCTGACGCATAGCGATATGGCGTACCGGGGTAATCCGTGAGTGCCCGTTACGGGGTAGCGCCCGAAACCACGGACTTGATCGAACGCACTGAGTGATGCACCTGCCGCCCGGTAGGTGTGTCGCTCTGCACGTCCGATCTGAAAGGGGAGCTGATGCTCACCTATTCGTATGACCTTGATTCGAGCCGCATGGGTGAGCCGCACCGGTTGACGGCCGAACAGGATGGCCGCGCGGTTGCCGTACTGATCTGGTCACGCCGCAGCGGCTTGATCTTGGACATCCACGTTGAGCCGGAGTACCGGCGTCGCGGGATCGCTACGGCGCTCTTGGCCGAAGCACGGCGGATGGCAGGCGAGACGCGCGGGGTGAAGCGGCCCCGGCTGAACCCCCAGCGGACGAACGACGGGGAGGCGTTCGCACGGAGCCTCGGCGAGCGCGTGCCGCCCCGTGACTGTGATCGGTTCAAGTCCTGAAAGGACGTGGTCAAGCCCATGCGTGATCTCGACCCGGCGGAGCTGCACCGGTTGGCCTTGTCGACCCTGCCGACTCCTCCCCCCCGGCGGCGCATCCGCGTCCGCATCGTGATCGTCGTCCGCTACCTGTTCAAGTCCTGAAAATCCTTGCGTCGGAGGTTGCCATGACCAGCACGATCGTCCCGATGTCCCGCATCACCCACGCTCACGTCACCAGCGACTCGCGCGACTGTGACGGCTTCTATGAGAACGACTACGTCTGGTTCCCGCCCGAGGGCATGACGTTCGCCGAGGTCTGGATGGGGTCGCTGGTCGCCGATTCGGCCGTGGACTGGCACCACTCGCAGACGCTGGAGCGTGGCGTCACCGCGGACGGCTACCCGACGTATGAGTTCTACGCGATCACGGACGAGGGTTTCCGGCGCGAACACTACGTGGGGTGCGACGACTACAGCTGCGACCCGAACCGGCGCCGGTACCGCGACCACACGGCCGAGTCGATGGGCTACTGAATCACCCTGCTGTTCCAACCCTGAAGGGACCCACCATGCGCCGCTCCGTGATCTTCACCTGCCTCCTCGACCTGGAGCCGGTCGAGTTCGGGCGCCTCGAAACCTGCCCCATCGACTACGGCGGTGCGGTCGTGACGGCCGCGTGCAACGGCGTGCCGGTCGAGCACAAGAACCAGTACACGGGGACCCGCGAGTGGCTGGACAGCCTGCCCGGTGATCGTGAGCCGGGTTGGCTGCGCCGGTACGCGGAGACCCTGCTCATTTCACAGTCCTGAAAGCCCAGGCCACGGAGGACGACGACATGAACACCATCAACCCGAACGCGCTCCCCCCGGGCTGGACGATCAGCCCCCGGCTGATGGCGCAGTGGAAGTTCGAGGACGGCTCGACGATCGAGGTCGCCGCACCGAACTACCGGCTGGCACTGGCGGACGGCACGACGGTCGAGGAGTCGGCCGACTTCTTCCCGGGCGGTACGGACGGGTGGATGCAGACGCTGGAGGAGTTCGTCTTCTTCCTGTGCAACTACTTCTCGTGCGACCACGGGGACTCGTGCCCATTCGCGCCGGGCTGGCACGAGTGGTGCGCCGCGCACGAGCAGGAGCTGGAGAACCTGCACGCCGATCTGACGCCGCCCACCGATCCGGACGACGGGCACGCGTACATCGGGGACGACGACACGGCCTGCCTGACGTGCAACCGGCCGATGAGCGAGCACAGCAACCCGGACGCCGTGCGCGTCACCCTCCACACCTCGGCGGCCGACCGCCCGCCGACCCCGCCGAGCACGCAGCGGGTCGAGCGGTTGCGCGAGTTCACGCGCCGCGACCCCACCTGGAAGCAGCACGACTGACGAGTAAGTGATCCGTTCAGATCCTGAAACTGGAGGATGCAGTGACCGAGACCCCGACCGACACGCAGGTCGTGACGTTGACCGGCGACGACCTGGCCGCCATGAAGGTGTGCGAGGACGTGAGCCTGCACCTGCACGACGGCCGGTCGTACCTCCGCGTGTACACCCGCGCCTACGGCGACCCGCCGATCTTCACGGCCAAGCAGCAGCGACTGTTCACGGTGGACATGTACTCCGGCACCCGGGGCCGTGAGATCGCCACGACGGCCGACGCAGTCGGCTACGGTGCCGCGGACGGGACGGGCGGGTGGCGGTGGGAGAGCGGCAACCCCGACTCCCCCGCCTGCTTCTACAGCGCGTACCAGCGTGACGTCTGGGCCACGATCGTTCGCAGCCTGAAGGTGGGTGACCGCCTGCACGTGGCGTGGACGGCGGACAACAACAACGGGCATTCGCGCGCAGCCGGCCTGCACGTGGATCAGGTCAAGCTGGTCGCGTTCCCGGAGCGTCAGCCGGAGCGCGGGCCGCAGGTCCGCTCGACGTGGCACGTGGGCTGGTCGATCTGCGAGGACAACACGGCCCGCATGATCCGCCGTCACCCCTGATCGAGGGTGCCGCGTGGTGCAGGTCGGGGGACCTGCGCCGCGCTGTCCGCTCGGACAGATTCAGGACCTGAAACAGAGAGGTCATCATGGGCAACGGCATCAGCACACAGCGGGTCGTCCGGACCGAGATGGTGCGGGGCGTCACGTTCACGGTCATCGAGACGATCTGGACGGCGGGGGGTGCGTCGTACGACGTGCGGGTGGAGGGCAGCTCCACGCTGCTGCACGACGAGTCGTTCGACGAGATCCCGGACCTGCCGCAGTTCGTGGCGGACCTGGTCGCCAACTACCCGGACGGGCTGGACAGCATCGTCGAGCCCGAGAAGGTGAAGGCGATCATCGACTCCCTCGACGTGGCTCCGGACGCCTTCCGCGTCGAGATCCGCGGCCAGTACGGCGAGCCGGGCGGCAGCATCCACCTGTTCAACGGCGGCACGGAGACCGTGATGTGGGACTCGGCCGAGTGGGAGGAGGACCCCTCGCTGGTGTTCGTCATCGTGAACGCGATCGTGCGCCGCGGTGTGCCGATCGCCGAGGGGGACTGATCATGCGCATCGTGGTGTTCCACAACATCGCTACGGATGACGTCGGGCGCAGCGAGGCGTGGCTGGGTTACCGTCCCGGTCACCCGCTGGTGCCGGTGTACGTGCTGGAGCGGCTGGAGGTGGAGCAGTCGCCGAGCGCGGTCGCGGAGATGATCTACCACCTGTTGAACGTGGGTGATGACCCGCAGTTCGGCATCCCGCACCCGGACGCGGTGGCCTACCGGACGGCGAAGAACCGTTCGCTGTCCGTGGGTGACGTGGTGCTGGTCGGCGACGAGTGGTGGGCGTGCGCATCGATGGGTTTCGAGCGGATCGAGGCGCCGCGCTGGTTGGCGGTGGGTGTGGGCAAGCACGGCACGACGCCGCTCGAATCCCGGCGGTGGTCTCCTCCCCTGCCGCTGAACATCACCGTGGAGTGACGTTCAGCGTCCTGAAATGGTGTCACCCGTTCGGCGTCTGCCATCTACAGCGGCGGGCGTCTAGCATTGTATGCATCAGCCGCTCGCAGTGAGGACAAGGAAATGACCAGTCAGCCCACCCGGGTCTTCAGTGACGAACAGATCGCCGGACTGCTCGACGAGGGCATTCTCGACCCCACGGCGGTCGGTCTGAAGTGGATCGAGGTCCGCTACTTCGGCACGTGTCACGGCATGAGCAAGGCGAGCCCGTGCCAGCACACCGACGAGACGCGCAACCAGTACGTGACGCGGTACGTGAAGCCGTCCGGGCACCTACGTGCCGACTACGAACAGATCGAGGACGAGTCGGCGTGCACGAACATGTGGGCCACGGGCGAGCACGGGCCCGAGGGCATCGCGGCCGAGTACGAGCAGGGCGGCACGGTGTCCTACCTGTCGGACGACCCGGCGCTCATGGAGCGGATCTTCGAGTACGTCCGTGACCTGATGTGCCTGACGTGCGGCGCGCAGACGTGGCCGGTGCACGCGGACACGGCGCACGCCCCCAACTGGTGCCACGACTGAACGTCCCCCCGGGTGGTGCACGGCTTAGCGGCTAGGCCAACTCCGGTCGCCGGTGCCCACAGTGCTCCCACGGGACACCACAGGTGTCGCAGTAATCTCCGGCTCCATACCGCTGCCGCATCTGCTCCCGAAGCATCTGCGGTTTCCTGTAGGGACCGAGACGGTGGGGGTCTCGCATAGCGTCGTCCAGGTCAGTGCTCCGTGCGATCGGGGCGGCGAACCATTCGGGCGGCAAGGTGCCGTACCAGACCTTCCATCCCGGGAATTGTTCGTGCAGGCGTCGGCACCACGCTTTCTCGTTCATGCCTTTCGTATGGCGATGGGCGCGACGACGTAACAAGACTTCACCCGGACGGCGGGGGGCCGGTTCAGTTCAGGGCTCTGAAAAGCACAGGAGGCAGTCATGTCGAGTTCGAGTGGTTCCGGCGGTGGTCTCGGTGTCGCCGTCGTCATCGGCGCCCTGATCCTGTTCCTGCCCCACGGGTGCAGCGGCGGGTCGTCGTCCTCGTCCACGGTGCAGCCCGCGCAGTATTCGGCGACGACCAAGGTGGTGAAGGACTTCCAGGGTCACGACGTCTACACCAGCACCGACAACCAGGGCCGCACCTTCACCTGCACGTTCAAGGCCAACGGCGACTCCGACTGTTCGGGCACGCCGTGACCGGCCGACCGGGCGCCCGCCACTGGGCCGACTGCCCGTCCACCTGCACCACCGAGCACCCGGAGGCAATGGTGCCGCTGCACGCCGAACCGATCGGCCCGAGACCACCCACCGCGCATGACAACGGGTACGCGGCGGCCGAGGCGCTGGCCGAGGAGTACGAGATCAGCCTGGACGACCTGCGGGCGTTCGCCGCCGAGCGCCTGGCGGAGGGCTACGCGGCCCGGGGCATCACGGACGGGGACATCGGGACGAGTGACGTCAGCATCACGCTGGCGCAGATCGCGTTGCACGAGCCGGACGCGTTGCGCGAGGAGGCGGCGCGCCTGCAGGAGCGGAACGACCTGGTCGCGTCGATCTCGGCGCGGACGGGCCGCAGCGAGGCGGAGACGTTGGCGAACCTGCAACGCCTCCTCGCCACCTACGACCCGCCGACGGTGCCGCTGACGGGTGGGCGCAGGTCGGAATACCTCATGGACAGCGGCGAGTGGGTGCGCTGCGACGTGCTGACCACGAACCGGCAGGGGCTGCACTCGATCGAGCTGGCCTTCCCGGCGACGATCGGCGGCTATCGCTACGACGTGCCGCCCGAGCGCATTCGCTGGACGACCTGAGCCTTTCAGGTCCCTGAAACCGGCCGGGCGCCCGCCAGGGGGGCGCCCGGCCTTCTGTGTCTACCGAGGGAGAGTCATGCAGTACGTCACGACCGACTGGCCGAACATGTTGCTGGTCCGCAAGGGTGAGGAGCGGGACGGCCGGGTGGCCGTCGAGAACGAGAACGGCACCGTGCACGAGGTCGAGGTCAAGCGGCTGATCCCCCTGGTGCAGGGTGGTGCGCCGGACCTGACGGTGGACACCCCGCAGGCGTTCGTGTCCCTCGGGCGCATCCTGATCGCCACGTACCACGGGCCGTGCGTCGTGTGCGCCCGGCGCACGTACAGCCTGAACACCGGCGACAGCTCCGGGATGGGCGAGAACGCGGAGTCCGGGCTGGACGCGAAGGACTTCGACCTGATCGGCCCGCACGTGCCGCTGTGCCTGATCTGCGCGAACACGGCCGAGGCGTACGAGCGCGGCGTGGAGCTGGCGAAGGCCACGCTGTGGAAGCCGCGGCCGCCGCAGATCGAGTTCGACCTGTCCGCCTTCAAGATCGGCTCGGAGGCGTTCTGGGAGAAGGCGCGGCTGTCCGGTGACGGGTACGACGTCATGGACGAGGCCGCGACACACGAATGGGTGGCCGTGTCGTCGTGGGGGCGCGACGGCTGGGACCTGCTGGAGTGGCCGTACTACGTGCTGTACGTGCGGAACACGGCGGCGGGCTTCGAGCTGGCGACCAACTGCGAGGGCGACGTGGACGCCTGGCGGTTCCCCACCCTCGCCGAGCGTCAGGACGCGATCGACAAGCTGGCGTTCGCCAACTGGCAGCGCAAGGAGGAGGAGTGGGTGGAGGGCATCCACCCGGACGAGATCCCCGCGTACCTGCGTGGCCCGTACCTCGTCGACCGCAGCGAGTAGAGATCTCGGCTGTTCAGGACCTGAAACAGGAGGCGCAATGATCACCGTGAAGTGCACGTACGAGGACGGCGACACCGTCACGACCGGCTTCAGCGGCACGCTGGAGGAGGCGCGGGCCTACTACGTCGGGCAGGTGTTCAACCTGGGGACTGTGGACGACCACATGGTCCGCTGCACCGCGGTCGAGCTGGTGGACATCACCTTCACCATCGACGGGCGCACGATCCGCGCCACGCAGACCGACCGCGGTTACGACCGTGAGCCGATGTGGGACCTGTACGAGGGTGAGGAGCTGCTCACCAAGGCCGACCCGCTGCCGCTGGCCGAGCCCCCTACCGCGGAGCTGGTGGCGCACTTCCTGCACCCCCGCGTCCTGGCGCTGGTGGCCCTGATGGCGAAGTGGGGGGTGCAGCAGTGCGACGACTACCCCGACCCGGACGAGGACATCCTCGCGGTCATCACCGCGCCGTACGAGACGCTGCCCGGCCGGTACGCGTACATCCACGGTGACGAGACGTACCACTTCGTGGGCACGAGCCTGACCCTGAAGCAGGCCGCCAACGACCTGGGCAGCTACGTCGGCGAGGAATACGGGGGCAACCCCGAGGGGATCGTGGACCTGGACACCGGCGAGGAGATCCCGTTCGAGTCCAGCATCCGGATCGTGGCGCAGCCGGCGACGGCCGGGCGCGAGGGCATGACCCGGCGGGAGCGGGCGGTGCAGCGCATCGCCCCGCTGTTCGAGCGGTACCAGCAGGCGAGCAACCCCCGTGGGGGGGAAGACGCGGAGACGGTGCTGGCCGACTGGCTGTCCGACCTCATGCACTGGGCTGCAGCCGAGGGCCTGGACTTCGCGACGGCGGCGCGCATCGCAGAGATGCACGTCGCGGCGGAGGGCGACGACGAGGAGGTCGACGACGAGAGGGTCGACGACGACGCCGACGGCGAGACCGACGCGGAGGAGCCGGAGCTGTACGACCAGGTGAAGGGCTGGCTGCTCGCGGCCGTCGGGCGGGCCTCGAACCAGGACGACCGGGAGATCGTCCGGGACGCGGCGAAGGACTTCGTCGACGAGCAGGACTTCCCGTCCGCGGAGTGGGAGGGCGGCGAGTAGGTCAGTTTCAGGTTCTGAACGTCGGGGGCGAAGGAGAGTGGGTCATGGGTACGAGGGTGCCGCACACGGTGTGGGTGACGAGGACGGAGCGGATCGCGTTCCAGGTGGACGCGACCAGCAAGGCGGACGCGGAGGACCGCTACCTGTCCGATGGTGACGAGGTGGGCAGCGAGACCATCGGCACGGAGGTCGAGAAGGTGGAGGAGGGCGCGTTCCAGGATCTGATCAACGGCGGCTGATGGGCTGCTGCGTGGCTCCGCTGTAGGTCGTGGCTGCACCCGCCGGGGGGTGGGTGTGCCGCTACGTGCGTCGGATACGCACGATGTCCGTTTCACCCCCTTGTGAGTCCCTGAGTGTCACCCGTATGGCGGTGGTACATACAGTGCTAGACGTCTAGCATTGTAGTTGTCAGGGAGTCACGCCGAACCGAAACGCCGGAGGAAAGACCGTGAGCATCATCGACGACGTCAACCGCCAGTTCGACGCCAGCAAGCTGGACCAGATCAACGCCGAGGCGGACAAGGCCGCCGCCGTGGCCCGGCGCGTGCAGGCCGGGGAGCTGCGCGACAACGGGGACGGCACCTTCACCGTCCTGACCGGCTGGGACAAGGGTGAGCGGCTGCGCCTGTCGGTGGTGAACGGCGCCGCCGCCATCCTCGCCGACCACGGGCTCGACACCTTCGGCGACGGGAAGGTCGCGCTGTACTCCCGCCAGCAGGAGTGGTTCGGCCTCGGGCAGATCGTCCCGGACGGGCTCGACAACATCCAGGACGTGCTCGCCCTGATCGGCGGGGAGATGGAGTACAGCAAGCAGCCCGCCTACTACCGCGACCTCATGACCGGGGAGATGCAGCCGATCCCGGACACGTTCGCAGCGGTGTGGATGGACCAGGACGGCAAGAACGCCGCGATGGGCACCGTCGGGAAGGTCTACAAGCACGCGCAGGACGCGCACGCCGCGGAGTTCCTGTTCGACCTGATCGGCGAGCAGGTCGTGTTCGAGTCGGTCGGCCGCATGCAGAACAACGCCAAGTTCTTCGCCGGGCTCCGACTGCGCGAGGACATGGTGATCGACCCGCAGGGCATCGCCGACGGCATCCGCCAGTACCTGTACCTGATCAACTCCCACGACGGCACCGGCAAGCTCACGCTGGTCGTCACCCCGTGGCGCATCCGGTGCAAGAACACCGAGCGGTTCGCCGTGCGGGACGCCAAGACGTCGTGGGGCGTGCGGCACACCACCAACTGGGACTCCGACACCCGCAAGGCCGAGGCCCGGACCGCCCTGGGCCTGACCACCCGCTACTACGCCGCGTGGAAGGCGGAGGAGCACGAGCTGCTGGCCCACCCGCTGAACGGCCGCGAGATGGACAAGTTCTGGGACATCGTGGACGGCCTGCACGAGACGTGGGCCAAGCCCGAGGAGACCAAGAGCCGCGGGGCCGGGATCTACCGCAACCGGCGGGACAAGCTGGAGGAGCTGCTCGGCGACAACATGCGCCAGCTGGGCCGCAACGCCTACGCCGCCGAGCGGGCCGTGACCAACTACCTGGACCACGAGACCACCCGCCGGACGTCCGCGTCCTGGGGCGGGGTCAAGATCGAGCAGGCGCGCCGGGGCATCGCACTGCTGGGCAACGACGACGACAAGAAGGCCCGCCTGCACGAGGGCCTGCTGGTCCTGGCCCGCGGCTGAACCACTGCACCGCTGCACGTGGCGCCGACCGGCGGTTCCCTAGCCCGCCGGTCGGCGCCGTCCGACAGGATTTCACAGGTCTGAACGCCCACCACGCACCGCAGGAGGACGGCATGTACAAGGTCAAGCTCGAACGGGGACCGGCGTCGAGGTACGCCGCGACCAACGAGGTCATCCGCGAGTTCAGCGACGGTCAGGGCCGCGGTGGCCTGCTGGCCCTGCGGGTGATGAGCGAGGATGCCGACGTGACCGGCATCGTCGTCGACGTCTACGGCTGCACGGGCGTCACGGTGAACGTGTCCCGGCCCGACGACGTCCCCGCCATCGACTGGGTGCCCAACGGCCTGCGGGTGGGCCTGCTGACCGACGACGAGCTGATGCGCGTCATCGCCGCGTGCAACGGCGAGGTGGAGAAGCGCCAGACGGCCCGCCTGGTCGAGGTGCTGCGCAAGGCGGTCGCCGTGGAGCTGGCCGAGGAGAACACCGGCAAGGGTGAGCCGGTGCTGGTCCGGTTCCACGTGTCGGACTCCGACGGCGGCCTGTTCTTCGACGCGGACACCCCGATGGTCACGTGGGCCGACGGCACGAGCGCGGTGTGGGAGCTGACCGACGCAGGCGCCGCCGAGGTCGGCGACGTCGTCGGTGAGCTGACCGCCATCTACGCCGACCGCACGATCGACTCCTCCCTCACCGTCACCCTCGCCACCGGCGCCGTCGTGTTCGACCCCGCCCACCGCCCCATCGGCGACCCGTTCCAGGACCGCTGACCACCCCTTTCAGGGGCCTGAAAACACCAGGAGGAACGCCATGCTCGCCACCAAGTGGACCAAGGGGTGGGAGGGGCTGTACGAGGCGATGGGCCTCGTGCTCGCCGCCTACCCGTACGCCACCCAGCTGACCATCGAGACGTCCGACCAGGGCCACTACGGCTTCGTGGTCAACGGCATCACGGTCCCCGGCCGCGACGACCTGTCCCGCGACCCCGCCGAGTGGCCGGGCGACCTGGAGCAGATCATCGACCAGGCGCTGTGCGACGTCGACTGGGACGGCGTGGTCGGGGAGTCCAAGTCCGGGCACGCGGTCATCTCCCTGGTCACCCGCTCCGTGTTCGCGATCCTCGCGGGCGCCACGGCACACTCCCTGAAGGTGTACGGGACCACTGACCGGCTGGACGAGGCCGAAGCGGTGTACGACCGGCTCGCCGCCCAGGGCGCCGCCCGGCTGCGCCTGCTGGAGTTCCAGGTGCCCACCAGCTGGGGTGACCTGCACGTGGTGCGGCACGCCAACGAGATGTGCTGGTGGGAGACCAACGGGTGCGGCGTCACCATCCACCGGGACAGCGCCCGCCCCTTCACGATCGACCCGAACACCGACCTGGCCGCCGTCTACGGCGTGATCGACCGCTACGTCACCGCCCACCCGTCTTCCGCGCCGCAGCACAACACCTTCCGAGCCCTGTGGGTGCGGGGGGCGCTGGAGACGTACGCCGACCAGGTGTCGGACGAGCAGGAGTCGCTGGCCGACGTGATCGCGGACCTGCTGGCCGACCTGATGCACCTGCTGCAGTTCGCCGACCCGGGCAGCGGGGTCGCGTTCGAGTCGATCCTGGCCCGCGCCGGTCGCCGGTTCGGGGAGGAACTGGCCGGCCGGTAGGTTCCCCCGATTCCCCTCCCTCGAAACCCTGGAGTGTGCACGATGACCACCCCGACCGGCGAGCCGTCCCCCGATGAGCTGCAGCTGCTGGCGTCCTACGCGGACGGCCCCCGCATCTGGGATGCAGCCAGCCTGTTCCCGACGGTCATGTCCCTGCACGATCGTGGACTGATCGAGCCGGTGACCCAGGACGGGGTCGCGTTCCGCCTGACCGACGCCGGGCGGGCCCGGCTTCAGAGCCAGCCGCCGGTTCGGGCGCGATGAGCACGCGCCCCCCGGTCGACCGCGACCCCGGCGAACCGCTCAACTCCATGCGCCTGTCCCAGATGTTCCACGAGTTCATCGCCGAGTTCCCCCAGCTCCAACGGGAGGCGCTGGCCTACCTGTACGGCGTGGTCACCCAGCACCCGACGCACGGTGGCCTGCCCACCCTGTGGGAGATCGTGAACGTAGACGTGATGCCGGACGGGGGAACGCTGGTGCTGGACCTGTCCGACGGGACCACGATCCGACTCGACGTCAGCCGCTACGACACCGAGAAGGAGAGCGACTGACATGGTCGATGAGGTTCAGAGCGAGCGCGTGCAGGACGCCGCCGCGCGGCCGGTGCCCTGCGGGATGCAGTGGCACTACGGCACGATCGGGCCGGTCAACCACACCGAGCCCGAGGGCAAGACGGGATGGTCGGGACTGCACGGGGCGCTCACCACCAACCCGTCGGGTCTGTGTGACGAGTGCATCGTCGACTGGCGCGAGAACTACCCGAGCTATGACCTGCCCCGCCCCCTCACGCTCGACGAGTTGTAGAGCAACAGTCAACGGATTCAGGAACTGAAAGGCAGGACGACCGTGGACCAGGACCAGCAGACGCCGGACGACAGTCCGACCGAGACCACCTTCACCGTCGACATGCACAGCGAGATGGGCCGCACCAGGAACCCGGCCGTGAACATCAAGGTGGGCACGTTCGACCTGGCGTCCCTGCTCCCGCTGGAACTGGGGCAGGTCAAGGAGCAGGGCGACGACGAGTTCACGACGGTGACGACCGAGCCGGGGTTCACCGTGGAGTGGATCGAGGCGCACCTGGACGAGCAGGCGCGCGAGAGCTGGTGGCAGGAGGCGTGCACCGAGGGCGTGCAGGACGCCCGACTCCTGGCCGAGGAGCTGCTGGGCGCCCGCCAGGTGTACACCGAGGGCCGCTCGGGTGGGTGGCTGACCGTGCAGGACCTGCCCGAGGTGGAGGAGTGGACCCCGCAGCAGCGCGCCGCGTGGGTCGAGTTCGCCCGTCAGGTGCGTGTCCTGGCCGACGAGACCCCCCGCCGCTACCTGTGGCTGCTCAACGCGAACGCGTACGAGCCGTGGGCGGAGCGGCTGGAGGAGCTGCGCGGTGCGGTCCCGGCCGACTTCCCGGTCAAGGTCCTGGTCACCGGTGACGTCCTGCTCGCGAGCGACCCGGCGAAGGACCCGGTCACCTGCGGGACGTGCCACCGCACGTGGGACGACGCCATCCCCACCGCGTACACCCCGGCCCCGGCCGGCCGGTGCCCGTTCGAGGCGTGGCACGGTGAGCCCGCCCTCTCTCCCGCCGAGGAGCTGGCCGCCGCCCGGCAGGAGATCATCGCGGCGCAGGCCGGTCTGGACCGTGCGGTCCGGCGCATGATCGAGGCGCAGGTGCGCGTGGCGTACCCGACCGCGGTCCGGCTCGTGGCCTACGGGGAGTACAACGAGGCGGGCATCCTGCGCGCCTACGCCGAGCGGGTCGTGGACGGCGCCGGGACGGTGCTCGCCTCCCGCGACGACCCCACCGAGGAGTGGGGCGCCCTGACCGACGAGATCGACGACCTGCTGTGCGAGCTGTCCGAGCACGACGAGGACTACCAGGGCGACACGGACATCGACTTCGGACCGGTGCCCCAGCGCCTGGACGACTGACCGAACGACAAGGGGCACGACCATGACCACGCGCGAAGGATTCCCGACCCTGTGGGGGCAGGCGGAGATCCACGCATACGCCGACACGGTGTGCGAGGAGCTGGGCAAACCTCCGCTGAAGCGGGGGCGCACCTGGACGTGGTACCGCGTTCAGGGGTTCCCCGCACCGGTGGCGACCCTGGAGATGGGCAACGTCTACCTCGCGGAGGAGATGCGCCCCTGGGTGAGGCAGCGGATCGAGGCCGAGCGCTACCTGACCACGAGGATCGATGACCCGACCCGGGCGGAGATCCTCGCCGAGAACGGACTGTTGACCGCCCAGGCGACGGCCGTCAAGTACGGCGTCAGCCGAGCAATGGTGCACCGGATCTGGGCCGCCGGCCGCTGACGGCCTTTCAAGGACCTGAAACCACGCAATCACCTGACACCAGGAGGCACATCATCATGACCGACAAGCGCACCGCCGACGACTACCCGTGGATCCGCAAGTGGGGCTTCGACATGGGCTCCAACCGCTCCTACATCGAGGAGCAGGTCGAGCTGGCCCGACGTGAGCGGGCCCCGCAGAGCGCGACCCACAAGACGCACGAGGGGGCGTGGTCGACGATCGACGACATCCTGAACGTCGCCACGCGGCTCCGGATGGGTCTGCCCGCCGACCCGGCCGGGACCGTGGGTCGGTCCGTCGACATCGACCTCGGCCTGGCCTACCGCATCTCCGACTACACCACCGACTACGGCGCGACGACCGACGAGGACGCCGCCCAGCACCTGCGCGACCTGGTCGAGGCCGCCGTCGCCGAGAAGCTGGCGCAGCTGGGCTGGGGCGTCATCTGCTACGCCACCGTCCGGTCGGTCATGCCCGGCCGGGAGAAGGAGATGGTCGACGCCGAGCGCGACGCGAAGGCCCTGCAGGCTCGTCGTGAGGGCTGACGCGGAGTTCCCGGCCAAGGGTCGTGCGACGGGTCGTCGTTTCGACGCCCGTGGTCGCACCGTCGAGAGCGTGGTGTTGGACGCTAGCCGCACCGCGGACGGTGGCACCTACCTGCACATCGAGGGCCGGAAGCTGCTCAAGAGCTATGCGCTCGATGACCGGGCTGTGCTCGATCTGTTCGGCCCGATCAACGACAAGATCAGGGCCGAGGTGTCCACGAACGACGCCGAGCCCGAGGAAGGCGCGCCGTGAGGGATGACGCGCTGCGGACCTACGGTGAGGCGCGGCGGGTGCTGGTGGTGGACGGGTACGCCCCGGCCGCTGTCGAGGCGGTCCTGGCTGCCGCCATCACGGCGGGCCTGGAGCATGTCCCGCAGCCGAACAAGGAGTGGTTGTTCACGCCTGCCGAGATCGAGGCGTGTCGGATTCGACTGGGAGGTGTGTGATGGGGAACGACGCGACCGTGCGCGGCCTGAACGGGGCCACGGCCAGCATCTACGCCGGCGACGACCCGGTCCCGGAGGATCACCTGGACCTGGTGGTGGCCGGGGGTGGGCACACGGCGGGGATCGTCATGCCGGTGCCCGCTCTCGCCCAGCTGGCTGGCCTGTTGTCCGATGCTCTGCGGGAGCGGTACGGCCATGACCTCGGGACGGTCGCGGGGGTGCTGACCCCCGCCCAGCACGACGCGGTCGCCTTCTTCCGGGGGTTGAACGTGCCCGCGGCGTGGTTCGTCGGCGAGCCCGACGGCGACGGCACGATCGAGGTGATCGCCCTCGGGGACACGTTCGCGTGGGCGATCAAGGTGTCGGCGAACGGGGAGACGCACACCAGCGAGGCCACCCTCGGGCCGTTCGAGACCGGGATCAGTTGCTGACCTGCCGCTGATCCCGCTGTCCCAAGGAGGGGGCACGTTGGACCAGATCGTGAGCCTGTGCGTGGACCTTCGCCAAGCCGTCGCGGACGGCCTGTTGAGCGACATCCTTGACGAATTGTCAGCTTTGCAAGACCTGGAATCGGAATAGGAAGGACAACGCATGGCTCTCGACCCGGGATTCGGCTCACCCGCCGTCATTCCCGACGACGCGGTCGCCGCGTGGGGGGCGCGGCTGATTGTGACCCAGGGGGGCGACGTCGATTTCGTCGGCGACCGGCAGGGCGCCGACGGCCCGCAGGAGGCGAAGGACCGGCTGTTTCAGGTCCTGAACGCCACGCTGGACCCCGCCCGGCTGCGGAACCTGCTGGCCGACATGCTCGCCGAGGGGTGGATGTCCACCCGCGAGCGGGAGGACTTCATCCTGCACATGGACGATGAGCTGGTCGTCCACGCGAACACCAACGCGTCGGCCGGGTACTGCTACGTGACGGCGTGGCTGCCCGCGAGGCGTGAGATGCGGGTGCACACCGTGGAGGACTTCACGGTCGGGCAGGAAGTGTGGGTCGTCGCCGACCAGGGCCAGCGCCGGGGTGAGGTGACCAAGCTCGGGCGTACTCGCGTGACGGTGCGCCATGCCCGCAACCAGGCGGGCGACATGGTGGAGCGGCCCTACTCGATGGGCGCGATCATCATCGGGCAGGGCGAGGTCCGCGGGGGGTGGGCGCTGGTGCTCGCTGACGGGCACACGCGGACCTTCGGGGGGCTCTACCGCCTGTCGCCTCACCCAGCGCTTCCGGTCGTCGCCCGTTCGACCGACGACTAGAGAACATTCGGCCGACTTCGCAGCCTTTCCCTCTCGTGAGGTGGTGGGCGCTCCTAGCGTCTGGTGCTCCAGGCGTCCAGCTGGCACGGTCGCCGTCCACCATGGAGAGGTTGAGCTGATGACCGTCACCGCGCTTCCGCACCGCACCGTCGAGCAGATCGTCGACGGCCTCAAAGATCACGTGTGGACGCTGGTCTGCGCCCAGCGGGTCGATGCGGCCATGGTCCTGCTGGAGGCGAGCCTGGAGGACTACCTGGCCGCCGCCGCCGCCGCCGCGTCGCAGGTCGAGGTGCTGGAGGGGATCGTCATGGACGACGAGCCCGACCAGGACGACGAGCAGGTCGAGCCCGACCACGTGGACAGCCGCCAGGCCATCGAGCGGTGGCGGCAACGCCCGGCCCTGGCCCGGCTGCACCACTGACCCGGCAGCCGGCGCACCCCGGTTGCCGCCGGAGGATCCTGCTTCGTCCAGGGCCCTCTGCGCACGAGCCCCGAAGCCCTGTGCTTCGGGGCTCGTGTCGTTTGGGCCGTCGGGGTGATTCCGGTAGCCCGATCAGGTACTCGTGGGTGCCATTCCAACGCCTGGAGATACGGCACACCCCAGGCTTGTGTGAGGTGCCCACCCTCTGCACCACCCCCCTTGTGTGAAATCCGAACCCCATCTCTGCAGTTCAGGAGGAAGAGTCATGGCAGCAGCAGCGCGCACGTTCCGGGTGGCGACCGTCCAGCTCGGTCCGATCACGGTGCCCATGGGCATTCAGGGTGCCGTCGAGGACGAGGACGCGGGTCTGATCTCGCTGTGCACCCACGACGGCGACCCGGTCCACGAGGGCACCGCGCCCTCCCGCATCAAGCGGGTCGACTACTGCCCCGAGTGCGACAACAAGGACCGGGACACGTTCCGCAAGGGCCGTGCGGCCGGCGGGGCGGTCGTCATGCTCGACACCACCGCGGTCCAGGAGCTGGCCGCGACCGAGGAGCAGAAGAAGACGATCCCGCTGACCGTGCACCCGGCGGCGGAGCTGTCCGGCCTGTTCCCGACCGGCAAGAGCTACTACCTGGCCCCCCGCAAGGGCTTCGAGGACGGGTACGCCCTGCTGTCCACGCTGGTCGGGCGGCACGCGGAGAAGGGGTTCATCGGGGAGTTCTCCTTCGGTGGGGCACCGGCCCTGTTCCAGGTCTTCACCCTGGAGGGGGTGCTGACGATGCGGCAGCTGGCCCGCCCGGAGCTGGTCCGGGCCCGCCCGCAGGTCGGCGGGACCCTGAACGAGCAGTACCTGGCGATGGCCGAGCACGCCGCAGACATCCTGTGCACCCCCTACGACGAGGCCAACTACCGTGACCGGCGCGCGGCGGCCCTGGCGAAGCTGGTCGAGTCCGCGACGCCGGTCTCCCTGGCCGACAAGACCGCCACCGTCGGCGACCTGGGGGCCGCGCTGCTGGAGTTCGTCGCCAAGCACGAGGCGGCCACGCCCGCCGTCGAGGAGCCGCCCGCCCCCCGGCGTCGCCCGGCCGCCAAGAAGGCGGCACCGGGGGCCCCGCGTCGGCGCACCGCGAAGGAGCAGACGCCCGACCGGCAGAACCCGCCCCTGGCGTCGTGACGCGGGATGCTGCACCCGGCCCCAGGAGGGGCGGGGCCGGGTGCAGATCGTCCGTGTTCGTCCCACCCGCCACACCCGGCCCATCACCTACCGCGTTCTCTACGCGACGTAGGGCCACCAACCGACCCGATCGGGTGCCATACTGACGCGCATGGCACCCGCCACCTACCCCCGCGAGATCGCTCGCCTACCGCTCGCGCTGCGCCGCAGAGTGCGAGCGCAGTGCGAGGACGACTGGTCCCGGGTGACGGTGGACGCCGACGGAGAGGTCACGGTGCACAACGCACCGCAGCCCGACGGGCTGTCCCTCCCCCGGGCTGCGACCAACCCGGCGACCACGCGCAGGCGGGCCGGGGGCATGGACTTCGCCGAACGTCACCGCCTGGTGATGGAGCAGCTGGCCGCCCAGGAGGTGGAGGAAGCCGCACCCGCCCAGCCGGCGCCCGAGCCCCAGCCGGCCCCCGAGCCGGCCCCCGAGCCGGCCGCCAAGCCCGAGCGGGCTGTCCCGGTCGCGCCGACGCGGGTGGTGTCGCCCGGCGGGGCCCCCACTGAGCGGCTGCGGCCGGTGCCGCCCGCGACGTGGCGGCAGGAAGCCCCCGCCGAGCAGGCGCCCCGGCCCCGGCAGTACACCGTGCTGCCCGGCACCTCGCAGAGCTGGGACGTGGGGGCCATCTCCGGCAAGGCGTGGAAGCTGCGGGAGCTGCTGGCCCAGGGGCTGGGGGACGGGCCGCCGCTGGGTTTCCACGACGACGTGACCGCGCTGCACGGGATCGACCTGGCGCAGTGCGAGTCGGTGGCCCGGCACGCCGACCGGGTGGAGGTCGACGCGTCGTCGTCGTGGCGGGGCTTCGCGCTGCTGCGGTTCCACCGCGGCGACAACATGGTCGTGGTGGGCTTCAAGGACCCGACCCTGCCGATGGTGATCGCCGCGTACTTCACCACGGGGCTGATCAGCGAGAGGGAGTCGCGGGGCGGTGGCGGGTCACGCAAGGAGAAGAGCGGCATACCCAACACCCCCGGCAAGCTGAAGTCGGGGCTACGCAACATGGGTGCCACGATCGCCGAGGCGGGCGACGCGAAATTCACCATGGTCACGTACAAGGGACAGGAGGTGGGCAAGATCCCGGTCGACGGGACCAAGGCGGAGTGCGAGCAGGCGTGGCAGCGTTGCGTGCGGCGCATGAACGGCATCGACATGTCCGTCGCGAAGCGCGGCGAGTGAACCACCCGACACGAGAACATGCCGTCGTCGCCTAATTGGCAAGGGCGCCCGGATTGCACCCCGGACAGGCGCGGGTTCGATTCCCGTCGGCGGCTCTACAGCGTCGTCGTCTAACGGCAGGACACCGGGGCATCACCCCGCACATGTACGGGTTCGAGTCCCGTCGGCGCTGCCACTCCCCCGCCCACCGCCGCGCGGTTCACCCGTGCGGCGGTGGCGCGGCACCTCTAGCCCGTGCTGGGCTGAACAGATACCGAGAGGAGAAGTCGATGACGCCTGCCCTGATGCTGGCGACGCCGACCAGCGGCCCACCCGAGGCGGTGATCACACGCCTGTTGCAGGACAACTGTTGGTCTTTCGAGTTCAAGATGGACGGCATTCGTGCACTGCTGCACGTCTCCGGCGGGAAGGTGACGATCACTAACCGGAACGGTAGGGACATCACCTACCGCTACCCCGACGTCGTGCGCACGGCCACGGGGCTGGGCGACATGGTCCTCGACGGGGAGATCGTCTGCCCGGACGCCGACGGGCGCCCCGACTTCGGCCGGGTCCAGCGCCGCGACGCCCAGGGCAGCGAGCGCGCGGCGGCCACGATGGCGGCCCGGTTTCCGGCGCAGTTCGTGGTGTTCGACGTGTTGATCCGGGCGGGGGTCGACTGTCGGGCGTTGTCCTACCTGGGGCGGCGTGAGCAGCTCGGGGAGCTGGCTGCGGGGTTGCAGATGCATTCCATCACGTCGCCGCCGGTCAGTGTGGACGGGGCGATGATGTGGCGGGTCGTGTGTGACATGGGCCTGGAGGGCCTGGTCGCCAAGCGGCACGACGGCCGGTATGTGGGGCGGCGCAGCTCGGCCTGGTTGAAGGTGAAGCGGACCCACCGGATCAGTGCGGTGGTGGTCGGGTACGACGCGGGTGAGGGGTCCCGGGCGGGGGTCTTCGGTGCCCTGAAGCTGGGCCTGCTGGACCCGGTGTCTGGCGCGACGGTGGGGATCGGGTCGGTGGGGTCGGGATTCAGTAACGCCGATATCGCCGAAATCTGGGGGATGCTGCAGCGGCGGGAGCCGATCGTGGTGGAGGTCACGTTCCTGGAAATCGGGTCGGGCCGGCGGTTGCGGCAGCCGGTGTTCGCGGGGTTGCGGCGTGACCTGGCGGTCGACGACTGCACCGTCGACCAGGTGGGGGGACCGCCGAACGAGTGAAGTAGTGCCATACTGACAGGCGTAGGATTGACACTCTGGGGCCACCACGGAAGCATCCGTGGTGGCTCGTCGGCGTTTGGAGGCCAGGTGAAAACACCCCCGTGCTGCGACGAGGTCCGCTCGTGCGAGGGGTGCGGCGCACCCCTGTGCGCCACCCATCCGGCGACGTGCGCCGTCATCTGCCTGAGCACCGGCGACCTGTTGTGCAACGAATGCCACCGCGCCTGCGAGAGCGTCACTTGCGCTCGCGCACATTGTGATTCAGGGAGCTGAAACGTTATGGGAACCAAGGCGAGCGCCGCGGACAGCACGGTCGGCGGCCAGGACTTCATGCCCGAGCACTACCCGGCCGACTGGGAGGAGTTCGTCGGCCAGGACCTGGCGAAGCGGACGCTGAAGGTGGCGGCCAGGAGCACCAAGGCGCGGGGTGAGGTGATGAACCACGTCCTGATCTCCAGCCCGGTGCCGGGCATCGGCAAGACCAGCCTGGCCTTGCTGACGGCGAAGGAGCTGGGCGCCAACGTGACGATCCAGGCGGGCCCGGTGAAGCCCGCCGGTCTGCAGTACCTGTTCATGGACATGGTGGACGGGGACGTCCTGTTCTTGGACGAGGTCCACCGCCAGGCCCAGGGCGGCAAGGGGAACGCCGAGTGGCTGCTCACCTTGCTGCAGGACGGCACGGTGTCCAGCCCGCTGGGGCAGATCGACGTCCCGAAGATCACGGTGATCGCTGCCACGACGGATGCGGGCCGGTTGCCCCAGGCGGTCCTGGAGCGGTTCGAGATCACCCCGACGCTGAACCCCTACACCGACGCCGAGGGCGCGCTGATCGCGATGCAGCTGTCCCGGAAGATCCTGCAGCGCGACGGGCTGGCCCTACCCACCGATGAGGTCGCCCGAGCGGTCGCCCGAGCGGGCAACAACTCACCCCGCCACATGCGGCGGATCCTGTGCGCGGTGCGGGACCTGGTCTGGGCCGACGAGATCCAGGATCGCGAAGGCGCCTACGACCTGAGCGAGGCGCTGGTTTTCGCGGGTGTCTCCGAAGACGGTCTGTCCACCCAGATGCAGCGCTACCTGCAGGTCCTCCTGACCGACTTCCGGGGCAACCCGGCCGGGCAGAAGACCCTGGCCGACCGGATCGGCGAGGTCGGCGCTGGCATCACC